GGTACCGTACTTGTTGTTGGCCTTGGTAGAAGCTTTAATGTTCTCGATGGTAATCTTGAACTCTCCGGAACCAATGGCACCGTCGGAAAGGGTGTGGAACTTGAACAGGTCGATGTTCGAAGCACCAAACTTCTGTGATACAACAAATGGCGAGAAAGCCGCGCTGAACCTGTCTTCCCAGTTTTCAAAATTCGGAATACCGACCGTGGTTGCCCCAGTTGCTGATCCTGCATTTCTTCCTAGCGCTCCTGTCAATAACATTACCGAAGTTTCTAGAGCGGAGGCACCGCCGTGGCCTGCACCGCCCGAACCAGATCCGGCGGTGATAACACCCGAACCTGTCACAACCGCCATCGTTTTTGCGATGTCAAAGTGCGCGTACAGGTAATGGCCAGCCTCTTCGATTTTTGTAGGATCAGTGTTGAAAACATTCGCAATATAATTTGGCGCCTCAGGATCCAAAGAAGCCGTCAGGGTGTTCTTGTACTGTTTGCTATTTTTCAGACCGTTTAACAACATCACAAACTCATAAGTTGTGGTGTTAATTGATCCAATGGGACTACCTGCGTTGGTCGATGCCGCAAAACTGTTGTAGGCAGCTAAATTCGCCGCTGGTGAGTTGTTATCAGCACCAGTCACTGACGAGCTTAAACCTAGCACAACACCCGACGGAGCCATAAGGACACCTCGAAGAATCGGGTGCGCCATATTTGCAGCGTGACCTAACTGGTGACCTGCATCCGTCAAATATGTTGAGTCTGTGGCGCCTGACATGAAAGCGCAAAGAAAGTGCGTTCGTCCCAGTGGGCCGGCGGCTGCATTCGTCGCACCGGCATAGGCGTTGTCTGCCTGTGTGCCGTTAGAACCCGGAAGCTCCTGTCCCACAACAAAACCTGCATTATTAACGCGGCCGGCATTAGTTCCTGATTTTCTGGCGGTGCCATCACCGCAACCAAGAACGCGAACATAAGTTCCTGCCTTCGCGTTTCGTAACCATTCTCGCATTGCGATCGGGCCAAATTTTTGACCATCACTATTTCCGAATGTTGAAATAAAATCCTGGAATGTTGCTACAGTCACAGGAACGAATGCAGGGCCTCTCACTGCGGTGCCAATTACACCAGCAGGAACGCCTGTTGGTAAAACCTGTGTAGGACTGGAAAGGTCGATCTCTCGGGTCACAACACCCGGGCTAACTGGAAATGTTAACTCTGCCATTTTTTCTCCTGCTTATTACTACTTATCATTTACTCAAAGCTCACGCCACTGTTAGTGATGATAAAATCAACGGCAATAAATTCGACTGCGCGGGTTGGAACCACCTGGATCGTTCCCCGTAGCCTATTTTGCTCAATATCGGCAGTCGTGTTGTTGGTATCATCACAAACAACTTTGAATGCCTCAATGCCTCTTCCTGCCTGGACCATTGTCAATGACTTAACAGCTTCAGCAACAAACTTTGTGCGTGTGGCTGCGTTGTTCTGCTCAAAGACAAGGTTGAGGGCAATATTACTAATTCTACGCTTCACTTCAAGAAGCATTCTTCTAACGTTAATTCTGTCAAGCGCTGTTTGCGCAACCTGTAACGTTTTTTGACCAAAAACAACAAACCCAGCACGTGGGAATGTCGCAATCGGATTAATTTTTGCATCGTATAGATCATCTCGATCGTTTGAACTCAGTCTATTCTCGACGTTAGTCACAAAATCAAGAGCACCCCTGTTGAAACCGGCCGGTGCAAAGAAAACGTTCTTTGACGACTTGTCATTGAAGGCGATTGCCCCCATGGCTGCAATGGAAGACGGGACCTCAACAACTCGATTGTTGCGATCATCATTGATGCTGACACCCGGAAAGTAGGTGGCTACATAGTTGTTATCCAGCGCGCGGCTTTCAAACTGATTAATCGTCTTTGTGACGTCCGACCTATTTGATGAATCTTCATAAAGCCTGGCGGAATCCTTATCGTAGTCCGGAATGTCCATGAGGTACATTGCCAAGCTATATGATTTTACAGCATCTGAAGCGTGATCAGTCACATACGCATCGCGGGCACCTGGAACAGCCAAAAGGTTGATCTTTGATGTCACCGGGTTGGTAATAATATCAATTCCCTTTTGTAAAGAATAAACATTATTATTTCTTCGTCCGGAACCTGCTGCAGAGGCTTCGAGACCAATATCAGGCAATGTCACGTTCTTGCCGCCGGTGTCAGCGGACAGTGATCGATCCCGGAAATAGAACTGATCTTCATCTAAGAAGTTGACTCCATCATAACCACCGTAGAAAATATTGGTGAATTTCGCGAACTCTGTGAATCTGTTGAATGTCGCCGAAGATGTGGCAAGTAATGTTGCCAGAGTAATTCTATCAGCACGTGTTCCGTCAGTTACAGTGTATGTCGTTGAATCAGGAAAACCATTTCTTACGTATGCCGTTTCAAGCATATGCTCGGTGGCGTTGCCGGTTACAGCAGTTACCGCAGCCGATAATGTCGTCGCTGTGTTATACAAGGCAACACGAGCAAGCGTAAACTTGTTGTCATTGAAAGCATCCTGTGCAGTTCCTGTGACCAGCGTGTCTAGCTTTTCAATTCCAATCATCTTTGTATATGCTCTTACAAGCGGATTGATTCCAGCACCAACGTTTGCATTACGAACGGCTCCACCAATTCCGTTGACAGAATCTGTAGACGATGAAACGGGCATCGGTTCTGACTTGACACCCCAATAAAACCTGCTGTCGACCCTTTCGTCGGAACCAGGATGGCCAAGGAAACTGGCATCCGCCGCTACCTGACCGCGTGTCACCTTTACCCTGTAAGGAAGTGGCGGAATAATTGAGCCAGTTGATGTATTCAGGCGACCTAAAGCGGCCTGTCCTAATGTCTCACCGTCATATGTAAGCGCTGTGGTGCTGTCCTTGAGGGAGTTGGTCGTTTTGAGGGTTGGAATCCCGCGGAACCCAAATGGCAGCGCCTTTTTTGGTACCTGCCCCTTGTCAACTGCTTCATTCATCACGATTCGAACCCTAGACGACATGTTCGGATACTTGCCTGTCACCACAAGGCGACGTTCGTTAGGATCTTCCTGGTCGAAATCAAATCGAACTTTTTTATCACCGACAATTCTCGCAACGTAACGATCTGAATTCGGATCTAGCGAGCAGTTTGGAAACCTCTCTAAGATTTGTGAGGCGCCGTCGCTGTCTTCAAAAGACCGCACCTGTACTTCAAATGATCCGTATGGTTGTTTTTCGTTTGTGGAAGCCTTAAGCGCAGCGATCGATACTTTATATTTCTCGTTAGCGTAGGCACCGTCATCAATACACTCAAAGTGAAACAAGTCAAATTCAGCTTTACCGAATGGCTGCGAAAAGAATTTTGTTGTTTTGGGTGTTTGGTATCTCGTGTCTAGTCTTCCAAAAAGTTCCTCAAACGTCAAGGTATTAAGGCCGCTGGTGGTAGATGTCCCAGAAGTTCCCGACACAACTGCAACCGTAGCGCAGTGACCGCCGCTCGCGGCAGCTTCGTTCGCGGCCATTATAGGCGCCAAGTCATGCTCAACAGCAAAATCAGCGTACAGAAGGTGTTGTTCAGCTTGAAATCGGCGTGGATTGGTATTTAGAACTTTTCCAATGTAAGCGCCGTCGCTGGGATCCAGCGAAGCGGTAAGAATTCTAATGCCTGCCTGATTCTCGTCAATTCCCCAGGAGGAACCTGCGCTGGAACTTAAAACCAACTTGAAATATTTCTCCTGAGAAAGTGCTGAACCTGCAATGGCACCGACGTCTGCAGCAGTGCCCTGTTTCGTGACACCAGCACGCAACACAGCGGTTCCAAGGTCACCAAAATCTTGATTGTTACCCAACGCGAACATTCGTGTACCAGATGCCAGTAGTACCATACCCCTAACAAGGGCAGGACGCTGCGCAGTCGTAATACTTGAGTTATCAGTAAAAATTGGAAAGCCGGCGGCCTCTTCATCGACGGTATTGTGGACCCCAATGATGAAGTTTACCATACCATTTGATGAAGACACCGGCGAGTTGGTATTGTTTGTCATCGATCCGGATATTTTTACGCCGGCGTTGGAAACAATTCCTGCTGTCTGGGTGTTACTGATCTGTGTTGTTGTCTCGTTGGCCCCTGCGCCAAGAACACGTACATAAGTGCATGCTGTTCTGTATGCTAGCCACTTTTGAACCGCGTATGGACCGAATCTCTTCGGGTCAAGGGTTCCGAACTTGGTTTCAAAATCTGCGAAAGACCCCAAGGTCACAGGCACAAAGGCAGGGCCTTTTTCCGCTGTACCGACAACACCGGCCGGTATTCCTGTCGCCTGCACTTGGCGGCCTGAAAGGTCGATCTCCTGATCAAAGAACCCGGGTGATCTAAATGTCTGCTCTGCCATGTCTTCTCCTGTTCGTCTTCTAACGAAGCTCCATTGTAAGTATCTGTAAAAAAGTCGTTTGACTAATCTTGTGCGTCAATTTTTCACACAATAAATTTATTTACTACTAAATAATCTCTCGATACACGGTTTCACCATTTCTACTTGTTCTTGTTTTTATGTAAGACCTAGTATCTTCAACGTCTCCTGTAAACGGATTTTTTTCCTGCACAAGGACAGGTATTCTTTGTGGTGTTCCGCTTCCACCACGCTCACTTGAACCGCTAATAAAATTTGCAGGATACGCCACCATGTCATTTGTGGCATCACCAATAAGTGCTGTATCCTCCTGTGTTAAATTATTCACACCTGGTCGACGGGGATCAGTTGCCGATTTCGAATTGCCACCTGCTATCGCCTGGCCAGGCAGTGGAGAATCTATACTTCTGTCATCTAAAACATAATCTTCTTGATTCGCACTCGGAATATTCGAATTTTTTGTCGGAATTTGAACATCGCCACTTAAAAAATTCATTTCAAACGTAAGCTGAGGCGCTGACAGTGACGAACGCAACCTACTGGGCGAGCCTGTGTATGTTTCGCCTAATAAATAGCCAGGAACTTTCATGGTAAATGTAGTTCGAATAATTCTTTCATCATCAGTAAAGTCATCAAAGTTATTGCCCGGATCAAAGTTAGAATCTAAATAACCGACAAAAGTATAACCCTTTTTTGTCTCCAAACGAAATGTTCTACCAGAATAACTTTGCATATTTGACATTATTGCCATCATGATATCGTTCATTTGTTGAACATACTGTGCCCAGACAGTTATTTCATAGGTTGCCGTTATAAATTGTACAGGTGGCAATTCAATAACTTCAAAAATATTATTTTTCAGGTCAGGCTCTAATAGCCTACCCCTTCTTGCGCCCATTGGAACAAGTGAACCATCTCGTCGTGACGCGACTCGGCCCGGTTTGGCATCCTGGTACGACCTAGAACCTGTTACAATAAACGCTTCCTTTGTTGGAAGGTCATCTGAACTTACCAGGCCCATCTTATTTATTATTCTTTGATACCTTGGATCCCTCTTAGAAAGCTTTTTCCTAATCACAAGTGGTGCGTTTTGATTGGATGCTAGGCCCATTTCATTTTGTGCCACAATCGATGATCTCATGATTGACAAAACGGGTAATATCAAGGCATTGTTTTTATCACGTAAAGGTTTTTTTCTCGCAATTAGCGCAAACCTTTCTCCAGCGGCAAAAACTACAGGTACACGCTGTGACTCTTTCTTGTATTTGTAGTGAATCGGCAAGTCTTTATCAAACAAATCAAATACAGACCTGTCCATATCCTCAATCGTACAATTCGGGATCTCTAGGGATGTATCAGAAGCATTTTCACGGGAGATTGGTATATCACCCCCTCTTTGCGCTTCAATTGTCTCACGTGTGCTCATTTATTAGCTCTCGTCATAAAATGATGATTTAATTCTTGCGGGTTCATCCGCTCGGGGCGAGACCTCAGCAGGACCTGAAATTGGTTTTTCTAGTGTTCCATTTTCCTGCAATGCCCTAACATCTCCTGTTTTGCCCAGCCTATTTTCTTCAAACCCTCTTTGTTGGACAAACGTATCCTGTACAGCACCTGGATCCGTGTAACTTTCATCGGTTGGCCCATGAGGTGTCAAATCTATTTGTCCCATTCTTGCCTGTTTTCCAAGCAGGTGAATTCCCATTGCATGTTCAATTTGGCCATAAATAGTCGAATCGACTTGTTGTTGAATTATTTCAAAAAAAGTTGCATCATATGAAAAATAATCGCCAATCCTTACATCTATATTCCTGTCAAGCAAATCACGATTATGAAGATATACATCTATGTCGTAAGTGCCTTCAGTACCAAACCTATTTGTCGATATCCCCTCAGGTTGATATTCGACCCGGGCTTCTATTTCAACTGGAATGTCGAAAACTTTTTCTGGGGCTTCTTCATATACGTCATGTATTTTTGTTACATCAGTTCTAACTGCATAATAATAAATTTTTTGCCCAACAACGTCTTTTATGACTTCTTTATTGATGTCATTGATAAAATCGATTTCGCGTGGTGATAAAAAAAGACGTGACATAATTTATTATCCTATAAAAATCGCTTTTCCATTTGGAATAGGAATTTTCTTAAGAATATTTGTTAGACTATCCGCAGCACCCGCTTCATCTTCCAACATTTTGCTGTATGTCAATTCTTCCAGCATTTCGCCCAATTTATCTTTTAGTGCTCCTTTTTCTTCTCGACCTTGAGAAATTAAATCCGATCCATTTAATTGCAGGTCGCCGCCTGGAATTGGTACGGAAGAAAACTTACTCCTAATCAATCCAAGTAATTCCTTCGCAAGGGCTAACGCGTACTGCCTAACCCATTGCCTCCCAACTGAATTTACATTTTTATAAGTTAAATTTCCAAATGGGACATTCGACATGTTGGAAACACCATAAATTCCAGGATCATCAATATTAGGGTTCATTGGATCTGGCGAAAATTGTACTCTAATGAACAGGCTCTTTGGATCATCCTGCTTCGGTACTGGGTAAATTCTAATATTTTGTCCAATAATCCTGTAAGAATAATTCGATCGACGAACACGGTTTGATAAATCAAGTTGTCCACCTCGTAAAATATCTTCAAACACTGGAAGGACATAAAACACTGTCTCAGGGGTAAAAGATTCAAAAGAAAACTCGTTATTCAGGTAATTGATTGCCGAGTTTGTGTCAAAAAACCTATAAGCTGCCTGCGGTGAGAAATGAAAAACTTCCATGATTTTCATCTTGGAGTTGGAAGTGTTTAAGCTGCTTGAGAATATTAAATTACCGTCGCCATCTTTCAGCGTTTCATAAATGTTGTAGTCTTGTTGATCTTTAGCAAGCGCTATTGATCCGGATATGGAGTTATAAGAACCTCCTAGCCCAGCTTCCATAGCATAAGGTTCTGCCCTTCTAAGCATAAACTCTAGGTTTTCTCTTGGAAACTTTTGCTCATATCCTTCAAGCGAACCTGTTGCAAATCCTAGCAAGTTTGCCAATTGTGACTTGATCTGGTATTGGTTTATTAGTGAACCATACTCACAGAAAGACTCTTCAAAACATGCCCAAACCTGTTTTTTAGTCAGTTCAACGCTAAGCACATCATCACCTAACTTTCTTTTAACAAAAGTTACAATGGCGTCTGCTTCAGTTTGAAACTCAGAATCCGAGTCAAAAAAACCAAACGGTGTGGGATTTAAAGTATTTAGAAAGCTAGTCATCGGTCTCTCCATGACTAAATATCTTGAAGTACAAAAATTTTATCAAATGAACTTTTGTGCGAAAAGGGCAGTTGCCATGAGAAACTGGATAACAGCAAAAATTGTAATTGCTTTTGTCTTAAATTTTTCTAAATCAGCAACTTGTTCTCGTATTTCTCTCATTTGAGTTGGTGAATGTACCTCGTCAACTTTGTCTTTCCAAGCTTTGAGTTCATCCACCTTATCCTCTCTCACTTGCATCTTAGCAATTTCTTGCTTTACGCCCTGTAATTCATCTTTGAGATTTTCAATACCGTCAGAAAGAGTCTCAAGTTCCTTAAGCACGAGCTTTGAATACTCATTCCACCCATTTTGATGATCACTCGCCATTACTCGTCCTCACTTGCTAATAACAATTGTCTGAGCCTACTCGAACGTAAGGCTTTTTCAGACTTTTGATGAATTATTTTATAGTCTCCCCTTCTTCCACGGGTTGTGTCCCAAATATCTTCTAAGCATGAAAGTATCACAGCGTTTGCTGTCACATCCCATGACACACCGGTAACACCACACATTTGACCATTTTCGTCATAACGGGGAAGAAGTTTTACATAAAAAACAGATTTTTGTGACCTTGCAAAATAGTCAACTTTCTCGCCAAGGAGTGCCTGTTCGTGCTTTTCTATTGAAAGACTTTTGACATCGGGGCACAGAAACATGTTCTCTAGGCAATCAGCCTCACACGCAACAAACCCGTTGCCCCTTTTTGATAAAATAGTTTTTTCTTGAGAAATAGACCACATTGTAACAGGAATGGGAAAAGTTTCAAAAAACTCCTCAAAAAGCCGCATATCTTTTTTTAACTGATCGTCTCTATCACTTAATTCATTAACCAGATTATGAAGTCTGGTCATGCCTTCGCTTCTTGGGGTTTTACATTTCATTATACTAGATGACGGACTGCTTTTGCTAACTCATCAAACCCTGCATTACTAAGTGCCTTTGTGCCACCAGATTTCGCGAGGCTGGTCAAGTGAAGTCGATCACCCTTGCTAAGCGTTGGATCTTTCTTTCTAAAAATTCTCATAAGTTCTGCCGTAAGATCTAATTTTTTGGCGGGTGATTTTGCGCTTGAGGTTTTTCTCTCGGCGGTAGCGGTGTTCTTCGTTACTCTTTTTGATTTTGGTGTTTTTGAAACTGTTGTTTTCTTGTTAGAACCAATAGCCATTTTTATCTCCTTCGTGATTATAAACACGTACTAATAACTATCTCATATTGAAAAAATCGTTATTTTCAATAGTGAAATTAAAAAGAAAGGGCCCTTTCAAAAGAAAGGACCCCTTCCCGAACTTTTATATCTTAGCTTACGCTTAGATGATGTTCATATCGAGGCACGTAACAGTACCGTAGAAGTCGGAACGAACCATCTTCTTACCGTAACGAGTCATGACACCCTTACGCGGGGTGAAGTCCTCAGGAGCGAAGATAGTAGGCGTAACGATAAGCGGTACGTACGGAGCATAGACGTAGCCAGTCTCAAGGTAGCTTCCGCCCTTGTAGCCGACGAGAACCTTATTTCGTGGGAAGTAAGGATCCTTGTAGACCGTGAAGCGGTTGCTAAGAGTACCGACCTTGTCAGCACCGATGACCATACCACTGACTTGTCCGTCACCGTCCAACGAGAACGAAGGCTTGAAGTAAACAGAAGCCTCGAGGATTGTGGCGACGTCCGGACCGACAACAACAAAGTTTGCCGAACCACGGAGGGTCTTGCGGTGAATCTCATTGGCGACATCGATGATAGTCTCAATGAGGGTCTCGTACCACTCACGAACGGTACCGGTAAAGTTTGGACCAGGTGCATTGGATCCGCTACGCAGAACCTCAGAACCATTCTTCTTGTTGACAAACTTACCTGGCGAACGTGACCAGTAGTAGTTAGCAGCACCAGCCTGGGTGAGAAGATCGTTGAGGATCTCGCGATCGAGTTCCAGCGCAATCTGCTCAGAAAGGATCTGCGTCAACTCAACCTCAGCGTCGAGGCTGTGGTATGCATTGAGATCCTGTGCCAGTTCTGGCGACCAACGAGCACGCAACTTACGAGTCTCAGCAACAACAGCAACCGACTCAATCTTGATGTCAATCTCTGGGATTGCTGGGGAAGGAGTTGTGCCGAAATCTGATTCGAAAGATGGAATGACAAGCGTGTCACCCGTACCAGTGTTAAGCTGAGCACCTGTGACGTGTGTCACAACCATGGTTCCAGCGGCTGTAGTATCAGCATTTACACCGGAAACGATAAGAAGCAGCGCAGCGTTTGCATCACCAGGTTGGGTGAGACCGTCAGGAGTAAAAGTACCCCCATCCCATAGACCAATCTGGTTGAGACGACGAACGTTCGCGCATGTGCCATCCTGAATTGCCTTACCTTCAGCGTCGTTTCCAACCGCTTTGTACGGGCCAACTGCAGGAATTGACATCTCCTTAACAAGTGTTGTGTCAGCCTCACCGAACGCAGCCGATGTTAGGGAGACAACAACTGCCGAATAAACAGCATTACCTGAACTGGCGCCTGCACCGGCGGAACAATCCTCGATCGCTGTTGTAAGCTGTGGATCAAACTGCATCAGCTTGCCGTCAGAACCTGTTGCAAAGAGGTTGTTCCCAATTGCAAACGTTGAAGTTCCAGCGAACGCGCCGGATGCGAGCAATGTTGCGTCGACCACACCATAAACACGTGAATAACCAGAACCTGCCAAGTCATACTGACCGCCAACACCGAGTGAACCGGAACGGACACCCTTACCTGCTGGTGAGTTGTAGATTGAAGATCCTGAGTTATAAGGAACAGCCGAACCGGCGTTACCAGCAAGGACACCACCGTAGGTGTAATCCAAGTAAAAGAGCAGACCGGAAGGAAGGCTCATTGGTTGAATCGATACCAAATCGTTAGCGATCAGGCCACCAAAAACACGACGAACAATTGGAAATGCAATGTTCGTGAAACCACGAAGATCGCCTGATGAAGTCAGATTTCCGCCACCGGTTGAGAGACTTGAAGCCTCCTTCAACACCTGGCCTGCCTGATTCTCAAGCATGCGGGCCATGTTCTCCCGCTTTGTGCCGTCAAGGCCTCGAAGCAAACCGGTTCGGTTCCACTTCTCAACCAGCTGCCTGCTTTGCGAACCCAAGTGACGTGCTCGGATTCCTTCAGTCAGCGTTTCAAGATTAAAGTTAGACATAATTTTCTCCTATATGTTCTAAACAAAAAATTGGATCAGCATTACTTGCCGATACCAGCCAAGACTGCCCATCTATCCGTCTCAACGCCATTACTGGAAGGCTGTGCCGACCGGGTTGATCTGGAGGATGATCCGAGAGTCCTTCTAACAGACTCGCTAAGGGTTTTACCACTACGGCCTCTCCGTGCGAGTGATCCAGAGAGTGACTTGTAAAGCAGCTTTGCTTCGCGGAGCGTCTTGGCATTATCTAGAGCCTCGACAATTGCCCGCTGTTGCTTGACAGTCAAATTTTTGTTTTGCAAAAGCTTGTTTGCATAAAGTAATTTTGCGTTGAATAAGTTCATTTCAACTAATTGTTTCTTAAGGGACTGTGCGGCACGCTTATACTCAGCGGCTTCACGAATCGCACTTTGATTTCTAGAAGGTGATCGTCGGCTTCTTCGGCGACGCTCAGCAATTCTACGAGCACGGCGTCGGCGACTCTCAGGCATTGCATCACCACCTGCAGCAGGTCCACCAAGGGCTCCTCCTACGTCTGGCGTTGGGGCATCGCCTAGCTCATCCGCGAGTGCGTTGATCAGGTCATCCTCATCGACATCCACAACCACATCGCCATCGCTGTCACCACCACCAAAGTTATCAAGGACGGAATCATCGACGCCTTCCTCTTGCTCTCGTAGTTGTCTTCGTCGGCGCATGCGCTTGAGTTCACGACGTAAGGCAGCTTCTGAAATTTCGTACATTTCGCCTTCCTCAAGGTCTAGCTCTTCCTCATCGTCGAGCTCCAATTCCTCGTCGCCTTCCTCTTCACCTTCTTCACCTTCTTCAGTGATTTCAAGATCCAAACCTAAGGCAACACCTAGGTCCTCAAGGGCAGTTGAAGCTGCATCGACATCAACGTCCTCAGCACCTACTTCGACCTCTTCCTCTTCGACGTCGACTTCAACCTCATCGGTTTCCACCTCGTCCTGCTCGTACATACCTTCTTTCTTCATCTCAGCATCCTCCGCTTCGAAGAGAAAGTCGAAAATGTTCTTCTTATACTTACTTGACATTTCTCTCATCTCCTTTATGGTAGAATTCAGCCTTTTTTGGAGGCGCTGAGAACCTCTTCCACTTCGTCTCAAATCATTTTGCAAGGAGACCCCCTCCTTGACCAATGAAACAAAACTAAGTTCTAATCTGCGTTGTTGATTTTTTCTAAGTTTTCCTTCTCTAACAACGCTTAGCACACCACGTAATTTGGAAACCTTCTCTTCCAACCTCGTGATTCGTGCATTGATCTTTTTATCTGCAATAAAATCATGCTTGACTAATTTTGCAAATGCTTCAGCAATTGCCCTGTCAGTCATTAGGGTTTCATCGTCAGCTTCGTCCTCTTCGGTTTCAAGCTCAATATTAACATCACCCGATGCATATACGGCAATTGCAGAATCAGCGACGTCGGCAGCTGTGTCCATCATCTGTGAAGTTGTACTGTCATCGACATCAACGTCTGGAATGCTATCAACGATTGAATCAAAATCTAGACCATCATCTGTTTGACCAGGCTCCATTAAATCAATGCCTAGTTCTTCACTGGCATCACCCTCAAGATCATCTTCAAGACCATCTTGTTCAAACAAAATTCGTGCATTAATCATTTGCCGAATTTGTGGCGTAATTGACTCCATAATTTTATCGCGTGCCGCTTGTTCCGCTGTTTCTCTAATTTTTTTTGCGTCAAGCAAAGCTTCATCATATATTCTTGACATGCGCACCTCTTGCACGTAAGTATTGTTTAACAAGGCAATATTGACTCATTATGAATCTTTTTTTGCCAAATCTATCAATGTGTAAATATCATCGTCTTTTGCAAAGTCACCTTCTTCTTTTTCTATGTCATTTTTCAAGGCCACTTTTAAGGGTGGCGGTGACTTCGACCAACCCCTTAAAGTACCTGTCCTTTTATAATTTGAACCGCCGCCGCCTTGGTATGGGAATGCGGAACTGTATCCTGATGATGAAGGACCGACACTTTTATGTAATTGTGGAACGGAAACCATCGAATCGCTGAATGCAGCAATTTCAAAAAGAACTTTGTCTACCCTCCAAAAACAATCACTTAATTTAGTGTTTCCACCGGCAAAATAAAAAGAGTCAGTACCTCCGCCGGCGAAGTGATCAGTCGGAAAATATTCTACTGATTTGCTTCTAACTGAGGATACTGACTCTTCATCAGTAAATTCTTCATCCTGATATGGGTCAAAATCTTTGTATGGATAATTTCCCGACAACGCTCTTGGGTGATGAAACTTAGGATTGTTTGTTCCGTAACCTAAATCCTGCCTAGAGTCATAGGTTGCTATTACCGTCCTGCCGTCAGAACCTTGCACATTGATCCTTTACGTCTTCGTTTATCCCGACTTTGCGGGATTAATTGCATCACGACTAGCCATGTTTTCGGCCTGCGTTTTTAGATTTGCAACGTCAGTGATCTTTTGTCCGGCTAGCGTTGGCTGACCGTCTGATGAAAGTTTATCAGTAAAGGACTGTGGTGCTTCAGGTTTTGTGGTAACAGATGTGCTACCTTCGCCTGGTGAGGTTGGATTCGGAACAAAACCGGATGCCGGTTTTCCGTCTTTAGCATCGAGCTGTAATGCCTGTGTTTCTAAGTCGGGTGGAGGATTGGTCGCATCGTCACTGGAATTAAAGTCTAAATCGTACTTACTCAATCCGTAAACACTGTCGTCTATGTTTCCTCTAACAACATTTTTAAAAAACCACCACTTCATGGCTGCAGGGGATGAAGTATCTACCTTGTCTACTTCTCCACCAGGTGCCTCATCGCCCTCTCCGGCGCCGGCGTATCCAACAACGGGTGTGCCAGGAAAACACTGTTGTAATGATGTAACATTCCTTGTTCCCATACTGCCTTCGACACCTTTACCACCAAAACCGGTAGTATCAGCCGTGACAGTCGCGTGTTCCATCGTTGTTTTAACTTCAATAGCCATGAATTCTCTCCCTTAGTTATACTCTTTTTGCAATTCTGCGAGTAAGCAACTCTTTAGCCTCACGAATTTTCTTGATTTTTTTAATCAAACGTCTTTCCGTAATCTTCAAAGCCTTAATATGGTCTAGGTCTTTAGCAATTGAGTCCGCAAATTCGGAAGCTTCAACTTCCTCTGCATCAACTTTTTCAATTGGCTCAAGTTCCCCGCCAGAAACTGCCTCTTGGCGAAGCTTGCGCGCTTCTTCTTTAATAACTTTCTTCAAGAAATCAGGTGTAATCTTTCTAACTCTTTTTGCCATTTTATTCTCCGCGCCATTTTTGGCGATCAACTCTAAATATACCTACGGCGATGTTTTTGACGTTCTTTCTACGACTTCGCCCCAATTTTTTGTTGCTTCGCCAAAAAGGGAATTAATATCTATTCCCGCATTGCCTGCTGTGGGTAAATTTGCATCATTCACTAAATCATGACCATGTGAACTCGAACCACCACTTATGGCATGAGGTGTGGGAATATTTGATTCATGTTGCATCTGTTCCTGGAGCGTAGTTCTTGCTGTATCGGCAAGGATTCCTTGTAATACAGGATCATCAGTCGCTGCCTGCGCTGTTGCGCTCACTTTTGTTTCAAACGTAGTGCCACCACCAGCACGAGATTTATTTTGCAAAGCCGAATCCAATTGATCAAATAATGACCTTGAACGCTTTTTAGTAGGTTGTAATGTTCTTTGTGAAGTGGCCTCCATAAGCTTCTCAGAATTGCCTAAACCGTCTGCCAATATCTCTACCAGGCACTCCTTGACAATACCCTTTAACATCTTCTTTGTAACTTTAGCCATTTAGCCAACACCCTCAAAGCCATTTGAACCTGTCATCTCCGGAAATTCTTTTACGTTGGTAAGTCCGGCTATAATTGTAAAACCTGTTGTGCTGGTACTTGATAAAAAGTAAACAGCATCACATTTGACAGGAATAACAGGGCTTACGTTAGAACCAGCATCATTTGGCAAAAGAATCCTGTTTATGGTTTCTGCGCCTTTAACACCGTTTGCGGTAAAACCAATATATAAATCGTTGCCCCCAATATTGGTTACCTGGATGAATTGCGTCACATATGGGAACCCTATTTTAATTGGGGTTGTGGCACCTACCTCGGTAGTGCTTGAACCGGTTACGAAAGGAAATCCACTTACTTGAAATTCCGATGTAGATCCATGGTGTGCTTTTGGGTAATGTATGCTCATTATTTCCACTCCTTGATATCGTTGAATAGTCTAAACAAACGATCTGATTTTGTGAAATGACGGTTCAAATCTTTTCTGGAGAAATCTTTACCTTCTTTCATCATAAATGCACCCGGTGTTGAAGGCTCAGACACATAATCCCAGCAGATCAACTGAAAATCGTCTTGTACAACATCATAGTCACCTTCACGGCGAGTAGAGCCAACACCCCTTGAAGAAATGCCGAGAGTCACGCCTGATTCCACAAGACTTTGGAGTATTTTTCCACTTGGTGTATCCAAAAGCTCGACTGTTCCATAACATACGCCGGCATCCATATGGGCTTCACGAATAATGTGTGATGCATTTTTTAGTTCAACAACCGATGAATCCGGATGGTCACATTCACCTAGTGCTCTGTTTTCCTTAATAAATTTCTGGTAGTTTCGAACTTCGCGAGTAAGAATAGACTCCGGATAGATTCTTCCATTTTGATTCAATGTATCTGACTTCTGTAAAATTCCCTTCATGATAATTTTACCATTGTTCATTTCACGACTTTCTTTGATCTGGTCAGGTGAATAATCAAACGCCAGCCATTCTGTCAATAATTTTCTCTCACTCATTTGATTCCATCTCCTCAATTAGGTGGACAAGGTGCAATGTCTTTGAGACGACATCATCATTTTTTTGCTCTGGCAAAGATTCAATTGACGCCTTGACACCTGCAATATTTTCTTTCAAAACTTTATTTTCACAAGTTCTTCTAAATGAATCTAACGTTTGTAATGCCTTTGCTTTTGTTTCTTGTATAATCTCAATAAATTCCGCGTCATTACCTAAAACAGAACATTCCAAAATATTCTTTTGAGTTTCGCTTAGAGTGTCCTTGTATTTTTTTTCAAACTTTTGATACATGAGTTTTCTCACAAGGGGGTCAACAGGAATCTGTGCTGTTGCAGGTTTTTCTGTATCACGCGCCAACCACTCAACAATTTTCTCTTCATAAGTGGCACGTTCAGTAAGACCGAGCTTTTCCTTTCCTCTCCACTCATTTAAAATAGTTTGTACAGTCGCAAATAGCTTGTAATTGTCTATCTTAATGTCATAAAATCTACGCGACTCCGCCAGTGACGTATTGATATCCTTAATCAGTAATGATTTTTCAATTCGCAATCTTTGTGGGTCGTGTGCACTTGCAGCGTTTTTACTCTCTGTTAAAATTCGTTCGGCCAAGGACCTATTTCCAACTGGCATGTTTACCATTGCGTTGAATAAACGAAATTCCTTATAAAGCTCAGTGCCCGGCCGAAAGTGCTTTGCAATTATTTGAACTGCTCTTTCAGCTGCTTTGTTGTCCTCGGCGATCATCGAACTTGCAACGTATCTTACGAGCTGTTCGTGAATCAAACCGACGTTGCGTTTCTTATTATGCTTCGCCATTTTGGTCTTCTCCGTCGTTATCGTCACCTAACAATACTTCTGAAAGTAGGGACTTTCTATTTATATTTATCGAATTGCCCATTGAAGACATCATTCTTTCCAGATCATTTGTTATTCTAGGCCTGTCTACATCACGTGCATCTTCTAATGCAGGATTAAGTAGAAAATCTGAATCAAATGGTTTATTCATGGAATCTTGACCCCTACCGGCTTTTCCTACCGATACCATTTTACCAAAATTTGGCATATGTGTAGAGTCCGGGCCATTTCTCACCCGGCGATCAGCCTTAATTGGGCCACCGAAAGCATTCATCTTTTTGGCAGCTTTTTCTGGAGCGTCATCATCGTCCATAGATAAATCCAGCATTAAATCATCATCTTCATCAACTTCTTCTTTGTTTGAATCTTTGGCGGGCAATGCAGTGATAAGGTCACCCTCAGGCTTATCACCTGAGAAGAGGTCATCTCCACCACCTGCATCGTCTCCACCACCTGCATCGTCTCCGCCACCTTCTGCTGCTGCGGCGCCCGATTCAACTTCAGAATCTTCAATTTTATCAGCAATTCTGCCGTCTTTAATTTCACCGATTTCTTCTGATGTGAGACCTAAAATATTTCTCCTGATCCATTCTCTGTCAACGACACCTTCAGGAGCTGCACCGGCAATTTCAAACTGAGCACGAATTAGCTCAAGTTTTTGTTGCTGTGCAACCGAACTTGGGTTCGTAAGGCGAAGATTAAAGTCTGCCAACTCTTCACCTTCAAATCCATGACAGTATAGGTGAATCATTGCCAATTTGTTTAATTCGGCGATTATTGTTTTTTGAATTCTAGTAATAGTCCTGGAAAACCTAATATCTTCCTGGGCCAGCGTTGCTTTTGAACCGACATCTTCATCATATCCCAAATATGCTCGAGGAATCTTGAGTGCGGCGAAGAGTTTCTTTTGAATGTACTGAACATCTTCAATGGCAGACGCATTTGTACCTCCAGCTAACGTGTCAATTTTAGTTCCACTTTCGCCACCCCTAACAGGCAAAAAATAATCTTCATCCACTGAATATGGATTATAACGAAAATCGACTTGACCATTGTCTTTATCAACGACAGGTTGCCTTTTTAGGCTTGACTGGGCTTGTTGCATGTAATTTTCAATTTCTTCTGGTGCAATGTTACCTACATCAATATAAAAAACCCTTCGCTCCGGAGCACGTATTACCCTGTAAACTAACATTGCATCTTCCATGAGAATAAGCTGGCGCCAAATTCTTCGGGCAGATTCTAAAACAGATGAGCCATACGGCAAAAATGCATCATTTCCTAAAAGCCTAAAGTGGCTAATTTGCCAATTCTCTAATGTTTGATTGCCTTGAGTAATCCATCTAAAACGAACTGCCATGGGATCTTCGGCATCAAAACCTTCCTCTCTTTCAATCTCACTAATCGCTATAGGATAAGCATTTATGACCCCAAACTCAGGTGAGATGTCGTTAAACAAAAAGAAATCCCCGTATTTACACAGGTTCCTTGCCCACATCACCAAGTTAAAATCGACATTCAGAATATCATAAAAGAGCTCTTCCAAAATCTCTTGAATTCTATTGTTTTCTGAATAGATGTGGAGGACTCTACCCTTATCATCTCCACTGACTGTCTCTTCGGAGTAAATGTCAAGCGCAGATCCAATTTCTGGTGTTGCTTCCATCTCGGAAAAATCGCTATACCTCGACATCCTATCAAATGCGCCATAAGAGCTTAATGTACTGTTGTATACATCACTGTGGGCTTTTCTAAAAACCTCAAGTGCCGAAGATGCCCCTGTCTGACTGACATTTCTTACTTTTCTACGAACTACGGGGCCGGAACGAAATAGCTTTGTTAGCCGAGTAAATAATGATCCCTTGTTATCTGCCATGGTGCCTCTAATCCACTAAATATTGACTTAGTGATGATTGTAGAAAGAATTCAAAAACTGTTATTTTAATAACCAATCAAATTCTTTAGAGTCCTCATCAGTTCTTCTAGAGGTGGAATAGGCATCAGCTGGCATTGGAACAAATGGATTCATTCCGTTATAGTGTTTGACTGGTTTGAGTTCTTTTTGATTTTTATTGTTTACAGCGAAACCGCCTAGCATCGCTTTCGAAACGTCTACCGATTTATATGTGTGCTGACCTTTTGCCTCGACTAACGAATTTCCAATTGCCAATGCCATCACCAGGTCATCGTGAGAACCCTTTTTTGCCTGAGCCTTATTTCCCTTCCACACGAAAGTTTTAAGTTCTTCTATAAGTCTGCCAGATCTAACCCGTAGTGTTTTATTTCGAAGTCTTTCCTCTAGAAGTGTTAGTGTGGGACCTCTTGTAGCAGCGTTTGTATGAAAGCCTATTTTTCCAATAGAAGAGGCAGGGTCTGAACCATAGAGAATATTGAATTTATCCTTGGCAGATTTAAAATAAAGATTTTTATATCCTAACTCCACGAGCTTTAGAATAGTTGTGTATCCAAAAGTATTATTTTCAGGACACAATAGCGCATCGTTAAATCTTTTTCCAGCTTCTGCCAGTAAAACCCCGAACTGGTCCGGCGGAATTCTACCACGAAATTCTGCTACCTGCTCGCATGTGCTCTTATCAATTACTTGAAATGTGGAATAGTCACCACCATCTCCTCGGGCAACGTCGGCGGAAATTACATATTCATCTTCTTTTCCAGGATATTTCCACTGCCACACATTTCCATCTGGGCCCCATTTTTCGATAGGGGTTTCAACTTGCATTCGAAGCATTTCCACAATTTCACCTGCAACGAATGTGTCTCCTGATGCGGAAAAGTCACAAAGTAGCTCCTGCGCAACCTGCTTTTTTGTCATGTTTTTTGATTCATTTTCGAACCACTTATCATCACGTTCAGGATGCACGTACCAGGGAAGCTCTATATAATTGAATTGATTTTTACCTTCTTTTGATTCCTCGGCTAGTTTATGATACCTTCCGCCGATACCGTTGGGCGTACTGATTACAGCAGCACGGCCACCCGTTGACAATGTTGAATACAGGCCCATCCAAAGTTCATCAAAGTTTCTAATAAATGCTGCCTCATCAATAATCAGCATAGAAAGTGCTTCTGAACGTCCTGCATCTTCTGATGTTGGAATTGCCTTTATCTGTGACCCGTTGCTAAAAGAAACGTGCTGCTTTGTCCGTTCAGTAATTTTTGGCATTACCAACCACTTTGGTAACGCATCGAGCGCAACCTTTACCTTTCGAATAAAGTTTTGAGCAACTGCCAGTTTCGTAGCAATAACAAGAATATTTTTGTCGCGATAAAAAATTGCCAACCACACGGCATATATTGCAGAAACTGTAGACAATCCAAGCTGTCGCGACTTTACAATAATATTAAATCTATGTTCCAGGTATGCCTTTATGCAATCGTCTTGGAATGGATAGGTGTCAAATTTTATTGTTCCGCGTTGAGGATGCTGGATCTTTGCGTACCTGTTAATAAAATAAACAGGATCCTTACCGCACTTGACAATTTCTTTTGCCTGTGATGTGGATGGTCCCGACATGACTACTAGCCTATCGTAAGCGTGTGATTCATTCTGTAGTAGGCAACTTTTCTAGGGCTGTTGGCCGTTGACTGTATCAATTCTACATCATCACTTGCTTTACCGGGTGTCGTTTTTAGTGTGGAGCCCGCAATATCTTTAAAGTCTTTTTTAATGTTTGCAAGGTAATCATCCAACCTAGACTGTGCCTCTTCGCTACACATAACAACTTGGTCTCGTAAACCGTGCTCAGAAGCAAAGTGAACAATTGTCGCATATTTTAGCGTCATCGTATCACCGGCCAAATCACACTTTATGGAATAGTCACCTGACGGTGATGATGCCTTGCCATATGTCGTATTGATTAAGTTTCCTAATACATTTACTTCATCAAATGTCATTTTATTTCCTCTTTGTTTGGTCGCCATCCCATTTGCCATTTATCAGCATTCGGATAGTAGTAAGTATCTACACATTCAGTGCATGCACCTTTATCAAAGTAGCTTGCCATGTCTTTATCATCTCTAAGGACAAAACCACAAACTGCGCATTCACATGCATTAGCAGTGCTGTCAACAATTAGCCTGTAGCTGCCCTTAAAGGAAGGTAACTTGTGAGTCATGACCCTTACTCGTTGATATTTCAATTACGTTATCCACAACATCCTTGACCGTGTCCACATGTGATATTATTATTATTGATTTAAAAGTTTTTGTTAAGCTTCTTAGAAGTGCCGTGCATGCTTCAATATTTGATGCATCCAATGCGCCGAAACCCTCATCTATAATAAGCATGTCAGATTTTGGTAAATTTGAAATTCTATTCATTGCAGTTCTAATTGCCAATGATGACATCATTTTTTCCATACCAGAACAACACTCTATGACCCTTTTAGAATCACCATAATCTAACATAATATCCATTCCCTTATTGTCGGATACCAATTCAACAGTAAACCCGGTCACACCGGTAAGAATGTTTGCAATTTCCCTATTGATTATTGGTAATTTTCTTTTGACTATCTGCAAGGGAATACCATCACGACCGAGAGACTTGTACAATAAATTCAAAACCTGAACATGTACATTGTTTTCTTCATACGCGATCTTGTCATTTTTAATTTGCTCTATTTCAGCACCTAAAAGACCAATTTTTTCAGATAAAAATTGTATTTTTGTTTTTGCTTGCTCACGTTTTTCTTCAGCGATTTTTTTCTTTTTTACTAGCAATGTTCGCTGTTTAGCAGTTTCAGTATCACAGAGGTTCAACTTCATCTTATCCAACATCAAAGACTGCTTTCGAAGATCCCTCTCTGCGGTACTAATCTTGGTATCTAAACGAAGCATATTAATATCACATTTTGATGTCTCCTGATTCAGGTGTAATATTTTTTCGTCTATCTCTCTTTTTTCTTTTAGTTTTTCATCGACATTTTCTGCTAAAAGCTTTTTTAAAGAAGAACGTAATGACGATGCGTATTTTCTAACCTTAGATAAGTCACCCTTTTTTTCAAGAATTGATTTTTCAGCCTTTTTAGCGCTGATTATATACTTGCATGTCGGAAATTTGTCACCGCAGGGGACATCAGATAATTTTTTAACTGCCTGCTTATCTGATCGTAACTTTGAGGTTTTTGTTTCAATCTCTCCTTTCACAACCAAAAGCGTTCGTTCAGTCTCTGAAATTTGTTCTCTTGTATCACGTAATAAATCATAATCAATATCTTGAATGTTGGCTTGAATCTCTTTTAGTTTCTCGTCAAGCGCTTCTTTTAGAATTATTTGTTCATCTTTTTCACAGTGAAATTCCTGTATCGAATTTTTCAGATTTTCTACAACCATTTCCTTGTCATTAACTTCCAACTCAGTATATTGCTCTTCGCCAGGATGAGCTGCCAATGATGAACTTAAAGATGATAAGATTTCCGATATCTTTTCTAAAGCCTCAGTTTCCGCTTGTCTTTCGTGTTTTCTGGCTTTCATTTTTGACACCCTATCGACTATTTGGGCATCAAACTCCTTTTCGGGTATTTTTCTTAATGCCGATTTTGCAACAGCCAATTCTGTTTTGACATGCTCCTGCAGGGTGTCTAAAATATCAAGCCTAAGAAATTTTGCCAAAATAGCCTTTCTTGTGGCACTACCCTGTTTTACAAATCTATTAATATCGCCCTGTGATGCCAACGATGTCAAAAGAAAATCATCCAAAGTTCCAATATATTCTCGCAGCAACTTATCAGTTTCTCTTCTCTGCTCATCTGATAGGTCTTTTAGCGGTGTGCCTGTATCATCACATGAAAATAAATTTAAATGAGTTGTTGCACTTACCTGGCCTTTTCTGCTAGTTCGCTTGACTGTCTGCCTCTCAATCAAAAAATTATTTCCTTTCTTGGAAATAATTGCCCTTACTTTACAAAAGTTTTTTCTTGCATTTACCACATGCAAACTCTTCATAGGACCTCTATCAGTTCCATTAAAAAGAGCGTATGTCAAAGCACCGCATATTGAAGATTTACCACTTCGATTTTTTCCAAAAATTCCTGTAATTCCGGTCGCAGAATCAAAATTTACGATATTATTTTCTCCATATCCAAAAATATTATCAAATTCAATTTTTCTTACCGACCAGCGTCCTGAAGATACGTTGTCCTGGATTTTTGCATTATTCCAAGCTGTTGCCAGCGATTGTTTCATAATGCTTCTGGTTCTATCTGATAAATTTGTTTTTGAATAATAATCTTCCACTAGGCCTAAAACAGTGTCATAGCTATCCAAAGTCTCTGACTCATCTAACATTTCCTCAGAAAGTTTGTTTTGAGACTCTTCACTTTCAGACTTAAAGACAATCTCTTCAGGATCAGCAACACCTTTTATCGCCGCCCTAATTTGAGAACGTTCTGCCTGAGTCACATTATCATGAACCCTAATCCTGAAACGTGATCGTTCCGGGTGCTCTTCTGCCAAAGTTTGTAATTCGTCTAAATTGTTTTCATAAGCTAACGTTACAAATGGAGAATCATGATATACACCGACATGCTTTACATCAAAATCTAAATTGTCAATTTCCCAAAACAAAAAACCCTTTCCTGCTTTTTCACCATAATTTTGCTGAATTGTTGAACCACAATAGGCAATTCGGTCAGACAGAAATTGTTGTTTGTGAATATCACCCAGCATGACATAATCGAATCCGTCAAAAAATGAAATGTTAGTAGAGCTTTCTAAGCACCAGTTATCATCAGTTTGGGAACCGTGGACAGGCCCATGGAAAGTTGCGATGTTAATTTTATCGTCTTCAGGTGAAATATTTTTCCAATTAGTTTCATCAAAACAACTAAACACACACAAATTGTGCTTTTCATCTATCTGATAGACACCTGACTTTTTATATAGTTTGATTCTATCATCGCCAATTGCGTTAATGATTGGTGAAATTGCGTCTTCCCTGTCGGGATTCAACACAAGACCATCATGATTTCCCAACGTCACATGTACATCACAAATGTCGGCCATCGATCTGAACCACCCCGTTAGGTTACTAATCAGTTCAGGTGATATTCCCTGCGTTTTTGAATGAACAATGTCACCCGCAATCAAAATAGCGTCAGGTTTTAATTTTTCTAAACTAGAAAAAGCATCTTGAAAACTTTTTCTATATTCTTCGTGCCTTGTAAGGCTTCGCCAGTGTACATCACCGAAGTGAGCGATTTTTATCATAATATAGATCCACTCTTAATTCCCAAAATTTTTTGAGAAATTAATAATTCTTGTGTCCAGGGGATGATATTTTGCAATAAATCCTTTACCTCCTGTTTTGTTCGACTACCGAGATCATTACCTGTCACGCTAATCCTAAACACCTTACATCCCGCCGAATTTAATAACTTACAGACACGATGAGATTTATCAGCAGCGTCCTCATCAAATGCAACGATAACTGTTGATTGGTTTTTTGATAATTTTTGAAAAAGAGCAGACTTCTTTGACAATGTAGACCCAAGTGCCACCACAGCATTATCTGGGCATTTTATGGCATCAAAGACACCTTCAACCAAAACAATCGGATCTTGCCAATTTATATCAATTTCATTAAATATAATCTCTTTTTTCGGAACTTTGGCATTCGTGTATTTGAATTTTGTTTCATCAATACTACGAGAGGTGTAATAATTTAGTTTGCCTGTTGTATCAAAAGATGGAAAAATGACTTTTCTTCTAAATTTAAAATCATTTGAAACACAAATTCTCCACCGGTACATGTCGGCTCTGCTCACGCCTCGAGCACGTAAATATTTTTCAACATCGCGGGCGTCGGGATCGTATAGCATGCTTTGTAGCAGCTTAATATCTGGCGGTAATTCTACAGGCTTCTTTTCTTCTTGTATGGGTTCTAAATTTTGATTCGTCGGAAATAACTCAACGCATTGACTAGCATACGAACTGGCATATTTTCGAAAAAGATAATTTATATTTTTTCCTGATATGTTACAGACCCAACAATTATACCACCCAGTGTCTAATTGCACGTATAATTTCTTTTTTTCTCTACGTGAATCTTTACAAACCGGACATCTCAGGTGTAAATTTTCCTCACCTGGTTCCAGGTTTCCTGTACCAAACGCCGCCTGTAAAAGCTTAATTTTTCGAGACTTCTGTAGATTCACTATAAAATAGTAGTATCAATATCCTCAATTTTCAATTGAGTGCATCCCCACAGCGCCATTACGAACGCATCAGCAATGTCAAAACAGAATGGTTCATCTATTTTTTCACCTTTACGGGGTCCCGATTTTAATATTTTTGTAGGCCAATCAAATTCCAACATTTCAGGTCGTTGCTTTGTCCAGTGTAAAACCTGCTCTTTGGTGTTTAGATCTGATTTTTTATCAATAGATATACCCACAGCCTTTCTTACTGATATCACGTTTCCTAAACATACCGGCACATCAAATATTGAACGTGATATAAAGCTCACTATTCCATTGAACCGATTCAGCGTTGAAATTGTTTTTGCAGATGACATCCTGCTTCGAAACGCCTGTAAACTTTCTTCAATTACAATTAGATCTACTTTATGTTGCCGGCTAACATCATGAAGTACGTCCTGGATAACGCAGGACTTTGCATAAAGGCCTTTGACCTTCGACATGGGTACCGCTATGGCTAGCAAATTTCGAACGTCCTGTGGGCCTTTAGAATCCATCAGGCATATACCGACATTTGATGTAGAAACATCAAGTCCTAAAACTTTCAATAATCCATCCTTAAACGAATTGTATAACGATCATCATCTCTTTTTACAACAGGTTGTGATAAATTTGCGCGTCCAATAACGTTTAAATTTTCATCATGTAATTGCAAGCCAGTAAGATAGACAAATTCCTTTGCAGTTTCATTAGCATTATCAGTCGGCATCATTTTTTTGAAACTTGGATTTGATGAAGAATTAAAAAGCCCCTTTTCGGCGGTAACATTTATTTCTAACACATGAATATTTCTTTCACCTTCGAAAGAAAGCTCCCAGGCATCGGCACCGAACAAGGGTAAATTTGGAGATTTAATAATGATTATGCCTTCTTCATACATAACATTACCAACTGATGCCCATGTTGCATGTTTTGACTCAGCATCGGCTCGGTATAGATTACCTAGTCCGTCATCTTTAAGTGTAACCTGTACCCTACCATTCGTGCCTGTTACTGCCAAATCCTTTAAAACCACAGATTGGGGCTTGATCTGGTCTCCGTAAAACATATTTGATATGTCAAAAAAGACGACCTCATTAGAGCTAGGATCTTTTGTTCTTTGTAAAATTGTAAGAATATTACCACCAGAAACTGCAGGATCTTCAGGTTTTGCGCCAATAACTGGGGTCAACATACCATCAGAGCCAGATGTTAGCTCATCACCGACCTCACCAACCTTTAGAAGACTTGCCGTGCTAACAAGATTGTTCAGGTCAATCCTAGAAAGATCCAATCCACCAAAGTCATTTTTAAATCTATCAAGATCGCTCCCACTCACGGCATTTGTTAGGCTTCCTGTTAGTAACATTTGGAAATTTGGTAAAAATTTTCCATTATCGCAAGGCAAAACTGAAATGTTTCTTTTTCTATTTGAACCTGATTCGTAAATAAAATAATTCGCTGTTCTTGCGATGGAAGTTGTTTCATTCACGCGGGCTGCCTGTAGACCATACGGGCGTGGATAAAACCCTCTTACAAATTCACGTGTGAAATTTTGTAAATTTAACTCATGGCCGCCAACACCAAATGACATTGCGACGTTGAACGGGTCATCAGAGGAACCTGTCGCATAAAAAAATGGAGTTTGATTTACGTAACGAGTTGGTGAAATCTTCGTAAAAAATGGTGGAACATAAAATAAAAGACCAGCTTCAGCAGATGAACCTGACACATAGGGGTTTGAACCGGTTACATTTGATCTTTTGAAATATGGATCAAAACTAAATCCTTTAATTGATGATGTGTAAATTTGATCAATGTTTCTATATCGATCAAAAATTTTCAAATCGTGAACTTCGGCGTTTAATGGGTGAGCTAAGGTTACATCGCTAGGGTCGGTTGTAATATTTTCATTTAGAATTACAGTCCCATATTCGGCTGCCGCCGTCGGATTAAAAAACCCCATAATGGGGTCATCATCCCTGTTACTTCCTTCATAAAAATTACCAATAAAAACCGCGTCAGCATCATTTAGTTCCGGCTCATTCGTTATGGGTGCCATCACAGATGCACTCGTAATAACAAATGTAGATGCCTGCTTGCCGTCAATTACAAATGATCCAGTTCCTTCCTGGACACTACGACCACCCCACCTAACAGCGATGTGGTGCCATGTGTTTCTTTTTAGCGAATTATCAGGTGAAACAAATAAAAATCCTGTGTCGGCAGTCGCATTAGGAGCAGTTACAGTGTCACCCGTTATCGCAACAGAACTAGGTGGGATTTCAGCACTTTGACTTAACTGCAAAAGAATGCGATATCCATCTATTTTTCCGTCCTTTGCAACTGAACTGCCTGTGACTAAACTAATTGCGTATGACGATGACATATGAAAAACAGTGCCTGCCTTAAAATGATCACCTAATGTTTCAGAAGTATATCTTGGATTTATGTAAAAGTCAAAAGTAAAACTAGAACTGGGTGCATAAAAAGCAACATCTTCAAGGGCAACTGTGCCTGTACCAGCAGGATAAATCAGCGCAGTACTTTCAGGTAAACTTGAACATGTAACAAAATTTAGTGAATGATAATTCGTATAAGAATACTGCATACTTGGATATATGCTACGATACCAAGGAAAAAGCACGTCTTTTACGACGCGTTTTCTTTGAAAGTCAGGATTTAATTTAGCTCCTGGCTCAAATCTAATCACCTTTTGTGTTTTTGAAAACATAGAAGATGAAACAAGCGAATTAACACCTGACAAATATGTCTCTGCTGAATTTCCTCCGTACCCTGCATTTTGACTGATACGAAATGCAGCATAACCGCGATCTATTTCTATATTATCATCGTCTGCCGGAGCACCCCCAGGCACAAGATTGATAATATCCTTCATTGTGGATGTGCCATCGGCAAAAAGTGGCAAAGAACCAGTAATTCCCGGTGGTGTGATATGAGGAATATTAGTTGACGCAGACGTTATTGTACGTCTAGGATTGGCTAATAAAGTATACCTTTCGATATTGTCTTGAGTAATTTTTATGATTGACATAAGTCCTCACGCTTTTTCCTCAAGGCTGTTAGAAGTCCAATCGAATTCGAAATGTGATGTCCCTCTCGTCACTTTTTTCAATTGGCCTCGAAACCTTCGCGACCGCCAATAAATTTCCAAACTCATCATGAAGCCCCACAGTGGTGGGCATTGTGAATGTTCGCTGCACATCTTCCTGGCCGGAATCAACCACCTGGATCCTTCCATTCGTATCGACGAATGTTGGATTTGTGGAATAGTTGAATTCATCAGCTGTTGCACGACAAAAAACCAGAGTAGAATTGATATTTGTATTATTTTGAAATGTAGCTGCTGTCAATGTTCCTGATTGGAACCTTGTTGTGGCAACGTGATCAACAATGTCATCAATCGACCCGGAAACCAGAAAGTCAGGTATCAACTTGGCATTTGGATTTCCAACGGATGAACCCATAATTGTTTTTCCGGCTGCTACCGTGGCACCTGCGATGGTTCCACCGGCAAACATTGCATCGATTGTCCCTGACATCATTTGAGATCCTGAAAATACCTTCGCCATATCGAGAACGACCATTCCAGCATCATAAAAAATTAATCCAACAGATTCTGTCGTATCATTTGCATTTCTAATATTACCGACAGCACCTCCAAATGTCCTTGTTTGACTAGTAGACGCGCCGATATCAGTAAAAATAGTTGATCCGGATATTGATGTTGATGACAAGTTTGGCTGTCCTGAGGTTGATAGAGCGCCATCCTCATCTTTTTTCGCAGAAGATCCGCTACGATACATTCTTACTGCGAATGTTTCACGTTTGAATCCGTCACGAGTGAACAGGCGCTTAAAAGACATGAAAAGGGCATCATCAATTCTATTTGTGGATGTAGCAGTTGGATCTGCAACAATTTGAAACGGAGCATAAAAAGCTTGATCTACATCACCAATAAGGGTTCCTGCATATTGCTTATAAATGTCAACTTTTTCTCGCATCATAAGTGATTGTGAAGGAAAAAGTTGCTTACCAGCGCTATCGTCATTGATGTGAGCATCCATGGTCGTACTGCCACTATACCACAACCCAACTGTCATGTCCACTATTGGGTTTGCCGTTTGCAGCGTGAAATCTTGATCGTAAACTGTTTGAAAAAGAGAAGATGTTACACCTGGTCCGATTCCTCCAGTAACAAAAACTTGATATGCCCGACGTGTTGAAGAACCTGACACATCCTCCTGCACAACATCAACCAATTGATTGAGAACTGATTTTGAAACCTTTATGTCTTCAGGTGAAATTCTTTTAAAACTACCGCCAACTACTCTTGCCATTTTTTATTCTACCTCTTATTTTGTAATCGTTACCTGGAATTCTTTCCTAAGTCCCGATTGGTCGCCTACAACCGCAACAACCGATGTGATTGTTGTACCATCCCCATAAACATTAAATGTAGTATCATCTAAGGCTTGCAATACTAGGGTAAATGATGCAAGTGCTCCATTTCCGTTTGTAGTATCGTAGCGCATGATATTATAACTGGCAATTCTAGAATTTGGTTCCACATTCAGTGTAGGCTCATTTTGAATTCTAAGAAATCTATCAGGGACAAATACTGAGAATGTTACGTCACTTGTTCCATTCGGTACCCGTGTTTCAGCATCGATTTTTTGTTCAACATTGACTTTATTCGATGTTACTGTGTTCCTGTTAAAGGAAACTGAATTGTTAGATAGGTTCGTTGTACCTTCAAGTGAAAGTGTCGGAAGCCTGATAATTGTTGGATCAGGTAATGTCAATAGGCGATGTTTTAGTGCCAAGTCACCCTTTGTTTGGGCCTCAAATACAGGTGTATTTTTCATGACTTTTTCCTTACCTACTGTTCTTCCAAACTTCTTGATGACAGAATAATCGACTTCATCATCGGCAAGTGAGAAAAAAGCTATCCTAAAACTTCCGTTATTGTCAGCCAGTTTTCGTCTACCTGTATCCGTAAGAACGGCATCAATTATAATGTTGTTTGTGCTATGATCTAAAAATCCCATAATATATCTCCATGTGTAAATATCAACAAATTGCGTGTCCTGTAAAATTGAGCCCCATTTAACTGCATCATTTATTAGAATTAATTTTCATCAATCTTCAATTCAGCTGTCGTTGATTTTTGTAAATCTAGATTAATGATGTGCATCTTGTATTTTCCTTGTTGCGCAGATGTAACAAAGTTTTTATAAATAGAACCTACATTATCATCACATATTCTCGCATCAGGGGTAAAATATACCTTTATAGAGTGCTTACCACTGTCAAAAATAGCATCTTGTGAAAAACTATCAACGGCTAAGTTTTCATCCATATCAGGATCTATAAAAAAATTAGGATACTGCTTTGGTGCCCCTGGTCTCGAAATATTTTTTAGTTCAATTTCATTTTTTGTTATGTTAAATTTAACGATCGTTTGGGCGGAATAACCCGATGTCAGGCCATGCGCGTCGACAGCACAAACAGCGTAAATCCATGGATCACTTTCTCTATTAAAGCCTGTATCTTCAAAAGATGTCACCATGCCGCGAAATTGCCTTACCAAACCCGAATCAATAGTTTCGGCCCGCAGGGTCTTGATGTCTGAATCGTCAAAGTCAAGCTCAGCAATGCACATAAAAGGATCATGTATCGATTTACGCTTAAAAATTTGAAAAAACTTTATATCTTGTGACCTTCCTACAGGTGCCTGCCATGAAAGTATCAAGCCCCTGCCTTTTCTATAGTTGAAACGAAACAACAATCCATCAGGGGTAGTAGGCGGTTCATGTTCAACCGTTTCCACAGTTGTTGCTACTGATGGTCTCGAAGCAATATAGGTTACTATTTTCATGCCAGAAGCAGTGCTATCCGTACCAGATGTATCTACAATTGCATCTATACGGTAAGTATTACGAACTGTGTATGAATATTTTGTCCCATAGACAATGTTGTCATCAATATATTCCGTATTTTCCGTACCTTTAATAGGATAAGACTGCCAAGAAATAGGTAAACCATTTGGCGAATATTGAGTTCTTTCAATGATATAGCCCACATGTCTCGCCCCTAACAACCTAGGTGTTTCTTTGGAATCTCTTATTTCTTCAGAACTGAATGCAGGGAGGTTCGGATAAATGTCACTTTGAGTAACACCTCTATTTGAACTCGCTATGTAAGCTTTGGAAATGGCAGTTGCGTTATTAGCTGAATACATTGCCGAAAGTGATGATATATCTCCATATCCCGTAAGTGCCTTACCTGCTATTCTTTTGTTGACAAGCATATTGATATTGTTTTTTGCCCCAAAATCATAAAAATCTTTAGAGGCTGCATCGCTTTTAAAATTAACAAAAAGTTCACCTGGAAGAGGAGCGACTAACGGCTGTAATAGCGATTTTTCAACACCGGTTAATGTACTAATTTGCTCAGTTTGCTCGCTGTCAGCAATTGACAAACCTACAACATCACTAAGTGCTTCAAATTTCTCCCTAATACGATGTTTTACATCGGGATCAGACTCATGATAGGAGTAAAATGGACCTGTCGTGATTATCTCTTCATCAATTGCACTTGCGCCGTCCCATGTGGTGCCTTCTCTGCCGCCATCGGAGGTATTTTTTTCATCGCCCATGTTACCAAATTGCAAAATAGTCCCTGCCGAATAAGAAAGCTTTATGTATCGAGGAATTTGTTGGTTTAGCGAATTTCTATTAATCAACCGCTGTGTCTCTCCATCACCTATAGGACCTGGAATTCGCCTATCGCCTAGATCGTTGAGCCTTTCATCTGGAGTGAAAAAGTTATAAACAAACGTTGCGTTAATTTTAACGGGATCAGGTAGGTCTGCAACAGCAAATCTCCTGCTTGGTTTTGCCTGTGACATTATCGAATCCCCTCCACTATAATTGGTTCACCCACATCAGCATAACATTCATATGTTCTAATTGAAACACTTGAAGGTGTTTTGTCAATATTTTTTTCATTGTCATCATTCATGACTTCGTGACCGCCGTCCATCACAACAATGTCATCATCCTCTTCAACGGGCGCGAAGTCATCGGGTGTATAATACAAACACATTGTTTTGTCAAAATATCCGGGACTAAAAATAAAACTACTTAGCAAGCTTGAATTAAATAAAAGACTTGAAAATAAATCGGCGAACATGTCAGCAGCACCGAAGCTTAATGGTAGAAAATCAACGTGCTGTACCCATGCCTCTGCCCGAAGAGACACCCCGGTTAAACCCATCAGTTTCGTGGGCTTGTATTCTGTTCCGGTTCGTTTTCCTTTTGGTGGATCAAAAACTTTTGAGAAATCGAGGTTTTTTATTTTTGATACTTTTGCAAATAAATTGGCAAGATCTCGTGATCCTGGGTCTCTTTCATTGTAATTAAAATCAACTAAGTCATGCGCAAAAAAATTGCCTGCACAAATTATAGAAAACATTTTTTTACAAAGATGAGAATTTACTTCGTTTGTTAACATTTCCCTTGCCTTGTCAGGTGCAATGGCGGCTTTTATAAACTGGTGCCCGAATAATCCATTTTTTAATTTAACAGCATCAACTATATTCTCAAACGTCATATCAGGCTGTAAGTTCTTAAAGCTATTTGAATCAATCAACCTTTCCGCACTAAATGTTTTTGACAAATTTGATCTTGCTGAACTGGAAAATACATCATATGATTTTATTGTTACATCAATCGATGCATACTCAGGTGCTGTATCAAAGCCGTTTATGAGATGAAATTTTGGTAAAATAATTTCCCTGTAAAAATCAGCAGGTAGCCCAATAAATGAAAAAACAACGCTTTCTGATGTGAGGCTTGCAATTTTCGATATTAAAACCTGTATTGCATTCATTTCACCGGTGGTTATTTTGGCATTTCGATAAACAGGGCTATTTTTTGCTTCAAGAACACGTGCCATTCTTTCCTTGGCAATTGTAAGTGAAGAATCAGTAAAGCTAGGAATAAAATTTTCGCCTACTGCGGTTTTTACAAATGTCGTGAAATCAACAAGCTCGTCTCTTGGTGTTACTGATTTTCTTAATTCATTTCCAATAGTAATCAAGCTATTTTGTGAGTCACAGCAATATTTTATAAAGCCTGCATTACTAAGAAGCAGAGCGAATGGAATTTCACGCTCAAGGGCCAGGTCCGTAAAGATACGCTCAATCGTCCTATAAGTTACGTCATGTACAACAGGGTAACCACTCGAAACCACGGTTTGATGGGTTGCGTCCGTTCCCAGTGCTGGAATATTATCGTTATCGTCGTAAGCAGAGGTAAAATCATTTGTCTCTGAACAGTTTATTAAGGTATTTAATGCCGAATGTATATTCGTCCCTGGTTCACCGACCAGTTGCAAGTTGAGCCACATCCCGTTGAGTATGTTTGCGACTTCATCGGCCTTCGTTTGGCTGACGCCGCCGAGGAGGAAGCCGGAGGGGAATGGGTCTCCATATTTCCAGGCCATATCAACCATAGGAATCATTAGATCATGCAACACATCCGATTGGTCACGGTCTCCACCGAGGGAGAGGCGGCCCCACCCATGGGTTACTGGGGAAAATTGAAACGCCAGTGCTGCTGCTGTTTCAAAAATCATTCCCATAAGTGTTCCTGCGTCTAAACCAGATGCTCTGGTGTATCGATTACCATTCAAAAAATTAGATTTCGATGGGCCTGATTTTGCTATTTCGCGAGCTTCTTCATGACATTCAATAAAAACATCGGCAAGCCTTTTGCATAGGGAAGCCGCGGCGGGAGAAGTCAGGAATTCCGTATATAAGTCCATTATATTGTCTAGACCGGCGCCGTGTTCGCCACCGGATGACCTCTGTAAAGTCCCTAGATTACCTTCCTTTCCCCACGGTACCGTCATCGTGTTACTTTGGTTGCCCATCCCCTTGGTAACGTGCTCCAGTCCAGCACAATAAGCCACCATCGCGATGGCAGGTAATTGGCCATTTTCAAAAAAATCAGCGTCATCGGTGCTAAATGCAATAGTATCTGATACTTCGACACCTTTTTCTTCATGGCCTTTTTTATCAGATGAGGATTTTATTACAAATGTGTCCTGTGGCCCACCATTCTTTTTTACTTTAACTGTCGTAGTCGTTTCATTTTGTACCCCCGCTACATAATCCGGAGAAGATCCCCACACATTTGAATCAGTCCCTGATAGTTCCTTGTACGCATGTGTACATGCTAGCTTAAAAAGCATCATTCTTGCCATGTTTGTGTGTGTTTGATGATCATCATTTTCAAAGTGTTCACCGACCTTGGCAAACATTGCCAATTCCTGCAATGCAAAATGTCCCGAAGCACTGATATTGGTCATGGAGTGGCCTAGTTTTCCAATTGATTCATTAACTTCCTTTAGTATTCTAGTGAAAAGTTTTTTAGGTGTCAAAATTTTCAGATCATTATCACGATTGTGAAGTTGTTGAAAAAATTCTAAACCTTCTGCAATTTTACTGCTTGCGTTTTGTAAAGATTCATCGTAGTTTGACATTCTATTTTTCAACGGGCCTCGGGCTACGGCTTTTGCAAAATAATCTGTTGCGCTCCAAACACCTTTGTTTTTTGCATTACTGGGGATCGGGATCGTATTTCCATCGAATATTTTTATTTTTGACCCTTTCGATTGATAGGAAGTTGGATTGCCGCCTGAATCGACTATAAAGATGCTGGACAGGCTTTGGCCGGTGTTGCCAGCATGGTCATGATGGTTACCCGGTGAACCCGTGAAAGTTTCCATTACATGTGCCAAAGTGTTGTTTCCGGCAACACCATACTGCTTACCTAATTCTGTGTTATCCAGGCGACCCATGCCGGCTGATATCAACATTTCATTAACAAACTGTGTGACCAACATTTTTGAACGTTTTAAAGGTAGCTTTTCTTTCATGTGAAAAAATGGAGCGCATTTTGGAATAAACCCAAACGACAAGATCCTGAGTAGTGCCGAGGAGGAGGTGGCGCTGGGGCCTACTCTTACTGTTACAACGCCGGTGCGATCATACGGCCCCCCTCTTGTAACAATATCTTTTCCTGTATGCTCATTACTGGGGGTGGTCTTATACGTTGTTTGGGCAGCAATATAAGAACTTTTCTTTTTTGTTCCTTTTTGCTGCCCAGCATGAAATAATTTTTTCTTCATTTCAGGGGTTAAATCATAAGAATATCCACGTGTCATATATTCATGAAATGACCTAAGGTTCATGCCGAGTATTGCTGTGTTCGTCTTTCCCTTTATGTATTCTTCATCCTCGGGGTGGGCTGGGCTGGCACAGATATTTTTGCACATTGTGACGTGATCAGTTATGTATGAACCGCCATTTAAATTAAATAAAAACTCATCAAGTCCTCCATACTCTTCCGCAATTTCCCTAGCGTTGAGTGCAATTTGATTAGCGCCGGTGCCGGGAACAAGGTTTTTGTCAAAATGCCTAACTTCCCTAAGAATAGTATCAAGGGCATTCAGTGTATTTTTAGCAGATACAACATTGTTTTCAATTGCCTCTTCAGCAGCCATGACTGCATCAGGGTCTTCTGCTTTTAGCTTTTCAATCAAACTGTTGGAGTATGCTGTTGACACTGCATCTTCAACAACGCATGTTTTTAAAATGCTAAGAATAGGAGAATTATGTCCCCCAGAATTGTAAAAATCTAAAGTTCTCGATGTCACCACTGCCAGGGGTTCAGGTCTGTCATTTATAAGCCCGACTTTTTCAGCAGGTGTTGAAGATGAATCTTCATTACCACCTTTGTTGCTTTTAGGATTAGGTTCTATGACCTCTATTACATCATCCTCAGTTTCTCGCGCTTCTTCCTTTGTATTTTTAGTAGGGGATTTATTTACAATTGGTTTTTGATCACGCTTATCAAAAGATTTTTCTTTTGTGGTTGTTTCACCTGCTTTGTGTTGTGCCTGTGATCCGACATTGGCCTGTATATCTCTTAATGCCATAATTTAATTCCTAAAATATGCTCTTGAATCCAAACGCCGAGCCAAGGCCCGGATTACTATTGTTCGCTGCACTGTTATCGGCTTCATAATCTGTGTAATTTTCATTCACGTCCATTTGTAAACCTGCATTTTGTGCTGCAGGTGCATTTGCTGCCTGCGCTGTGGGCTGAACTGAATCCGTGAAGGCATTTGCAGCTGCACTTACATTTACATTATTTCCAATATTATTAAAGGCGGAACCTGCCGTCACTGATACATTCGTATATGGTGATGACAATACATCACCTCCAAAATTTGGTAAATTCACTTTAGTTGCCTCGTTACCAGGCCCAAATAATGCTGATCCAATATTTTGTAATCCACTAACTAAGGAGTGGTCAATGTTAGCGTAATCAAATACGGTAGGATTAATTTGAGGTGTCGGTTTACTAAGGTGGTTCTCGAGATGTTGTGACAGCGCGCTCAGTGCGTCACCTGTTCCATCGCCACCATCATGCTCTTTTGGTGGCATGATTTTTTTATGTTGCCCGCGGGCGGGAGCAACAGGAATAATTTTGCTTTTTTTACCAAAAGAACCAAAAATTGCACCTACAATCATATTTTCAGGAATAGAAAATGTTTTTTGCTGGGAAGCAGTTGGTGAAGGCCCTAATTTTTCATCTGAATAGGTCACAGGTGTCACAAAATAAGATTTTGTTCCAACATCCCGATGGTACCTGGTATCCTTAAACGTGTATGAATTTATGGATTTGGCTGCTGACACAGATCCTAGTAGATTTTTTTCTCCTTCAAAAGTACAATACACTAAAAAATAAGAAATGTCTGCAGTGTCGCCTGTCATTGACCACTTTAGCATATTAAAATTAACATCTTCAATTATATCAAAGGCACCAACTTTTCCTATGCTTTTTGGTATTTGTGCATTCAATACAAATTCAAAACCTAATTGAGATTCTGAAATTATTTGTTCCATTGAAACGCCATTCTTGATGTCTGACTCAGAAGGAAGAACGCCCATTCTGTCGTATATAAAACGACTAAACCTGGCCGCCTTTTTTTGGATTTCCTTTCCGAATTTATTAATCAAGCCTACGTTAGTGGTTTGTAAAAACGTCGCCGGATCTTGTAGGCAAACCTTAAAAATATAAGAATATTTTTTTCCAGGTTCCAACGGTGAAACGCCCGCCAATTTTTGCGTTTCAGCATTGTCTGAAAAATCTGTTGTGGGATGTATACCAAACGTCTCTTTTCTTCCTGTTGTGACATCAAACCTTTCAATCAAAAATAAAACAAACTGCCGAGCTTTAATGTCGTCTTTTTGAAGTTCAGCAACAAATTGATCAGAGATTCCTGCATCTTGCAGCGCTTTCTTTACAGTGTTGAATAAATTATCCACCTCGGCGGCATTTATTTTGAAGTTAACACTAATCCCATTTTGACCTTGAACTGTCTGCGGCTGATCTATGGACAAAAGAACTGGAAGTTTTTGTGCCGCTGGTTTACGACAAACGATTATTTCATCTTCATCTGACATTATCTCTTGTGACATTGCGGGTATCTGCAGTCTTGTTCCTGCTCGATACGCACAAAAATATCGATATTTTCTGCCATGAATGGCATTTAAATCCATAAAATGCACAGTACGCTTTCCATTACCCACGATGACCAACGGTTGTTGACCCTTTTGTGGTGGAACTTCGACCACTGTGTCAGAAAATTCTCCAAATTTTCCTATTTCTTGACGCAAAAGCCTCAAAGACAAAGTTTTGTCATTTAACGATTTCACGGTAATTTTTATTGCGCCACCTGAGTTTGATGCCAGTATACTGATCGGAATTGCCGTTGATGAAAGTGGATCGCTAACTTTTTTAAAGCTTGGCAGGACAACTGAGGTGAACTCGCCCAAACTTTCATCAAAATTAACAACAGCAACCCTATAGATAAATTGATTAGGTTTTACATTAGAAATAACATCATCAAAATTTATCACACCCTCACTATTAAATGAGTGTGTTCCCATATCTTTTATTTCATCTTTTTTCAGCGCTGGATTTTTTCTAATTCTTAGAATATGACATGCGACAAGTGTAGGGTCATCTTTTAAAATTCTAATTTTAACCCTGCGATAATTGACATATACCACAGAAACATTTGGAGGTTCCGGATTTAGAAGCCAGTTGGCAAGTGATTCTTGGTGTTCAATAGTTACTTTTTTTCTTTTAGTGCTAAGACTAAATTCACTTTCAGCACCTTTCACATTTCTATTATTTTTTATAAGAGCCGCTATCTGCACATAAATTTTTTGATACCCGTACACCTGCGCCTTGGAAAGAAAAAAATCCTGTGACATCAATCTTTTTGTTGGCACTAAGCTAATGGCTGTGGCACCTGATTTTGTATTTCCGATAGAATTTGTGTCATCTTGTCGGGTAATTAAATTGTCTTGACTCCCCTGTCTTTTGTTTCGTAAATCATATCTTAGATTTTTTATGCTGATTCCTGATTGGGGAGACGCAGTGGCTACCCGAGGTGGTAAACCATACTCACCTTGTAAGCCTGCATCACTATAGGCGCTAAGTGACATTGCTGTTGCCAAACCTATTGTTGCATAATTTCCTTTGGAGGCTAGCTCCGCAGGATCCCTGTTGTTTATCCATGCTGTGTTTGAAACAGTCTCAAATCCTGGCTGGGGAGGTGCGTTTTCGGTATTCGGTACAGACATCTCGTCAGGAAGTGCTTTTCTTCCTCCTTGAGTAGACATTAATACACGTTTTTCACCCCCAGCAAATCCGGTAAGTGAAACGAATCCACCACGTTTAGGAAGTTTTGTAATTTTTTTATTAACTAAATCGTGACTAGGAAAAATTATTGTTGCTGTTTCAATTGCATCATTTTCAAAAAGGTTATTTGTATCAGGATCATCCAAAAAAAATAAAAACCTAACACCAGCCACACCCTGGAGTTCTGCCATCCTTTGATTTACAACAAATTCAGAATTATAAACATAGTTACCCTGACTTTTTAAAGCAGCGGCTACCACACCTTTTTCTTCTGTCTCATTTATTATATCTTTTAGGCCAAAAGCAGGCTGACCTATTGCAAATTCAAAAAATGAACCAAGAGAAACATCACGTTTTTTTACTTTTACTGAAGATATGCCCATGTTAATACCCCTAATCCATTACGACAGTAAAAACATTGCAAAACGTCTCAGCACCAAATTTATCACGCAATATTTTACCTATAAAAAACACTCTAATTCCTGGACTTAATGGATCATCATCTATAAATTCTCCAAAATCTATAATTGATAGTTTATCAATGCCGGAAACATCTTGTTCAAAAAATTGCACCACTAAATTATTCGACCTGGATGTTTTGCTAAAAGTAAATTCGCGATGTTGTTTGCCTTTTAGCGATGCTAAAATACCGTCTAGGGTGATAATTTCTTTTTCATTTAATTTTGGATAATTTCCAATTTTATTCCCAATATCAGTACCGGGAATTGGCTTATTTACCGGAGGTAAATATTTGAAATTTGGAAAATGCGAAAAACGCCTATCATTAAAAATGCTTGGTATTTCATCTAAAAACACTTTTCCTGTGCTGTCCGCACGGAAAAAATCTTTAAAGTTCTCGGTCGCTGTAAATGTACCTGTCACAGGAGATATAACAACCTCCTGATAAAGCGAAAACTCGTCTGTCGTTCCAATGATTCTTTGGTCAGTGAAATTTGTTGTTATCCCTTCTAGCATTGCCTCCATGGCGGGGCCTATATCACTTCCTGACAGGACGTTTGGTCTGTCGCTCATTCCTTCTGTAAAAGTGCCTGAAGCGATTGTGCCACCCATGATCTCAAAATCAGATGTCCTAAACGGTCGTAGAGAATACCCTGCCTCCAACTCAGGTACTATTACATCCTGGTACCTGTTGTATGTCTCAAAATATATTTTGCTTGAGGCATCATCAGCTAAGCTGGGATTTAATAGACTTCCCGACGTCGTATAATTTGCATGCAAATCCGTGAAGGAGGCGAATCGGATTCTCATTTCTCCGGTGCCTGCTTGACGTTTTCCTTCCTGCGTAACTGTAAAATCCATTACGCGTTCTTTATTGTCTAATATTCCTGCCATCTTTACTAAATATCAACATAGTTCGGTTCAAAAAATGTGTGATGTTATAAATTGCCCGCCGGCGGGATCAATCTTCAACACTTATTACTTTCGATATCTTATTTGTATCCACACCAGACACAGTTGTATATTGAAACTCATGCGCGCCCATGTCATTTGGGGTTGCGGCGGCATTAATGCCATTTACTTTTTTTGAGTATTTCCATGTAACAGACCCACTAGTAATGTCTGTTGTCCTAGACGAACCATTGGCGGCTCCTAAACAGGGAGATCCATTTTCTAATCTAAAGCTACTAGAATTGATCAGAGGGTCGGTCTCAATGTCACCTGTACCGGCACCACCATAAAAATTTCCGTTTGTGGCGCCATCACTTCCTGAGACACAGTTATAGGTGTGAGTGTCAGCCCTAATTCCAGCAGCCTTTATGTGATGAAAAGGGTCAGCTACAATACAATATTTCACTGTCCCAAGCGTTGCAACTATTCCGTAGCCGCCAGCGCCTTCGCCAAAACACGAATTGTATACAGTGCAGTGTGTGACGGTTGTCCCTTGTTGTGTTGCTGCAATTCCGTCGTGTTGAATATCGTATATAAGACAATTATCAATAGCAACGGGCTGCACACCAGCACTGATGGCCCGTGAAGATGTGCCCCTCACATTATAAATGGTACAATCGCTGATTATACTACCACTCTTTGGTCCAGTAATTGCGTGATCGGTCAGGTTGTGAAGGGTACAATTTTTTATGTGTACTACCCTGATACCTGCAACTGAGATTAAGCCGGCGCCGCTTGTTGCTGTTCCATCATAATCTGTAATTGTGAGGTCTTCTATAACCCAATTATTATAAAACTTTATCGCGCAATCTAGGGTGCCGCCGCCATCGAGAGTGGGTGTGTATTTATTTCCATTAGAATCCGTTCCCGCTCTTATCGTGAGATCAGCAGTAATCTTTGAAAGGTTACCCTCATTGTAGGTACCGCTATCTTGTATTTCTATTATGTCATATCTATTAGCAGCAGCTAGCGCGGTTGCGATTGTTGTATAATCACCAGAACCATCCTGCTTTACGACACGAATGGCCATTATGAAATTTCAACCCATGTGGAATCAGGATTAAAATAAAGCAACATGTCCCTGGTGTGTGTGTCTAGACAGTAGCCAACTATTCTAACAAAATCATTAGCACCGCTTGGCGCTGTAAATGCATATTCGCCAGCTGTTGTTGACACAAAAACAGGATATCCCACTGCTGCTGTTCCGTTTATTAAAGTGGAAGAAATTCTAACAAACCCTTTTAGTAGCATGCCGTGATCGGTTGGACTAGTTCCCATGGCCACGCCTAAAAACTGACTTCCTCCGGATGATGTGGCATTGGCATTGGCATCAGCCCAAGAACCGTCCGTGTGCAAATAATAAAGTTCACCAGCCACCGTGGTTCCGGTGCCGTACTTTAAAATATCGCCGCCCCCTTCACCACCTGTCAGTTGATTTTCAAAAGTTGTTGCATTATAATCGTGCACAACATCCAAAGAGGTTTTGGCGGCTCCGGAGGTTGAAATTCCGACTGAACCCGTCGTGAAAATTTTTCCGACTGCTGCCTCCGTGAACAATGAGCTGCCGCCGACGCCTGCACCAGATCCGACTTCGGAACCTGCCCACATTAGTGTGCCGTTTTCGTTATAGAGCCTGTGATCTGTTTTTGTGGGTGCTGCCTTGGGTGGGATTGAAATAGCAGCGTCCTTCAGCATGTCTGTAGGTAATCCTACCTGTATTCCATTTGGAAACACAACTTTGAGAACACGATTGTCCTTTTTACTTCTAAGGACAATTTTATCTTCCTGTACAACCTTGTCTAGTTCTATCTTTGGCATTTTTACATCCTAAGACACATCAATGTTAACTTCAATAGGCTCAAGAACGATGTCAGGATTATCCAGCCTGTCTTTTACCTGCCCATCGTAGTAAGGCATTGTAGATGTTGCGTACGTATCCAAATTTTGGCTGTGGGTTTTTGCCGGATCAGTTGTTTCACCACTTTGACTGTCTTGAGGTACAAATATGATTTCAACAGGATAAGACAGACCTCCTTTACTGTCCAGAGTGACCGGATATTTTCTCTGTTCCAGCATGTCTCTAAACTGTCCAAATCGATCCCTTCTCCACCTGCTATCAACTCTTGAACCAAAAATGCCCCCTAAGCCATACTTGTATCCTCTCATGATTGGGGTAGAAATAAAAAAGCCGAATGCGGAGACCTTAAGGTCAGGTGTTGGTAAATTATAAGCGCCGTCTCCAAATCCCCACAACCACCTGGTGGTATTTTTTCTAGCGCCTGGACTGTCAATGTAATTACCCCTTTCATCACTAGAGACGGTAGCAATTCCGTATGCTGAGCCGGATCCAAAAATATATGCCGTATCTAACTGTTTAACTTCTCCGGCACCTTCCAGCTCGTTGTCACCGTCAAAAACTGACAATCGGGTACCTCTAAAACTTTGTGCCAGAAATCTCTGGTGCTTGATCTCATAGGCGGGGCGCATGTACCACTGCGTGTCGGATCCTGACAGGTCCTGTCCGCCGAGGGCATGAATATAATAGCTTCCCGTTGGTGCGCCAACTGCTATTGCTGCGTTTGAGAGGGCTGTTCCAAAAAGACCCTTACCCGATGCTTTTATCACCTCCAAGGCATTAGGGGGATAACTGTCATAAACAGTTCCAATTGAGTCTGTCAATCTCACAAAACGCTGCAAAGAACCTGTCGTGCCAGCCTGCCCGCGGGCCACAGACGCAACGACCCCCCTAACATTATCAACTGCCGGATTACCGTATGAACCATCGGCACCGGTAGCGAACATGGTGCCGGTAATGATGAGATCCACGTAAGAACCTGTTAGCGCCTGCTCGGGTTCCACATCCCACTGGTCATAGACAGGATTGTCGTAGTGCAGATCTTCGTGAATCGCGTCGGATGTGAGTGGTTGGTTACTTTTCTGTTCTACAGGTAAATTATCCTGCAGCAAGGACCCAAAAAGTGTTAATGTGCCACCACCGGGCTCTAAATTATTCACGTATTCTTTGGCTATGTTTACTTCGGAGGGGGCGTTGGCGGAAGCTGGATCACCGACGGCACCCTGGTGGGAGTGCATTAAAACTAGTTTATCGCCAGGTAAAAGCACGAAAGGGCTCTCTCGGGACTCATGAAGATATGCATCAAAAGGAATATATCCGCCTGCGGCCAGGGCCATGAATGAAACAGAGGAAGAAACTACCTGTGAGCCTATCACTGATCTTATGAAAGACCTGCCGTCCGCGCGATCTCGAAGATCTCGACCTCCTTTTTGTCGGCCGAAGAGCGTTCCCGGTGTGCCGGCGCCGTAGCCTCGTCCAAAAAATGCTGCTCCTACCCTGGGTTGTTTACACGGAATGTTTGGTGTACCGCGAAGAACAAACGAACCGGTGGGGTAGGCGCCGCCTTGAGGGAGCCATAAATCGGCCGCGGACCACGTTCCGGGAAAAGAAGAACTTAGAGCTGCTTCGGTTGCAAAACTATGTGTAAAGTATGTTCCAATTCGACCGTACCAGATAATACTCTTGTCGGTGTTTGAATCAAAAGTGGTTCCTGTCACCTCGAGTTTATCAACGTTATACCGATAAGTCTCAAAAAAAGTTTCTACTGATGCCGTGACTGGTTGTTCCCGTTGCAATACCAACATAAATGTTGTAATCTGCATCTGCTCAGAGGCTGCGAGGACTGGGTACGTGCCGATAACACCCGAAAACCTCATTTCCACCTTTTCTAACAAAAATGGTGCCGTTATGGATGCTGTTGTATTATAAAGTTGCGAACTTGTGGCATTAAACTTTGTAGCATAGGGAAAACCTGCAACGTCAGTCGGGCCGCCTAGGCCACCATTGAACGGTTGCATGTCCCAGGTCGCCAGATTCGTGCCGATATATTCAGCTGGAATTATGGAAAGCATGCTACCTGTGACAACCGCTTGGTCTTTGTTCAGGTAATCTACATTGCTTCCAGTCGTTAGATCTCCTACAATTTCCCACTTTTTTTGTTGAAAATTAAAATAAGCAAGACCCGAGTTGACACCTTCTGCAAGACCCTCAGCATTTGGCAAAGTCCCTGTGGATAAGGCCACACGAGTGGTTTCTGTTGGATTAATGTCGATTGTTAAGATGGTCTTCGATGACAACCGCTGGGCAAAACCCGGCAACGTGCCTGATGCCGTTCCTGTCGTATAAAATGCCGTCTCATTATCGAGGGTCACACGGCTTTCATTAAACGGCGTGATACTTTCACCGGGTGTGAAAGATATATGCGTGTCTGCAATACCCGCTGAGCACGAGCCAACTGTTTTCAAGCCTTGCAGGGCATTAGGTGTGGCGACGCCACCGGAAATAAATTTACTTCCTGGACCAGATTCTGGCAAACCTGTCGGGTAAATAATATTGCTGTCTGTCGAGAATACTATTGTGTTTGTGTCATCAAAACGCGATGGATATGTTCCTAAAAAGTCAGGATCACCTGTTCTTGCCAGTGTCGGATAAGAACCGGTGTGATTGTCCTGGTCTTGTAACATTATCCTGGTAGGGTTGGAGATAATGCCCGAAACTGTTCCATTATCAAGTTTGGTAATATTATAAATTGCCTTGACATCTGCGGCACTCAGGGCATATCCCGACCACATCGCAAATTCTGAAATTTGTGCATCAGGTTCAGTGTCAGACTGATATGAAGCACCCACTTTCAGTGTATCATCATCATCTCTTTTCATCGACAGGTAACCCGAATCGCTACTGTAATTCGAAGTTGTGTGTATTTCACCATTCAGGTATATTTTCATTCCTGCATATGCAGTATTCCCGCCGCTGCCGTCATATGTGAAAACAAGATGATTCCACACTCCATTTAAATCACTTGTAGGGATATCTGAGGTTGATCGTATGCTTTGTGTTTTTGAGTTATCCTGATCATTTATGGCGAAGACTAATTGGTCGTAGTCAGCGTCCAGGTAAGCGTAGTACTCCGTAACGGAGGAAGTCCCCTTGCCAAAAAGATATGAAAGACCAGATGATGCGACGTTAGTAAAGTTTATCCACAAGCTTATCGAGAAAGCAGTATCGGAACCTGCTGCGGTCGTAGCTTCATCAGCTAAGCTAACATGTGATAGTATACCTGAACTTGGAGGTGTGACTGACACATGCTGATTGGATGAATCGTTCGATGTGAATGTAAATCTAAGTGCGCCGCCCGGTGGATCCAGAGACTGGAGTTGACCGGCGGTTGGGCTATTTAGATATATAGAAGTTAAATTATACGAAGCGTTGTCAGTCGGCGTTCCCGTTGTCATTTGTAACCACAAGACGAGACGCTCGGCAGCTGAGGCAGAGTAGCGATTGCCTAAATTATCTTTAAACGGGCAATTAAGATCGTAATATTTTCCTTTTAGTTTTCTAGGCATTTTATTTCTTTAACCCTCCATACACAATGGAATCATACGTATAATTGTCATTTTGTGAAAAGACAAAACCGTGCCTGGCAATGATCTCATCTTCTCTTGTATTTTCAGTTCGAAACGCCTTGTAGGATGTGGAAGCACTTACGAAGCCGTCCACCAAGACGTGCCTAATTTCTGTGTCAAGTGTTCCCGAGGCATAAAAAAGCTCTCGCTGAGTTGTGTCAGTAAACGGCAACATGTTGGAATCTGCATCAGAAAAAGCGCCTGGTAAATCAACACCACCGAATGCCTCTTGGCTGTCTAAAAATGGCCTAGTGGAGCTATTTTTTAGATTTTTTTTGTCGTCAAATACTAAGCTTTCTCTTTTTGCATTTGTAGCGCACATGTCGCCTTTTATTGAATGTGAAACATACGGAAGCTCTATTGATGACCTATCAACAACTTTTCTAATATCCAGAGGTTCAATCACACCGTCCATCGTAAGCGGAGAAGCAGTAACCTGGACTAGGCTTATCGGTAGTGAAACCGCAAGCGGGTTTGTCATCATAAACTCTACAGGGCTAGATTCCAAGGAGGTGGCCTCGACAAACGGCGAGCTATCGTTGTATGATAAGGACTGCCCCAGGTCTCGCCTGTCAACAGTGTGGTAAACAACCTGGCCCAGTTTACCTGTCGTGTCAATGTTTGCTAATGATCCGGTGCCACTCGTTCCTAGATTTTCAGATATTACTGATTCGTTAAAAAAATCCTGTGTTTGTGGAACCTCATTAAGTGTTGTAACAAGCCCGGTATTCGAACGAATTTTTACTATTGTGTAATTTGTTAATTGGTGTGGCTGGCGTAGATTTGTTCCCTGCAAAAAAGGAGAGTGCGAAGATGAATAGTGTAGGACACTGGTTTCGTCAGTTCCGTTTTGCCAAATTGATCCTGTTGTCGCGCTTGCCATTAAAATTTCCTCACTGTGCCAACCAGTTGCTGCAGCAATATCACTTCCTTACCACCCCTGTCTTCTTCACCCAAGTACAGGTCATAATATTTATATGAAAATTTTGCGCGCTCTAAGGCATGTGATTCAATCACATAAGATGTACCAGAAAATTTTGCATCGTGAGGAAGCATTTGTTCTAAAATATCCCCAATGGTGTCATCAAAAAACTTAAAGAATTCAAAAAATGACTGTAAATTAACCTTGTCAGTTAGCCTGTTAAAGTAAATTCTGCGTAAATTTCTCATGTGTGGATAATTTTGTGAAAAAACCAACTCTGGACTTCCAATAACGTTGTCTAACTTATCTAGGGTCGCAAAAATATTCATTATATCTTCGTTCAATCCCTGTGTTGTTGAAATTTCTATCGCCACCCTTTTATCATCATTTGGTTGATCATTTTGTGGTATTTCGTACAGGGGTGCAGTCGCGGCGTCATGTGTGTCAATGTTATTTTGCTGTTTATAACTACGAATCCTTATTTTATTTGGATTTTCACCTGATTGGAAATTTGAACTGAGAACTTCAAAATCGTATCTTTCAGGTTTTATGATTCTTTTTGATACTTCAAATCCTGTTCCAGCAAAAGTTAAATAATTTTGACTAAAATCAAATGCAGTCAGACGCCCAGACACATTTGATTCTGTTGTTGGCTGATCCAATGATATATCCTGTCGCAGACACTGAAATGAGCCACTCATGTTCGTTACAAAATTAAAATTAACCTCGGGATCAGTGACACCTAAAGACTTGTAGTTTCTAACATGCGTCTTTGTCTCCTGTTCTGAAAGGCTTTTACTCCAAAATCTTAAATTTGCAACTTTACCCGTGAATGTTGTTGTACGACTGTTACTTTCAATAGATGTGTTGTTTAGAAATTTTCCGCCAGAAGTATCCAAGCTTTGACTGCCGATTACCATGAATGACCCGCTAGCATTATAAGCCACTGATCGTCTTTGTAGCGAGTTTGGTGTTATGGAGTCGTCATATAAACTTGAAGTTGTATAATATTGCTCCATTCCCGCAGGGCTAAATTTGGCTGCCCTCAAAAAATATGAAGACGAAACGTAAGATTCAAATAAATCATTTCTTTCGCGACCGAAAGAAACATACCACTTTCCACCGTCGAATATGTCCACACCTGTTAATATTAGTTGTAATGTAGGTGCTGCTGTGCTTGTTGTGGGATGTCCGTATAATGTTATTGAACCCGTTACACTAGAGGCAGGTTCTGGTTTTTTTGCCACACAATTAAATAATGTGCCATGCTTATTTGAAGGCGCTGTAGTGCCTGTGACATGCATTCTGGCCAAACTTTGATATTGTGGATGAATAAATTTAGCGTCAAATTTGTACCTACCTTCCCATGTCCAGGATCCTGATGTGAACAAGCCATCACTTGACTTGTCTGTACCTGTCACAGGATGAACTAACCCTGTTCCTCCATTTCCCCACACCCTAGGTAAACCTGGCTCTGTCCTAGAACCTGACAAAAAGCTACCCTGTAAAAATGGCCGGCTACCATCTATTCCATGAAAATTTAATGTTCCCTGTGAACCAAATGTACCGCTCATGTCTAGCATAGCAGCTATTTCATTTCTTCTGATGTAAGAGTCACCGAGTGTTCTTAGTTTTGATCCGCCAAACTCTCTAATTCTAATTGGTCCATTTGAAGAAATTCCCATACTGGCAAGTGTTGCCCTAATTGATTGATGGGTTCCACGTGTAGAAAATAAAAACGGCAATTCAGAAAAAATTCTTCTCCAAATTGTATTTTGAATTGTTTGTAATGATGTGGTTTGTGCCCTGTCCAGTCTCACGTCCTGACCCTCGAAAAATTGAACAATGTTGGCCGAGTCAAATAGGGACGGTAATTTTATACCATAATAGCGTGACAGCCATGGCAACATTTGATTGCTAACAGTTTCATTTGATAAATGATCTACCTTTAGCAATCTTTTAAATTCATCAACAAACATTTTTAGTTCATCAAATGTTTTAGCAAAAGTAAAGAGCATACCTGCAATAATCTGAGGTTGTCCAATTACAGCGCCCCCAGGTTGATCAATATTTGTTGCGACAGTATCTGATAAGTTTCCATTTTCTTGAGAAAAGCCTTCCGCGGCAGAGGCGTCAGTTAGGTAGTGAGGCGGAATTAATTTTGTCACCAAGTTTGGATTATTGGAATCATAAAGAGATGCAGACAATAAAAGCCTGGAACTAAGGTTTGTAATATCGCCAAAAGACGGAAAAAGGCATATTGTAGACATTCTCGACTCACCCAAAACAGGTGATGTCCCGAAAGAAGATGTGTTCCTCAATGACATAGAAAAATTAGAAATTGTTGAATGTAGCGCATTTCCACTTGAATCTAAAACTAAACTTTCACCAGAACCATCATAGCTTCCTGACGGTTCATTAAATCTAAAAAATAGTTTTAGTTTTGGATCGGCAAATATTTCATTGAATCTTTGCGTTTTAATTTCTGTTTGTGTCTTTGCCTTATGCCAAAATCTAAAATCATCAATGGCACCTGACAGTGTTTCTACAGGGGTAAAAATATATGAATTTTGTGAATGAACTGATCCGCTTCCTATGTAAGCGGGCGAAGTTTTGAAATCTATTTTACCTAAGTGACCAAACGATGATGATGCCTTTTGCACAGCATTATTATACATTTTAATTTGGCCGGGTCCTGCAGATCTATCGAATACAGCAGCAATATGTTGAAATTCGCCTTTTGTAACTTCTAAAGAAGCCGATAAATTTAATGATGATGAACTTATTAGACAAAAAAGATCCGCTGTTGCAGTTGATGTAGATTGCGATAAAAATAAAGTGACCCCGTTACTACCACTTAATTTTTGTAATATTACCTGATTATCGTTAGCAGTTGTTGGCACAGAAAAATGAAATTCAACTGTAAACGGTTTTGTATCGGGATCTAGGACACTTTCGCCTGTTGGACTTTTTGTCAGTGTCGGCTGTGTTGAACCTTTAAAATCATTTACCGTTATATAACTTCCGGGTTCTGTTGCTGAATTTGAACCGCTAAAAGACAAATATCCTACGTGCACAGGAAAATTATCATAAACATGCTTTTCAAAACCTGACAATTTGTCAACAAATGTTATTATTTCGCTTTTACTGTCATCAAACGGCATTTGATTTATTATCTTGGAAAATGCCAGCTGTGTTTTCGCTTCTGCACTATTAAAGAATGTGTGGTTATGAAATTTTGAAAAATCTACATTTAGTTGCTGAGTACTTTTTAGAGGCGAACCTGGAGCATCAAACCTAAAAGTTCCAGTCAACACCAACGCACTATTGTCAAGATCACTAAGGGAAACGTCTTTAATTGGTGACCCATTTTTCGAAGATCTTGTAATTCCTGCTTTAAACAACAGGGAATCATCGGCTAATGTATTTTTTTCTTTTGCCATTTTATATTATCCATTAACCTTAAAGATAGTATCCCTATTTTGAACAAGGTAACTAACGCCCCTCTCTACTATATAGAAATCAAAGGCATATGACCTACCGACCACCAGAGCCTGCATTTTAAAATCAAAAAACATACCATCTGTGTCTGTTGAAACCTTGGTTGAATTAGTGGTATTGTCATATGGTATGATAATTTTGCCGGTAACACGATCAACAACCTGATAATATAAATCGTCAAAAATTACCGATGGTCTGTTTATCGGGATTTTTACAGGGGCATTTTCCTCATTAATGAGATCACGACCATACAATCTAAATTTAACAGTATCGTTCTTGTGATAACCTGTGTCAGCATTGGTCACAATAATCTGTGGTTCTCTAGATATAAATTCCCCACCCCTACGATCAGGTTTTTTCAATGTCACTGTCCCTGTGTGATATGTCACAGTTCCGTCAATAGAGTTCCAATAAGTGGTAAAATCAACCTCACCAGTATTGGTAAGTAATTTTGCAATAGATTCTGTTTTTGTATGTTTACCCGTTTCTACAGATGCCATGGCAAATGATGCCGAATAAAGACCTGTAACACCGGATCCATCAGTTCCTGCCGTATGCTGACTGCCTGTTACATAAAAATTGAACAATCCTTTATTTAGCTGCAAAATAAAACAGTTCTGTCCCGTGATTGCAGATAAACTTGATCCACTAACTAGATTGGCGCGGGCTGACCTATCATACGAGTTCAAAAATAATGTTCCACTCGAGTCAAAATTAAAATTCTTATGACTATCAACAATGGAATCATCAAACTTAACTACTAACCTAGGTCTCAGTAACGGATTTGCAACATGCCTAGACGCGAACCTTTTTACAAATCTAGATTTCTTATCATTTTCTTGTGATCCGCTAAAAGACAATCTAAAACCAACATCAGGAATTTGTGATGCGACTGTTGCAGATACGATATTTGTAACATCAATTGATAAATCCTCCGTACCAAGGGTAAATGCCTGTTTTTTCTCAAACGATGCAACACCATTTCCGTCGCTAAGGTTTCCTGAACTTATGTAATCAATATCAGCTGAACCTAATAGGCCACCCGCATTTGCACCTGATGCAAACCAGACGTTGTTGTCGGTTGTATAAGATGCTGTGAGAAAATTGGCCACGTGAACATCATCGAATTTACCCGTATCGAAACCTTCACCTTCATCAAATGTCTGTGATAGTGGATAAACTGATAGTGTGAAATTCCTAGGAACTGCGTGCCCAGTCATAATATCCTTCATTTCTAACACAGCCCTAAAATTACTTGAATTTAAATTTAATATCGTTCCTGTTAGCTGTGTAATGGGTTGAAGGTCAAACCTTACCATGGCTCTTGATAATTCCAACTGTGATGATGTTCCATTTAGTGTTGTTTCATTATAAAGCTTAAAAAGATCCAATGTGGATGCCTGTCCTACATTGGCATCTGTAACCCTCAGGTTTCCGTCTATAATTTTATCTGTGATATAAGTGTCAGAACTAGCTGTGCATACAATAATCATTATTTTCTCCTAAATTGCTGTGCCAATTACATCAAATGTAGGATATTTCAATTCAAAAATTGCGCCTCTTTCAGGAACAATCAATCCCTTGGTTTGACTTTGTTTAAAATCAAAAACAGTAGTGTTGTAATTTCTATCTTCTATTACGCCTAACCTCGGAAAAATTTGCAAATCTATTAGAGAAATTACAAAATTTGTATTAATGATAATGTTGGTAATATCATCAATGACAATAGGTTGTCCAATATTGAAGAATTTTCTATCAAGGGCCGCAGCGATGGTGCTGTTAACAGTCGCAACAACCTGTGACTTGTTAGCGTTATCGGCAACATAAACGCTGTATTTTACAGCAAAATTTATAACCCTTGTATCCAAAACGTCCACGGCGTCTCCAACTAGACGTAACTCATTGAGATAAACTTGTAAATTTTTCTTTAATGAATCGGGCGATGGGCCTAAGCTGCCATCTGCATTTTTTGATATTAGATAAAGAAGGGCAGAGTTGGGATTTACAGGATTATCCAAAATAGATGCCCTATAAACTCTTCCAAATTCACTAGGCAGGGAGTATATCCTAGCTAACAAGTCCTCCCTAGAAACAACTCTTCGTTGTGATTTTCTGGCTGACGTTATTCGTGTCTTTAGATCATCTAGGGTCGGAGCAACATCACCACCTGAGGAAGATAGGGGGTTTGTTACAAGAAGAGACTGCCTTACAGTTAGCGCATCCGTGGCCTCGGGGTTTCTTCTAAATGCGATTGATAAAAAATCAACTGCCTCGATGGTATTTGATGCAACGTTATGTTCCAGTCCCCCGCCATGGCGATACCTGATTGAGAGGGTTACACCGCGTGGCGAAATACCAAGTGTTTGTGTCTCCAATAAAGACTGTGGATCAATATTGAATCTAGGCATTACAGTTTTTCCAAATAGTTTTAATGACAAACTACTAGGGTCAGGAACAATATCGTTGTCAAGGGTCTCAGCATTACCTCCACCAAATCTAACAGTCGTTAGCTGCGTCATTGGATCATACCTTCTAAGGAACCTATAAGGTGCCGCGATCACACGTATAAAACTGGGAACCTGATTTGCGTCCTGGGTTATGTTTTTTGTCTTTAAGAAAATAGTGTCTTCAGCCAAGGATGACACCTCATAATATGTGTTTGCCTCAGAATCAGTTATCGAAAGAACAGCAGTAATATTTTTTTCACTAAGCACTATTTCACGAAATGAAACAAACGTATCAGGAACTACAACTGTCTCTGTCTTATCTTTTCCCGACACGGCGAAAACCTCAGCTGTCATTGTAAAAGTTTTTGGACTACCGTCTTCATTCGTAGACGCTATAATAAAATTAGCTTCAAAATTACCGTCTTCATCTTGCTCGGCAAAATCTAAGTCGTCTATGGTAGTAAATTCAACGCCTGAAATTGCTGACACTTGTGTGCCGGCCAAGATAACAGGTAAGCAGTTTCTTTTTGGCAGATAGTTGCCGCTGATAAGTTCTGCGGGGGCTGTTATAGAAAACTTTAGAGAAACAACGGCAGGAGACGCGCCTACAATTTCAACACCTGAATTTCTCAAATGTGTTATGATGTTATCAGGCTCAACTGCCCTAACAGGGTCAAGTTCTCTAAATGCATGATCTAGGTAAAAGTTCAATGAGTCACCAACCGTGGCGACAAAATCTAAAAACATTCCTCCAACTGATGCTTCTGAAAAATCCTGTATCTTATCAGGAAAATAAACTCTTGCTGTATCCAAAAGTTGTGCACGGAGGGTTTCAAAATCGCGTGCCGTGAATGTTTTATTTTGCTCTTTTTTTATTTTCTTTTGTACTTGAAATGCCATTAGCTAGTCACCACTAAAACAACTTTTACTTGTTGTCCCGTTACTTCAATTGAAGGAATGCTATATCCAACACGGATTGCAACCTGTATTATATCACCGGCTTCGGATTTTTCGATATTTGGTTCAAACTCTTGTAATTCTATAAACGGCATAAATTTATTAACTGCCGATGAAATTCTTGTTAACGCTTCCCCAATTCCAGCTTCGCTAGTTAATTCGAATGCCAAGGGTCGAAGATTTGCACCAAAATCAGTTAGCATCAAACGTTCACCGTGATTTGTTACCAATAAATTTCTTAAATTATCGGCAACTTGCACCTGTAAATCCTTTGACATTGCAAAAACTGAACCTGCGCCACCGTATTGTGCAAATGATACCGGCGTCAATATGCCAATAGGTGTTGAAGATGTTGTATCAAGAAAATTTTCTTCAAATTTATCTTGTTGCAAACCAACGGATTTAAAATCATATACTTTTGTCGCTTGCGCCATAATAAAGTCCTGACACTAAATATCCAAAAAACCAGTTTAGCAGTTACTAACCTTGTATATCTCCTAATGCGGTTCCGCCTGCTGGGTGATCTTGGCTAGTCGATGGAACTGGCGCAGTCGCAGGTGGAGGTGACAAATACCCCATGACAGTAACGCCAGCATGCACATCAAATATTAAGTCTATGATTCCTGTGAAGGCAAATTCATGAATTGCGTCTGCTATATCTTGAGCTTTTTGTTCAATAATGGCATCGGAATCGGCACCTTTTTTAGATCCGTCCTCCTTTGCTTTTTTCTTGGCTTCCTCTATTCCTATTTTTAATTGCTCATTTGTTGGAAAAGAAAGGGCGCCGTCAGCATCATGTTCGCCGGAACCTTGACCGGGTGACACATATGTACCAGCGCCGGCGCCGGGGGCAGGACCTGCTGCTACAGCAGATTGACCAGCCTGAATTTCGTGTGATGTTATGACCTTGGCAGTTTCCATGTACTTGTGTATTGCATCAGCAAGGTCTTGGGCAAGGTCTGATATTATTTGATCCGGGTCTGCAGCACCTTTCATTCCCTCATCGCGGGCTTTTATGTGCGCATCGTAAAATTCTGTGTCTAAATCAAGTACGCCGTCTTCAAGTGCCATCTTTACTCCAAAAATCCTTCACCGGTTCCACTACCAGGTGAAACAGTCATGCCTGAACAAGGAGCATCCATCTGACCGGAAGATATTGTATCATTTGTCTGAACTTTGGCTTCCAGGGTATATGTGTGCACAGCAGCTGATAGATCTGTGGCAAGGTCAGTTATTATTTGATCCGGGTCTGCCTCACCTTTCATTCCCTCATCACGGGCTTTTTTGTATGCATCGCTGATTGCTGCTGCCAATGTTTCTTTTACTGCATCTAACCCTGCTGGCATTTTTTATTCTCCAAATATTCTTTCAGACTTTACATTGGCGATATCAGGCTTAAGTTTGCTATCAATCTTTGCCTTTAGGTCAGCCGCTGCCTGTGTTAATTGTGGACTAGGGGCACCATATCCAGGTGTCACATGCCCGACAACAGTTTGACAAAATTTGCCGAGCTCTGTCATTGTGTCGTTCCACAAATCTTCCAATTCCTGGTATTTTACATACGGTTGGGACTCTCCTGCGCCTGGACCATTTCCAGCTCCGCCATCTACCTCCTTTGCCCTACCTAAATAAATTTTATTACCGCTAATTTGAATTGTTCCATCTGGTTCAATATAAATGCATGCCAAATCCTCGGTTGGATTTCCTTCTTTGACAATTCTAATACTTCCGTTTGTTTTTCCATCGGCATCAGCCTTGTCAGGAAGAATACTTTTTGTTGCATCAATTGGAACTTTTCTTGCTACGATCCTAATATGATCTGCTTTAACTGCAACAACAGGAGCCGCGGCTTGTGGATCGGGTTGTGTTTCAAACCCCTGTGCCTTTATCACATCCAGGCCTAATTTTTTATCAATTTCTGATTTTTCAGAAATGTAAATACGGGCTGCATCAACAAGAAAATCCGGGTCGCCTTCTGCTGGATTTGTTTTTTGATTTCCGGGATCAGAAGGGGCGCCTGTTCCCTCCTTTGCCAAATCAGATTCACTATCCTGGTCTTGTGAAGCCGCAGGATCCTTGTCAACCTCAAATTTATCTAGTGAATTTTTAACTAAAAAAGGCGCTGTGCTGTTCTTCGGTCCGCCAACATTTGCTTTTTTTCTTGGTTTTTTTATCTCGTTGTCGACAGTGTCAAAATACCTACCACGACCAGCGACAATATCAATAGACCCCGCTTTTTCCGACGCCGCGTCGCTAGAATTTGATGATTTTTGCTCAGACGGGCGTACTGCATGGTCAAAACCCCTGTCAATACCAAGACAGATGCTGGTATTATTCGAACCTTGTAAAACAAAATCACCTGGGCGTTTTGTCATTCTAGGGGTCGGCTCCATTATTACTTGTGCTGTTTCAACTGATTCCTTGACGATTCTTTTCATTTCGTCTTTTAGTTTTTCTTCAGTTGGAGGGGCTTTTGGATCAGCGGGCGGCGAAAGCACAAAAACACTTGGTGCTACTTCATTTGGAAAATCTTCCAACCTTTTGTCCGGGGCAACCGACGCTGTTAATAATAAATCACTTACATCTCTTGTTGGTGATGTATAGTTCACATCTTCAAGCGGCAGAATATCATGAATTCTAGAGATCCAATAAGTTGTCGAATCACGAATATCACCAAATAAATCAGGTTTAAAAATCCAAACCTGCTCACCCGGTTTTACAGGAAGGGCAAGATGTGATGAGAAAAAAGGATAACTTACAATATCAGCATTTGTTGCTGTGCTGTTTTCATCATCAATAATTCTGGCGACAATTGAATTTCTTGGTGACTGGTAAAATAATTTTTCTGAAAACTCTGACAAAGATGTTGGTATTTCTTCAACAATTGATGGGTCGGATATTGTCTCTATCACGATTGCCCTGTTGAATATCCTAACTGCCTTTAGTGCCTCTAAATCATTTCTAATTGCTGAGGCGCCGCTGCCTTCAAACGGTGTGTTACTGACCGTCGCGTTTGCTGCGCCAATTGCGTCTTCACTCATTTATTCCTCTATTTGCGAAAAAATAATGTCAGCATCGACTGTGCTTGCTTTTTCTATTTCTTTGGTGACTAGACCAGCCAAAGAAATTAATTGGTCGTTTGCCTTTGTCATCCTTTCAAGATATTTTACCAATGTAGGTCCCATCGTCACATGCTCAGATGCGCTTCCGCCTAGCTGGGCAAATGCCTGCGTAAACAAAGCACTAGCACAAACCCTGTCATTTTTTGCATTATTATAAATTTCTAACCATAAAAATAATTTTCTTCTGTCTAGGTCTTCAATTTCAGATAATATTTCTTCAAATTCGGATATTTTTTTTGCAGCAACCTTGTCGTTTTCTAGCATTTTTTCTATTTTTTTAATTTCGTTTGCTTTCATAGGGTGCCGCCTTTTTCCTCAACCACAATTCTGGCATAAATTTTTCTAATTTTGCTCATTGATTTTGCAATATGTTTCTTTTCTAGGCCTGATATTTCGACCAAATAAACATAAATCGATTGCTTATTAATAAAATCTAGTTCTTTTGCATGATCAAATAATCTTTCAACTGCACTTATCGTTATCAAATCTCGATCATCAGTCAAGTGCTCTCTGATTTTTTTAACCCTTGCGATATTTTCGGCGCGGCGCTCTGCATTTATTATAAGTTCTTCAGTTGACGGAAGCTCTATATAAGAATCGATCTGTTGCTTGAGAAGTGAGTCACCTTTTCTTGCCGTCACCTCGTCTAGATAAACGTGCTTAAAATATTTTTTTCGGTGACTATTCGTTGTATTGATTAGAAAGTTTTTTGCAACAACATTGAAGTAGCTAAATGCTTTCGAGCCCTTGGCAGGATTCCACTTATGAAGTGAATTATAAAGAAAATAACAACCCTCTTCAATTAGTTCCTGCGTATTCATAAGAGGCGATTTAAAACCATAAACATAAATGAGACTTTCAACAAGTTTCTTCATGGCCGGTAATATTTCATTGCCGTAGACTGTTTCACGTTGTTTTCGTTCTGTAGATTCTAAAAAAGTGATAATTGATACCTCAGTGTCTTTGGTAAAATACATTACACTTTTTTGACCAGGCCTACGCTTTATTCTTTTTCTTCCTTTTTTGACTGCCACTATTCATTTTCCTCTTTAAGTTCTGTGATATTTGATGCCAATGCTACAGCAACAGAATGAATAGAATCGCGGACAGAATCAATATCCCTTACGACAGCTTTTACCTCAGGGCTGTCATAAAATAAGGGGCGTTCTAATATTTCCGACATTTTTTGATATTTTTCATCTATTGTGTCTAAGCACTCTTCAATTGTGTCTTCCATTCTTAAAATAGTAATGCCTAGCCTAACGTTTTTGTATAACGACAAGCACAACAACAATGCAAGAACCAAAGATACGTATATCATTTATCTACATGTTCCATAACTATTTGTTGAAATTTTTCCTGTAAAGCCTCATGACTATGAGACTTTTTCAAACGTTCAGATAATTCAGCAGCTGCAGTCAATAGTTTTTGATTCTCATTTACCGCTAGCTTGAGTTTTCTACAAAAATTTCCTTCCCTGGCTTGAGCCCAACTAGAGCCTGTAACAAATATTGTTCCGTCTATTCTACTGCCTGGAATTGGCATCATGTCACACGCAACCGAAGAAAAACTTTTGCCACTTAGAAATTCAGTGTGCGCTGACCAGTCTGTGGCCACTATTGGAATTCCGGCTACAGCAGCTTCAAGTAGTGGCAGGCCAAACCCCTCACCTCGTGTTGCAGTCGCAAATACACATAATTTTGGACTTTTGTAAAGATTATTCATCTCCTCTCGCGTCATAGCACCGTGGAGCAGGTAAACTTTCGGTGACTTTGCCGGATCCTGTTTAGACATATTTTTTACTTGTCGAAGCATTTTTCTAACCAGTTCACGATCAATCGTGGTATCACGTCCTTTAGACGTTTTTACAACCAATCCAACATCAGGATTTCCTTTAAACGCCTTCATAAACCACAAAATACTACTAAGGAGATTTTTCCTATCACTTTCTGGGTTTTCACTTGTCAAGGTCCCCACCATTAAAACATTTTTAGTCGTTACAACATCCTGTAAAGGATCGGCCGACGGTTCGTCTAACAATTGGGGAAAATATGCTTCAGGTAAAACAACTATTGGTGTTTTTTCAGTACCGTTGCCTGATCTTTCTAATGTATTTTTTGTAAATTTACTTGGGACAATTATTAGGTTCATTTTTTCACGATGAACTGTTGCCCAATCAGATGAGCACCTTGTTGTTTCTACGCCGGCTGTAACACCAATATTAAACTTTGCCAGCGATGTATTCCACTCGTGGGGTAATTGCACTTGAAAAGATATGTCATATTGCTGTTTTGGTGTTGTAACCTTTTGCAGGATTTTATCATACAGGCCATTTTCATAATTAGAACCTAAAATCCACGGTGTAATTCCCCAAGGCAGTGCCTCAACATCTACTTGCCAATCCGGTTGATTCATACAAAATTCAAATATTTGCCTAGCATGAACACCGTATCCTGACTGTGTCAACAACGGGCCCCTTACCAACACTCTTTTCATTAAATTTCCTCCAGGATAAACTTTTTATCCAGCGTATAATTTTCACACAAATCCCACAAAGACTCATGCCATTTATCAATGGTACTTTGAAGGGAAAATTCTGATTGGACATATTGGCGGGCTTTCTCACCTAGCTTTCTTCTTTCATCAGCACCCATTTTGTACATTTTATAAAGTGCGTCGGCAACTGTGTCGGTACAGACATAATCCTCATAAATGTATGGAACCATTTGTGACCCTACCATTGACCTCATTTCAACAGGTAATGCAATTCCATTTTCCGAGCCATCTCGATGATCAACCACCTGCCTTGTTAGACCACCCGTCTTTAGGGCAATTATGGGATTGCCACATTGCATAGATTCTAATGTACCCAGGCCAAAACCTTCGGCGTAGGCAATGTTGATGCACGAATCAGTGATATTATGCAACACATTCATTTGTTCAAATTCCACCCTTTGGTTTGAAAATACTGTGTTTTCTACAATATCAAATGCCTCGGCACAGATTAACAAATTAGGGCCTTCAGGATCATTGGGGTCTGTATGTAAAAGCAAAGTTGCGTCATTTTTTCCCTCTGCCTTGATTTTTTTCATGAATTTTGACCACGCCTCCATAACATCGGCAGGTCGTTTCCGGCGGGCATTTCTATTTACCCACATTACCGTAAAATGATCTTCTCGTTCCTTACCTAAAATTTGAATTTTATGTGCTTTTCTTTCCTCTAGGCTAAGAGGAAAAAACATTTCGTTTGGAAGCGCATGGGGTACAAAGTTTGCTTTGCCAGGAATTATCTCGTTAACCAGTTCATACGTAAGATGACTGTGGCAGTTCATAAGATCGGTCGCTTCATATAGAACTTTATTAAATTCCGGTGCCGGCTTGTTATCCCAAACATGCCAATAGGCAATTGGGCAAACCTTGTTTATTTCATCATGCATTTCCCACACATAAATGAAAAAACGTGGATCAGTAAAAAGCAATAATACGTCAGGTTTTTCCGCTGCGATAGCCTGTAACAGCATGTCGCGATTGCCAAAGCCGTCAATAGGCTTAATAATGAAATCAGGATTAACAACGACTGTGTCGTAATTGTTGTGCTTTACAGCAGCGCCAAACTGTCTAACAGTCCAGCATCCTTTTTCCACCAAGCCGTTGATAAGAAATCGACTTTGACAGCCCACGCCTGACGTACTAAGGGCATGGTCGGCTAGCATTAGAATTTTTTTCTTTGATTTTGTGTGTTGTACTTGCATCATAGAAATACTATCGCTCATTTAGCGACAGTAAAACTAACAATACAAATAATCAGGTGCAATATTGCGTATTTGCAAACTCACAAAATTTACAAGACATTCTATTTTTAATGGAAAATCCCGAGTTCATTCCCTTTAGCATCCCGCTTACCATCTTATTCGCCTTTTCACGGGCTTGGGGTCCAGCGGAAACCTTGACAATAGAAACTGATTTTCCAGGTTTGCTATCTCTCTTCAGTAAAACAAAGGCAGTCTTAATTTGATGACTAGCCTTTCCTGATTCTTTCATCCAGTAATGCTTGTACAATACAAGCTGTGCCTGTACCAGGAAATCTCGCTGTTTATCGCGGTGCCATCCTCTTGGTCCTGCCGTCTTCCAATCAATGACAACATGACGACCATTTGGAAGCTCCAAAACACAGTCAATAAATCCCTTGAACTTACCTGTTTCCGTACCGTCGACATCTTCGTATAGATAATGCTCAGCAGACACAGGTTTCCATCCAGGGAACTCTTCTTCTAAGAATAAGGGTAACTGTTCTAAACTGTTTTTGGCCGACTCTAGCCACCCAGAAAGGGACACGTGTCGATACTTCCAGCCCTGTGATTCAGCTTTTTTAGTTTGTTTTTCCACAAACTCAGGTGTATCGAATCCTTTCTTTTTCCACGCGGCACGAATTTTATCGTGAACCAAATCAATGTCAATTGGCGTTCCGTTTAAAAAGGACTCAGCTGCATCATGGACAATTGTCCCATAGTCCAAATATGGACTGTCCTCAAATGTAGAAACTTTATCAATATAAGTTAATTTATGTTTCCATGGGCATGCTTGCCACATACTAACTTCAGAATATGAAACATGTGGCTTTCCATTTTTTAAATTTGGAAGATTTTTCGAATTTTTTTCACTGGTTTCCATTGTAATATTGTACCATTATTACAGGAAATTTGCACATTTTTTACAAATTTATTTACATAATTTTCCAAATTTTTTGTTACTTTCCAATGCGTGTGTTCAGCTAGCAATGAGTTATCTGCCAAGGTGTTTCTTGCTTCGCCCGGGCGTGCAGGAATATACTTCTTTTCCCCTCCAAACATCACCGCTAATTCATTTATTGAATAATTGATACCTGTTCCAATATTAAAAATCCATGTTGTCTCATTTTCGCTCCAATCTTTTTCCCCTAGTGCAGCAAAACCTAAAACTATGTCATCTACATGCGTAAAATCGCGGCGTTGTTCACCGTCACCGGTGATAGTCAGTGGTTCACCGGTTTCATATTGTCTTTCAAACACACCAACAACTGTTGCGTATGCCCCTGTTGTTGGTTGTCTATCACCATAAACATTAAAAAACCTGGCAACAACTGTGCTCATGCCATAAACCTCATGATATAATTGACACACCTGTTCACCGGTATATTTTGCAAAAGCGTACGGATTTAAAAAATGACCACCATATGCCGATGATGAACCAGCGTATACTAGCCTGGCGCCGGCTCTGCGCGTAAATTCACAGACTTCTGCTGTACCCATTACATCAATTGACAAGTATCTCAATGGGTCATCAAATGATGGTTGAATTCTTGCAAGAGCAGCCAGATGATACACTACATCAAATTCTTCATTTGCATATTTGACATGACTTAAATTTCTCACATCATCAATCCAGTACCTAACGTCTTCTCTCATGTATTTTTTAGAAGATGACTCAGAACACAAGTTGTCAATCACGGTTATTTCGTACTTTTTTGTACCTGCCAAATAGTCGACAAGATTACTACCAACAAAGCCTAGGCCACCTGTTACCAATATTTTCATTTTATTCCTCTGAAATTGCTCTGCCTTTTAATTTTTCCCAATCCCTTTGAGGCCTTACTTCTAAATTCTTTTGCCAAGCACCGGTCATGACCTTTGGATCTACCCCCAGGACCCTTGCCTGATACATCAGAGCGTTTATATCCTTCACGAAACAAGAACCACCAAACCCTAATGCGGGATCACCCGTGTCATCGGCAGGCATCGGTCCTGGAACTCGCCAGTGAGAACCACCCAACCTTTTGTCGAATGTTGCATATTCAATCACCTTATCATAATCAATATTGCCGCCGTTTTGGTCGAGCGCATTACAAATTTGATAAAATTCATTAGCAAGAGCAACTTTCGTTGCCAAATGAACGTTTGTAACATATTTTACCATTTCAGCTGTTGTAGATGATGTTTTAATAATTGGAACATCAGGAAAGGCTCGTTGAAAAATATTTCTCACTTTATTTATTTGTGGACGGGGGCCGCCCAGAATAATCCTGTCTTGATTTCTCATATCATTTAAAGCATTTGCCTCTGTCAAAAACTCAGGATTAAAAACAACTGTAAGGTTGTCAAGATCATGATTCCACTGTTGCGTGCTTCCCGGTGGCACTGTTGATTTTACTACCGCTATTCTGTGTTCTTTTGCAGGAATATCACTAAGTTCCTTCAACACACTATCGACTATTGAAAGATCTGCTTCGCCCGACGTTTTCATTGGTGTAGGTAAGCAAATAAAATAAATTCCAGAAAATTTTTCTGTATTTTCACATGCCGACACAAATTGTGCCAAATTTTCTGGTTTTCCCATTACTTTCCATGCGCCTGGAACTTCAGCCCCTTCCGATAGTTTTCCGGCCTTGTCATATGCAAAGACTCGGAGACCTCGTTCATTCATGACTGTTGATAGGGAGCCACCTACAAATCCCTGCCCTATTACCGCTATACTTTTGCGCCCTGACATCTTTACTCCTTGTTACGTTGCGCTAATACATTATACTCAGGAAAGAACAAATAATCGATTTCTGTACCTAAAAAACAGTTCACGGCATGCTCAACATTTTCGCAAATTGGTTCTCTGTCATTAAAACTCGTGTTCAAAATAATTGGCACACCTGTTTTTTCTTTCCAAGCTTGAAGAAAATTATAATACCACAAATTATCTTCTTGTCTCACTGTCTGCAACCTCGCGGTTCCGTCAAAGTGAACCACAGCCGGCACCAAAGAAGCCTTTTCTTTTTTAAACTTTAAGACAAACTGCATATAAGGACTTTCCTGATATGTCGTAAACCACTCTTCCACGTGTTCGTTCAAGATAGAAGGTGCAAATGGTCTAAACCATTGCCGATGCTTTACTTTTTCATTAATAATATCCTTCATTTTAGGATTTCTTGGATCGGCAAGAATACTTCTATTTCCTAGAGCACGACGACCAGATTCAGATTTTTCATTAAAGACAGAAACTATATTTCCGTCCGACAGGAGATCTACAATTTTATCTAAAGTACACTCTTCTAATTTTAGATTATTTTTATTAATTACTTCATCAAAGTGAGCTTTGTCCCAATTTTCGCCTAGGTACGGGGTAAAATTATGTTTCCATTCTATACGAGGGTTTCCCAAAACTTCATGCCAAACTATCTGTGCGGCGCCAATGGGTAATCCGCCGTCGTAAGGAACCGGAGGTATGTATACCTGGTCTATTCTTTCTCCAAATACTTCCTTGACTTTTCCCATTGCAACTGAATTTAATACGACACCGCCTGACATACAAATATTTTTTATGTTTGGGTTTGTACGTAATGCAAAATCTATAATTGCAAAAATTACAGCCTCAGTTGCCTTTTGTAAGCCGGCAGCGAGGTCAAACTTGTCTTGTTCACTTTTTCTAGCGATTGCTGCCCATGGCTCTAAATAGGGATGTTTTGGATCTTTATCTGATGTTGCTCCGGGCGGTTGACCTGGTGGTTTAAATCCAGAAGGAAGAATATCCTGCGTTAGCATTTTATAAAAATCATCACAATATTTTTCCGAATCTCCCATGGCAGCCATGGCCATTACAGACCCTTCTTGGCCACCTCGAGGCCAGCCATTCTGTAGTTTGAAAATATATCTCGTAATTCTAGACCACACACCCCCAATATTGATTTCATTTGGCCTGAATGTTTTTACATGTTGCATTGAATTTTGTTTTCCATGCCAAATAGTACATGCTGATTCTCCGGCATTGGCATCTTCGACACCTCCACCGTCCATTGTTAAAACAATTGCCTCATCAATATTACTTGAATAAAAAGCATTCGCGGCATGTGCCCTATGATGTGAGAAAAAATGAAACTTTCCACCATTTTCTTTTACCAACTGTTGCGCTTTTTTATAGGACTCTTCATACCCCTCGGCTTTTCTTTTTGGATACACAGATGCAATGTGTGTAACCTCACATGCATCTTCATTCGCCCTGTCAAACATAAAAGAAATTGCATCTCCAGGAGGACATTTTTCTCTATTGTATCTTTCATACTCAGCATGAATAAGCGGTTTACCATCGTCTAAAATTACAAATGAGCTGTCGTGCCCACACCAAATTCCTGCTATTTTCATATTAATCACCTTTTATAATTCTATAACTGTCTTCATCAAAATGTTTTGTTGAAAATTCAAAAAGTTCAGTGTCTTGAAGGGCAATCATTTGATGCCGCAATCCTTTGTACACATGAAAATTATCGCCTTGTTCTAAGATAACAGACTCAGCTTTTTCAATGTCATCCTGTTCTGAAAACAGAACTTTAATTTTTCCTGTTTGTACATAAAATACTTCATCTTTAATTTTATGATAATGCCAAGAGCATTTTTTTCCTTTCACAAAATAAAGTAGTTTTCCACAGTATTCATCACAATTAACGATCCATTTTTCGAAACCCCACCCCTTCGAAACAAAATGTATGTTTATTTTTGTTTTATCAAAGCATTTCATTTTTTAGATCCTCTAATGAAACATTATACACACCTAGGTGACGAACTGAAATTCCTGCACAAACATTTGCAAACTTAATAGCCTCTTCCACATCATCACATGATAAAAGCTTTACCGCAAACGATGCCAAAAAAGAATCTCCAGCGCCACAGACATCAAAAACATCTTGAATCTGGGAAGCAGGAAATACCTTTCCATTCCACATCGCCCCTTTCTCCCCAAGTGTTGTGATTAATTGACTCGATGACGGTATAGATTCAGCTTTTTGTGTTTCCTGTTCATTAATTTTTATAAAACAATTCTCGTAACAAGATAAATCTTTCTTTTTGCTATCAACAAAAATTGGTTTTGGTAAAATAGGTAGTAGATTACTAAGCAGATTTGCGGGTAAAAATCCCTTATTATAATCTGATATTACTGTTGCATCAAATGTATTTTGAGATAAGTGGTTCTCAATTGCTTTTATTTCAGCTGGATCACAACTATCGTTAGAATCAACCCTTAAAATTTGTTGTGAAAAGCGCTCATCAATAAATCTTTCTTTTATAATTTTGTTTGTGTTAGAAATTACAGTTACGCCATGGCCTAGGCTTTTTATGTTTAAAGCAACATTCGTTGCCATTCCAGGCTTTGACATGACCCTAGACTGTTTCAATATTGGAACAGGGGCTTCAACACTCATTCTTTCACACCTACCAAACCTATACAGGTCTATGCAGGTCTCACCGAGGACCAATATGTTTAATAATTTTTGTTGTTGAGTATCCATCTATAAATCCAAAAATTCTAACCTCGGCCAAATCTGAACCAATTACATCCTCGGGTTTGTAATCACCGCCTTTTACAATGATGTCAGGTTTGATTTGTTTTATTAATTTATGCGGGGTATCTTCATCAAAAATCACCACCTCATCTACACACCTTAGCTCTTCTAAGATTGCTCTTCTGTCATTTTGCGATATTATAGGCCTCTTTGACCCCTTTAGGCGCCGGACGCTTTCATCGCTATTAAGGCCAACAATTACCCACCGACCGATACTTCTGCAGTACTTTAAAAGTTCAATATGTCCCCTGTGGAGAATATCAAAACAGCCGTTGGTAAATATGATTTTTATATCATTCAAATTTTCTCAATCCAATATTGCAATAAACCCTGTAATGTATCATCAATCGCAACCTCTGGGTGCCAGCCTGTTAACTCTGACAATTCTGTTGAATCGCCATGCTGGTAATGTATATCAATTGGCCTGTAAAACGGTGCATGAATTTCCTGCTTGACATCTTTTAGACCTGATAGTTCTATTAGTTTATCGGCAAAATATTGCATTTTTCTGGGTGTGTCGCCACAAACATTAAACACCTTTCCCATACAATCATCATTTTTCATTGCCAAATAATACGCACGAACTGTGTCTTTTACGTCAATTACGACTCTTACCGATTCCAAATTACCGATAAGCAATGTCTTTTCCTGTAATCCTTTAACCATTCTAGCAATCTGGTATGCATCGGAAGATATTGAAAAATTCTTGCCGCGGCGTGTTCCTGTATGACTAAATGCCCGGGTAATAAAGCCTGTAATTTTCCCGTTCTCCATCCTTTCTTGCATGTACAAATCTATTGCTGCCTTGGATGCACCGTATGGGTTGGCTGGTAAAATCGTGTCTGTTATCTGAATTTTTCTTCCATCTTGTCCAACATTACCATACACTTCTGATGTTGAACAAAACATTAGCCTACAATCGGGTTGATAATCTTCAATTGCCTGTATCAGATTCATGGATCCCATTACATTAGTTTCAAATGTTCCTAATGGATCGATAAAACTAGTTGGTGGATGTGACTGGGCTGCTAGGTGAAAAACTCCGTCAAACTTATCTTGACGAAAAACATTATTTATGGCGCGATAATGAGTCAAATCAGCATAAATAAATTTTATTGCAGAGAAAACTTCGTCATTTACCACATCCCTAATGTCATTCTCTGTTCCATTGCTACAGCGAACCAGTCCATATACCTCATGCCCCTCAGCATGCAGTAGGTTTGCCAAATGAGGACCTGCAAAACCTGTAATACCGGTTATCAAATACTTCAATTTAAATCTCCAAAACTTTGTTAATTCTAACAACTATCTCTTCATAATATAACGATTTAGAGTCAGCTGTACATTGCTCACAGTGGACTTTCATACCGCAAGGGCCATGGCCACTGTCGTTAGCCCAAATTACCTCATGACCGTTGTAACTAGTTAATCTTGGGTGTATAAATCCGCTTACAACTATTACACACGGCGTGTCAAATGCTGTTGCGGCGTGAACTAGGCCACCCTCTGAACCTATAAAACATTTCGATTTACCTACTACACCTGCCGCCTGCCTAAATGTTGTTGTGCCTGTTAAATTAACAACCCCATCAAGTACAGGTGCTCCTGCAGATCCTAATTGCACAACTTTCACCTTATCCCGGATTGAATTAACTACCTTTTGCCAAGTTTCAAATTGATCAAATTTATTTTTGGTATACTCTTTGTTGCAGGACGGATCTATTGTCACAAATGGTACATCTATTTTATAAGATTCCAAAAGCTCTTCAATAAAAACTTCTTCATTTTCTGTTAGAAAAATATCACAGCGCAATTCTGGATTATCAATCCCAAACTTTTCACAAATTTGTTCAATGATGTGCCTGTCATACCTATGATACGCACGTTCTGGAGTGTCTTTTTTACAGTAGTTTGTATCAGGGTGATTTAATTGAAGAGGAAAACAAAACGTAGCCGCATCAGGAAAACTTTGTAAAAAATTAGGATTATTATGAAATATTTCTGACTTTATTGGTTTTATCAATTGACCGTGTTGTTCAAAAGGAAAAACTTTAATTCCTTGTATTCTTGCACAAATCTCCCGCGCCGCAGCTGTCCAAGTAAGGTACCCACCCAATCCCATGTTATTTTTCCTCTTTTATTTGTATGACAATGCCCTCCCAATCAGACAATACCTGAAACTGTGTATTTGGGTATAAAGTTCCTGGAGGCATGCCAATATAAGAGACTGTGTATTGTGTATTTTTATCTTCTAAGCTTGAAATAAAATCATCAACTGCCTTTTTTACGCCAGCGAATGCGCCATAATCATCAAACACAAAAGTCTTGACACCTGCATTAATGCAATTTTGAATATCTATATTTGCGTGATGTTCATCGTGAATGGCATCTATCACTGCGGCATCGAAATTATTTTTCTTCATATAATCTTCAAATTTTGAAGAATACAAATCCCAATCTGCCACAGTTACATTTTCATGACCAAGCCCTTCTATCATTTCACAGTTTTTCTTATCTATGTCAATAGAAAAAATTGTTTTCGCCATTGAAGATAAAAAATGAGTTGTATGGCCCTGGGCAGCACCAATTTCAATCCATTTTAGCTTATTTTTTCCCGACAGCACTTGAGCTAATCCTAGCTTGAAAACATGACTAGTTGTTGTTTTCCACTGCGATTTATCCGGAATTTCAGAAAATTTTGCAACTGCATTTGCGACATCTTGTAAATTAATCATTGTCATTTTTAACCTCATTCAAAAAATTTTCATAAACCTGTCCCACCGTGTCAATACACAAATAATCGGATTCTATGTCAATTTTTTTTAGTTCAATTTTTGGATAATTTATATTTGGAGGATTTTCATAATCCAACAAAGAAAAATCATAGTCCCACTGTTCGGCAATTTCTATGCCATTTTTTCTCACAACTTCCCTTGTGCCTCCTGAATTCGTGTGAATCACCGGAACACCTTTGGAAATTGCCTCAACAACCGTATTTGGAAAATGATCCAACCACGCTAAATGAATCATCCAGTTAGACATTGCGTATACCTGCATTAGAATATCATGTGATAAATCACCAAAATAAAAAATGCCAGGATGATTAATTACGTAATCCGGATTTCCACCACACACAAGTAGGCATGAATTCGTGTTTGTATTTTGTAATTGCAAAAACAGCTCTACATTTTCTTTTAGCCTTTTTTGCCTATGCCAGTTTGCTGCACACACAAATATTGTCTTGAATCTATTTTTAATTTCTAACAATTTGGGATGTGCTACAGGTGTCTCAGCGATTATAATACCATTTCCGATTACACTTCCATGTTTGTCACCCCAACACTTAGTAATCATTGTCTTGTCAAACTGTGTTTGCCAGATAACGGCGGTGGCGGCATCATATGTTCTTTTTATTCCCGCATTCTTTTCTAGGAATTCCTCAGGTTTGAACCAAATGCCATCTAGGCGCTGAATTAGTTTGGCATTTTTATTTTTTTGATGCTGCTGTTCTATAAATGCCAAGTGTATATCACATTCATTTGGACCGCAAATTTCATGACCCTTTTTGTTCAAATTTTCAGCCAACCTGAAGGCGAAAGAATTAGGGCCTGATCTGCTAGAAAAATTTACATTATCAAAAAATATCTTCATGCTATTCCATTTCCGCGATTATATTTTTAGCAGACATTGCTGCTTTTACGCATGTATCAATTTTTCCTGAAAATATATTAATAATTTTTGGACCCACCTTCGATACAATCGTAGGACGACCGTCAGTATCATCCATGTGAGGAAGTACAGCACGGACAGTAAACATGGATCCTTGATATTTTGCGAATTCTAAACTTGGAATATATTCTTTACCTGTTTCTATAAATTTATTCCAATTTGTCACTGTTGGATTTTCAACAATACCCATATTCAAATCCTTTTTTATCTTTGTCGAAACACGTGGTTTTTTACCTATATTAGTAGAGTGAATCGCATGCACAACATTTCCCAAAAGTGACAATCCTGATTTTCCATATGGATCTACACACATAAAAGGACCATCCATCACAACTATACTTTTGTTGATCATAGGTTCAGGCATTTTAACTAAAATTTTTTCACAAACTTCAAACTGGTATGTTCTCCTACGGGTCCTTTCTAGGAGTTCATTAATATTGGCATATGTGCAATTCAAAACAACATCAAAATGATTGATGTCTTTTTTTGTGAACCTTTTCATAAAATGATAATCTACGCTAGAAGTTGTAAGCTTCTTCCAGCAAATATCATATACGCTACTGTAGTCAAGTATACTTTCCTTTACCTTGACAGTAAGGGCAATTTTTTCATTATTTACATGCGAAAAATTATCAACTATTTCATGTTCTAACTTGAATTTATTACAAAAATTCAAATACTCTTCTGCGGAGGTCATGCTATTTTCTTTAGAAATACAATAAAAATGTTCATGGCATTTCACAACTGCATCTTGATATTCACTTTCAAAAAAATCAATTGAATCTAGCAGGTCTTTTACTGTGTCAGGACTTCTTGGGTAATGATAACCCCTGTGTAACCTTAATTGATTTACACGGCTGGCGGCTGTCATAATACCACTACGCTCTTCATAAAGAGATACTTCATGGTTTTTAGACAACCTAATGGCTGCAGTCAAGCCAAATATTCCTGCGCCGACGACCGCTATTTTCATTTGTGCACCTTTTTAATGTCAGAGATGGTATTGTTGACTAACTCAACAATAGAAAAATTTGTGTCATGGTTCGAATCTATTATTATAGATTCCATTTTTTTTATTTGCCTAGACAATAAATCACCTGTATCCGTAAAAATTACTGTATTTTTATATGTAATTTTTCCTGGTTCCCATTCGTAGGTTCCATTTTGTGTCTCAGCTAACATTTTTAAGCTTTTATCAACCTTAGAAACCCTATTTGTGTTAATTGTTATATTTGTAGCTGCTGATTTACAATTTGCGCTAAATATATTTTCTGAAATGTCAACGTCATTAATTTCGATGGGATACTTGAGCAATTTCAAAAGAATTGATAATTGGTGTGAGACTAAATTATCAATGATATTATTATCAAAGGAGCCCCACTTATTCCAATTTAATTGAATACTGGTAATTTTTTTTGTACGTAATTCACGTGCTAAAAAACACAGTGCCCTGTCTTCTGAATAGATATAATTCACATAACAGGCAAGACCTGTAGATCTCGCTAAATTTTTTAGTTCATGAATTTCATGTATGTTTGTTGCGCCAGGCTTTTCAATGAAAACATTTTTACCTGCTAGGATAGCATTTTTGGCATTATGGAATAGGTCATTTATTGGAACAGCAACAGCAACTATATCAATATTTTTGTCTGCCAGCATTTCTTTAGTACTACATGCATGAACATTCATTTCATGATGAATTAATTCATTTTTTGTTTTTTCAATATTACGAGATGTAACTGCAACTAATACGGCATTTTTATCAATTGATTTTGCTAGTTTTTTGCCCCACTTACCAAATCCAAGAATCCCCCATTTCATGAAATTTCACAAATCGATTCAAAATATTTTTTCATACATTCTTTCCAATTATCAGGTGCCAGACCTTCATCATTATTATGAAATTGTTTTGCACGTAATATCTCTGTTAAAGAATCAAACGAATCGTATACATGCGTATTACCAACCATTTCAACAGCACCCCCTGATTCGATATGGGCATATGTAGGAAGTTTGCACGCTAAGCTTTCAATGATGTGATTTGGGCCAGGATCAAACCTGGAAGCAGAAATATACACATCATACCTACCGAGCTTTTCTCCTAAGTCTTTTCCAAAAGTTGGTGGTAGCAAAATGGAATTTTTAAAATTAGCCTTTGTCCTACCAATGTATGAAAAAGTAAAATCCTTATTCTCAGCGATCCAAGTATCTAACATTTCATAAATGTCTTGACCCTTATAGGGATTATCAGACCAGTGATGAGTTACAAGATTAATTTTTCCATTATGTATTTTCTCCTGTGGTGAAAAATGAGATTTATTAGTACCTGAATATATTACCATATTATCATGGCACATCCAACCTAGGTTACAGTGATAATTCATAATCCATTCTGAAATAAACACTGCTAAATCTACATGTTTACTCGCATAAGAAATAATAGGATCTATCGTATTAATATCGCCTTTTCTAGCATCACACTCGTTGATTCTATAAACGATCTTTGTGTTTGGTTTTGCAGTTTTAAAAGCCTCTATTTCACGAATTGACACACCGGTTTGGTCATACCTGGGATCTATCATGAATATGATGTCAACGTCATCAGTAAGTTTATTTGTTGGGTTGATTTCATAATCGGGCGCATATTGATACAGTGCCTTGACAAAATTATTACCTCCGCCCCAGGGTCCCGAAACAGGTGCACGATTAATGTACATTTTTTTCATTGTAAAGATTTACCTCACACCAAAAGGTTTAGTGATCTTGCCGTTAACATCAAGTAGAAAAGATAGCTTTTTATTGATTTGTGAGCAGATCTTTTTGTCAAATTCAGGATCATTCGTTGCCTCTTTAATTGACTGGAATTTCTGGGTTGCAAAATTATAGTGTCCACAAATTTTTGTCGCATCAAGTTGCGTTGGCTTTTTCTTTACCCACTTCTTCCATTTTTTAGACTCATAACAAAGCTTGATAAATTCTTTTTTTAGTTCTGGGTGATCTTGTAAAATATCCAACACACAGCTGGTTTCAATGACCCCAAACTCCGGAGCAATATTAAAACTGTCGACACCACAGTTAGCACGTAATTCAAAGTCCTCTAACATCAAGTAATCGCTATTATGTTCTTTTGCACGTAAACCAAAATCATGTACTATATTGCACATTTCAGTTGAAATTTTTTCATCAAATTTTCCAATATTTCCGCTAGCTAAAACCTGGGTACCTGATTGGACAACACCATACACAACTCGCTTAAACAGGTTTGGCGACTTTTTTCTAACGCCTTCTAAGAAATTATGAAGCTCCGTAGGTGTATACGGAAATATTGCCGACTCAGTTCCAATTTCAAAAAAGGCGTTACCATTATCTACGGCAAATTTCATTAAATCATGTGTTTTTATGATTGCCTCATCTACATTTTTGACCTCTTTCCATGGATCGATATGAATAAAAATAATTCCTGATTTGAGGTCTGCCTTTATAGATTGCAAACCATCATCTTTTTCTTTTCCTTGGCCCGGGCCTGCATGATCCCTCAATATCGTTGGACCCTTGCACGCTTTTGAAAATTCTTCCGTGGTCCAATTATTCACATATCCACCACCTAATTCAACAGTTTCTATTTGTCGTCTTGAAGGGACAAAACCGAAAATGTTCAATTTTCTATTAGCACGCATAACACATGCGGCCACGTTTTTGGTCATCGGACCGATAAAAAAGCGTTTGTGTAGTTTATTTTTCATTTATTGCCTCATAAAGCTTTAGTTTTCCAAAATGAAATAAAAAATCACCTAATCTTTTGTCATGTAAGGGTGACATGTTTATCCATATAATGCCTGTAAGCATTTCAATTTTTCTCATAGAAAAGTCATAAATTTTGCAAAAATCAACAAGCGCGCTTTTGACTTTTATTAATTTATGCGAACAAAGTAGATCTACAGAAATATCATTCTTCTCGTTAATTTTATAGGTACATCCACCGTTTCTAACAATGTCGTGATTAAAGTGAAGATTATGATTTAATTTTGCCAAATCGTAATAGACATCACCATTCATAATTTGTCCTGCAAAATCCTGTCGCCAGTCTATGAATGTAAATTTGTGACCATCATACACAATATTTTCTAGAATAAAATCACCATGAAAAAGAGCCATGTTACCTTCTAAGATCCCTAAGTCACATGAATCAACTAATAAATCTTTGACAGTCTTGACAGTTTTTCCATTGATATTTTGAACGCTGTCTTTATCATTTCTTTCATGGAAAAACTGTGCAACACGCTTCAGGGTTTTATCAACATAAAATTTCCTGCACAGATCCTTGGCAGTTTCTCTATCACATGTGACTGACTTGCTCCACATGCTATTTTTAGCGTACTGTAGTAAATCTTCTAACATTTTGCTATCTAAATTATCGTAACGACATAAAATTTCACCTGGTGTAAAGTCATATTTCATGAAATTTGTGGTGTGCGCCGTAACGGCAGGGGTACACCCTGTCAATATTGTACCTCGTTCAACCCTGTTTTTTAGTATTTCTTCATTCGCAAAAAATTTGATAACACTGTCATTCATAAAAAATATTGATTCGTCATGCTTGTCTAGTACGTTAATATTCTTTCCTAAATGGCTTCTTGTTCTTTTTAGATCATCTAGGTTACCAACATCATACCAAACTTTTGCTTTGTATATTTCAAATGTCTTTTTATCTGTAAGCAACATTTCATTTATCACATGACAATCCGACAAATCTGATGTGGGGGATTGTAGAATATTTTCCAAATTTTTCCAAAAAATATCCGCGTCTTTAATATAGCACTTACCAATATAAATTGGATCATCGGCAAACGATTCACCTTTTTCTAGGATTGCCCTTACCATCTTTCCGGAATTTTGAACAGTCCTGTAATGCGAACGATTTCTTTTCTCATTAGAAACCCACAGTTTGTTAGCACTACTATTTTTTGGAATATCACCATCAGTGATGGTATCACATGCGTTGAATACAAATGAACCAGGTATTTCTTCTTTCGCACACAACAAAGACATGCCTAGTGAAGATCCAGGACCTTGATAATTTTCTACTTCAACAAAACGAACATCTAGATCAGGATGAGCAATTTGAATATACTGCCTTACATGGTCACCAAAATGCCCCAATGTAATTACATACGATGTTCCTGCAGAGTAAGAATCAATAATATGACTGAGCACTGCCTTGTTGCCCACTCTTACCAAAGATTTATTGGTGTACTTGGTGGATTCCCCTAGGCGACTACCTAATCCACTGCAGGTAATAACAACTTTAGTCTTTTGAGTGACCAGACGATAATCTTCCATAGCTGTCCTCTAATCTTACAATGTCATCCTCACCAAAATATGTGCCTGTTTGTACTTCAATAAAAATTAGGTCATCAGCTTCAGACGTGTTTTTTATTCTGTGTTTTTGTCCAATTTCTACAAAAACATAATCGCCGGCATCAATTTTTCTAATTTCATCATCAATTGTTACCTCGCCAGTGCCCTTAACAATAACCCAGTGCTCAGCACGTTTGTGATGATACTGGTAGCTCGGCTGCTGACCCGGTTTCACGGTTATTGTTTTTACTTTACAAAAATCTACATCGAGAATGTTTGTATATGAGCCCCATGGCCTGTTTTCACCTTTCATTTAATTTCCCCTGTAAGCCGTAATAGAAGTAATTTTTTCTTGATCACCAAATTCAATAATGTCAACAACAGGTATTTCATCATCATTTGCCACCACAACAATTTCAGCAAAAATTCTGTTATTCACCTGTGATAAAGACTTAACTCTTACATCTAAATTTTCAACACTTTCAAATATAGAAGCGTTAGCATCCAAAACATCATTTTTTCCGTGACATAAAAGATTCCAATCCTGTAGCCTGACTTCATCGGCAAAGAATGAAGCCAACTTCTCAATATTTTTATTTGACCATGCAATAAAATAATTTTTGGCATGGTCGGTTAGATTTTTATATTTCATATTTCGACCCCAACAACTCCGGAATTTCTTTCAAGACATATGGCTCTGGCAGTTCTGTTTTTCTTATCACTAAGATGATGTAGTTTCTTACCCGTCTTTAAATCGTTAATTACGATTCTTTCCCCATTAGGTAGTCCCATAACCATGTGATCCCAAAATATGCCTAGTTCTTTTAACTGCTGTTCTGTTTGTAATCGCTGTGATTCTCTGCGACCGGTTGTCAGGACAATTGTAAAACCGCTAGCCTGCCATTCATTTAATTTATCGATAACACCCGGAAGTATCTGGGCTTGATACGTAAATTGTCCGGACAGGCCCCTACCGTGATGAAATAACAGTGTGCCGTCTATATCACAAAATATTGTTTTCATTTATCCCTCATTTCACTGTATTTTCTATATTTCGTATTTGCTAAATTTCGCATTTCATCAATTTTGCGAAACTCCATTGGATCATCTTTTTTAATTTTTACTAAATCGTAGTGATCACGTACTAACGGTGCTGGACCGGTCTTGGCTCCCTGCTTTCCTGCATCCCACAACCTGTTCGGACCAAAAAATTCCAAATTTCTTTCGCCTATTTTATCGGCAATCCAACCCCGGGTTAAGAAATGACTGTGAATATTCCAATTTGGAAAGCGACTAATACCTGATATAAAATCAAACATATCACACAGGACATTCATGAACTTAGGACCACTAATAAAAAACAAATCATGGATTCCATGATTACTCAATGGAGGAATTACATGTAATTTTTGTAAGTCTAATTTTTCAAATGCAATAGGCATGTTGTATGCTAAATCGAATCTGGTTAGCAAAATTACATCGTATTCAAAACCCTTAGAAGACTCATAGTCCTTTCTTAGTTTATTTGCTACTTTTGCGCTATACCACCTACTAAACAACGAGTGAAATCTTATATTTTGCATTCCTAGGAATACACCGTTTTCTGTCTTTCCGGCATTCATGGGTAAATTTGGGTCACCTACAACATATTCAAAATCAAAATGTATCTGCTCTTCAAAAAGGTGTGCCTTTGGATTATATAATTCAACTAATTGGTCTTTACTTTCTTCAGACCAGGTATGCATAAAAACATCTATTTCATGGCTGCTGTTAGCTTCCGTAATATTCTTTACAAAATGATCATGTGACAACTTTAAATTTAAACACTCACCGGTTCCATACTTGTTGGTATTACCGGCAAGGCCATGCATCAATACGGCAATTTTCATGATCCTACAAATCCCCTTTCACGAAGGTAAAGTGCCTCTGCTTGTTGAAATTTTGCATCTTCACTTTGAAATGTCTCAGGCTCCATTTTAATGGTATAATGATAAGCAACTATTGGTTCAAAATGCCAATTACCAGCTGCCTGGTGTAAAATAGGAAGATAAATTGCTTGATCGCCTATTCTTTTAAAATATTCGCCATCCTGGGCTTTGAAATTTTCATCCGGAACATTATTGATTAGTTTTTTCCGGAAAGTTTTTAAGTGTGAACTTACCCATGGGTGGGAATAAACATTGGCATCTTTGGGTAAAGGTCCTGATATATTTTGATTTGTAAATGACCACCTATGTGCTGTCCACAATGCATCAACCCCCAATGTGTCATATCTATGATTAATAATAGATAATGCATCACAGTCACATAACCAATCATCACCATCCAAACGACAGACTATGTCATCATCATGACAATGCTCGAGAAGTTCTAGAATATTTCTGACTTCCCATTTCTTTGTTGTGTTTGTTTCAATAAATAATTTTTCATCCGGTATTGACAGGTACTCTTTTACGCCTGCCACAACATCAACAGTCGCATCAGTTGACATATCATCACGAATCAATATCTTCCAATTATCATGTGTCTGAGACCAAACTGATAAAATTGTCCTAGCGATCGTGTCCTTTGCGTTATACGCCGGCATGATAAAAACGAATCTGTTGCTCATGATATCCTGATGCTAGGTGTCGGATTGTTAAAGTCAACTTTACTGTGAAAAACATGACCACCTGTTTTTTGCTTAAGCATTTCAGCCATTTCGGTAATTTCTTTTTCTGAAACCTCTGACCATGGTTTATCAAAAAACATATTGTTTTCAGCGGTATCTTCCTGCTTGATATTGTACAAGCTTTCCCAGTGCTTTTGCCAATAATTTTTGTATGTCTTTATTTTTCTGTTAATATCCATCCATGAATAATGTTTTACCGCAGGTAAAAGATTTACACAATTTTGCAACCATTGTTCATAAACATGTAAAGCATTTTTATCACCTGTCAATGCCAATGCCCGGGCTTTGTGTGCCTCTTCATTATAGAATGATGCATGGGGAATTCTATGACCGGTATCTACATGAACATAATCACACCCATCGGAACCTGGTGCTGAATAAAGGTCACCATTTTCATCATAAAGTCGTAACTCAGCCGGAATGCCATGGGTAATATGAGGCATGTTTTTGCTTAATCTCCACTTCCATGGATTTACATCGACCCTTACCTTGTCTTCACTTCCCCAGAATTCCACAACTGGAAATGAAACCAAATCTACTGTGGCCGGCCACGACCTATAAAAAGAAACAATTTTTTCCCTCATACCTGGGCATGCAACTTCATCAGCATCCTGCTGCCAACAAAGATCTTTGGTACACAATTTTCTGGCCGCTGCTTTTTGTGCTCCGTCAAAAACAGCAAACCTATTATGGTTCCAATCACGGGCAACCTTTTGAATTACCAACTTTTCTTCTCGTTCAGCCCAATTTTCTAGATTTTCAAGGGTGCCGTCCGTTGATCCACCATCAACAACAACAACCTCATCGCAGAAATCCAACATAGAATTAATACACGACTCATAATCATATTCCTGATCATGACAATTAAGTGTCGTTGTATATCCGGATATTGTTGGTTCATGATTGGCATCTTGCATAATTTGCCTCCAGAATAAATCACGTGACCCATAAAGATATTGTTCAATTTCTAAAAGGTCATCGGTTGAAAACCATTCTTCATTTTTGTGTTGCACGTAATCATTAAGCACTAAATCACAACCCAGAAGCTTGGCCTCAATTACCATCCTAGGACATGTATCATTTCCTTCAGGCAAATAAACAAAACCCTCAGCTGTACTGAGTTTTTCTAGTACTTCTAGGTAGGGTATACCCCAAACAACTTCGTAATTTAATTCGTTATCTTCACAATATTGCTCTGCCTTTGAAGCCCCCTTGATCCAACTATTGGATCCTAGGACTATCCAGCCCTTTCTTTCTTTACCTTCGGCCATGGCTCTTAGGTTTTTAACATGCATAAAAAAGCTGTCATCAAAAACTGATGAAAGCACTGTATTATTCTTTTCGGCCAAGAAAGAAAATTTTTCTATGTAATGCTCGAGCTGCCCTTCACTCATCCAAAAAAGTGATGTAGCACCATAATAAAAAGCAGAAATCATTTTACCATGTTGAGTATTTTCACATTGACATGCTTCTTGTTCCGCCAATTCATGCTTTTCAGTGGATCTATACTTGCAATATTTGTAATCATACTCTAGAACTGAGTATTTCATATTTGCAACAATCGATGGAATTAATTGCTGATGCATTGAAGCAAAGTTTCCAAAAATCCAATATCGATCATGGCCTTGCTCTAATAGGTCTAAATTTAAATCCTTAGCCAGGATTTTTTGAAATGGAACCGGACACTTTGATATAAGTGCCTCTGTCGTAAGTTCAGCTCCACCAACATATTGATCTACAAACATGTCTGAGACAAAGATTATTTGTGCATCATCTCTTATGGAAACTAATCCCATATTTGAAGATTCAAAAGGACTGTTCAGGTTCATACTATATCTCCATTATCTGCTCTAGAGATAATAGAAACATTAAAGAAGAAGTTTATAAAAATGATTTAAATTTAATGATATATCAGATAATCTGTAGAACTGAATCTGAATTAAAGATATACTCTATTTTTGGTATGTTCAAAAAAAAATGAAAAAACTTGTGTTTTGAACAAAAAGAGGCGAGATATTATGATTCTAAATCAGATATTTTCTGCTTCAGTTGTTGTACTTCTGAGTTCAGTTCTTTGACAGCTTCAATCAGCACTGCGGTTAGCTTAGAATAATCAACCGATAACATGCCATTGTGATTTTCCACCACCACTTCAGGTATTAAAGGTTGAATATCCTGAGCGATCACACCAATATGCCTAGGACCACCATAAGTTTCGCGATATTCAAAGCTAACGCCTTGGCACTGGGTTATTTTTTCCAAACTGTCTTCAAGTGGCTCTATATTCTTTTTAAGATTCCAGTCGGATGAGTCATAAAATAACTTACCTGTCATGTCGATCTTTATCGCAGCACCACTTCCAGTACCACCCATTCCGGGATTGTATAAAGATCCGGAGGTAACAGTATCACCGCCAAATACAGTCACGCCTTCAACAGACCCATTTTTTGCCCCTGTGGAACCAGAAACTGAAAGGAATATGTCATTTCCGCTTGGTCCGGTGGTCTGTGCATATGCGCTTATATGTACAACGCTTGCCCACAAGCGTGCCTGACCCTGGCCCTCTGCACCTCCAAAAAGACTTAATGTATTTGCGCCGCTATCACCCCACCAATTACCAGCTCCAATCAATGAACCAGATATGACTGTATCACCACCTAGGCATGTGTACCTGTTGTCAATACTGTCACCAGCCAGTGGGTTAATTGTTCCGGAAATGTGAAATTTACAATCACTTCCTACAAATTCTTCCTGTCCATCATCACCATATGATGCAATTTTTATCTGGCCCTCATCACCATCAATAACAAAAAGGGCACCGTTATCTTTACCGTTAACAACAAAGTCCTGCGTAGAACCATCAGCTGACTCGGTTGGCGCGCCGCCAATAACCAACCCTCCGCTAACGACCATGTCGCCACCAAAGACTGCAACACCTCCGGAATCTTTTCCGCCAGTTGTTCCTGATACGTGAAAGAATGTATCCTCACCTATGGAGATGTCTTGACCCTCATCTGTCGAGCCAATTATAACCCTGTCATTAGCACCGTCAACTTTGAATGCTGCAGTTATATTTTTAGTGTTGACAATAAAGTCTTCTTCGCTGCCATCTTCCACGTCGGAAGGTGCGAATCCAACTGTCATACCCCCACTAACGAAAAGATCATTTTCAATCAAAGCTGATCCAGAGATGGCCAATTTATGTGTGCCTGGCACGTAGTTGGGGCCGACTGAAAAATTGCCGTTTTGATCCATTTGCATTCTAACGGCCGAAGCATACCTGAAAGTCATATTTGTGCCGGCAGCGGTGTTGAGATCAGTTTGTCCAGTGCTTCGGTGCGCAATACAATAAGCTGTGGTGGTGGCTTTATCCTGGTGGGCAAAAGCTGCAAAATCAGAGCTGCCGACATAACCAATGTGTGCACGTCCTATTTGTGCCGCCCCTCTTTCATCATCTAAAACAAACATATTTGCTGGGCCAGAATCACCATGACCAGAACTGGAAACGATATGTAATGCGCCAGAAACGACAACATCACCACCAAATGCTGCTACACCATCATGACCTTTTCGACCGATAGAACCTGATACACTAAAGAATATATCATCACCTGTAGGCCCACCAGGACTGGAAAAATTTGTAACCGCGTGATAACCGGCCATGCTCATTATTCTGCCAGTGGCATTATTTCCACCAAACAGGTTCAATGTTGCATGCCCGCCTACCGCAGATGGCATACCAGACACACCAACAATTGCACCGGATACATATGTGTCGCCCTCAAATAGCGTAACCTTCTGTCCGGACAGAGGCATTGTGGTATTGAGTGGATGCTTTGTACCAGAGACGTATAAAAACACATCCCCAATATCATGCTCAGTACTACCGGAGGTTATTTGTACAGAGTTGTCGCTGGTGCTTGGTACAATATATGATGCCGACAACGCATTTGTGGCGTGAATATTGGTTGCAAAAACGCAATTAGATGCTTCTATAAACATCAATCCTGAATCGCCACCAAAATCTCCACCATCGTTGTATTGTATTTGTGTATTACTACCGCCGGGAGACCCGGAACCACCTGCTGCTGTAATGGTTACAGCACCAGACGAACCGGTAGCAAGAGTTATATTTGATCCGGCAACCAAAAACGCGTTCCCGTCGGAAAGCGTTGTAAGAGATCCGGATATAGGTCCTATAAGTGCCATATGTCCTCTAGAGTGTCAGTTTAATCAGTAACCTCTTCCATAAGTATCCGATAAACCTTACCCGTCGCATTGTTTCTAAGGCTTAGGTATGATGGTTCCTCGATCATGGTCCAGTTACCTCTTTCATTCTGTAAGTGGAGGTCACCTGTATAAATGTTTGCCCAACGCTTAGATGCAGAACCTAGATTCCGAGTAGCGTCTCCATCAGGAAGCACATCGCCCCCGCCAGGTTTCAAGGTGATATCCCCAGACTCTGAAACCAGTGTGAGACCTGATGAACCTGAGATAAACGTCTCCGATGAGGCAACCGATATTGCGCTACCTGTAACCACCATGGTCCCATGGCCTGCACTTAGCATCACCCCGGTCGACCCAGAAACTGTTAGCATGCCATTTGTTGTTATATTACTAGTACCCACAGCATCAACCGAGAAAGAACTTCCGCCATCAATAGTTATTGCGCCGGAGGCATCGATATCTAGGGTTGAAGAATCAATGTCGATAGCAACATCAGCCGCTGTACCAATATTAATTCCACTAGCACCATCGATAGAGGTAGTTCCCGCCGCATCAACGTCTATACCGCCACCGGAAGATGTAATCGCGATTGCTCCTGATGCATCAACATCCACCTGTGTTCCGGAAGCAACTAGTGTTCCTCCAGTGGAGTGGATGCTTATACCGGTTGAACCAGAAAGGGTCAAAGCACCGTTTGTAGTAATATTAGAAGCACCCACTGCATCAATTGAAAAGGTTGAAGTGCCATCAATAGTGATCGCACCTGAAGAATCGATATCAAGTGCAGCTGTATCAATATCGAATGCAACATCCGCTGCTTTACCAATATTGATGCCGCCGGCACCATCGATATCCACGGTTGATGATGCATCAATGTTTACTGCTGTTCCTGAAGCAACAAGAGTTCCTCCAGTGGAGTGAATGTTGACACCACTCGATCCGGACAGTGTCAAAGCACCTTTTGTGGTGACGTTTGAAGCACCGACTGCATCCACTGAGAATGTGCTGGTACCATCAATTGTAATAGCACCTGAGGCATCAATATCTAATGCAGCGGAATCTATATCTATAGCGACGTCAGCCGCTGTTCCAATATTGATTCCACTAGCACCATCAATAGAAGTAGCTCCTGATGCATCAACATCCACCGCAGAACCTGATAAAACAATGTTTCCGTCCGTGGTATGTACCTTGACACCGACAGAGCCTGATAATGTCAATTCACCGTTTGTTGTCACATTAGACGCACCAACACCGTCAATTGAAAATGTTGATGTTGTATCAAGTGTAAACGTAGTAGAATCTACATCAAGAGCCGGCGCACCATTAAGATCTCCGGTAAACATTGATCCTGCGTAAAGCGCTCCAGACACACATGTGTCACCACCAAAAACCGCTGTACCGGTAGAATCGCTGTATCCTTTCGAGCCGATCGCACCCGATACATAGAAGTTCATGTCTGTGGCGTTAGACGGATCGACGCTGGTTGCTGCACCACCAGAAAGAATCAAGACCAGATCGTCCGATCCTTCCACGAAAATTGCATGCGTTTTATTATTAGATTCAACTCGGAAATCAACACTAGCACCTTGTTCATTAAACACGGCACCACCAGATGAGCTTAAGAAAATATCCGCATCACCCGGTGTTGCAGAAGTTGTACCTATGTTCAAAGAACCTGTAGTTGCAATAAACGTATTTGCTGGTCCGGACCAACCCACAGCATCAGCACTTCCCCCGCCGCCGGCGGCTACAAACGTAACCTGACCGTTGGAAGCCGATGTTATTGTCATGTTGGTACCAGCAACAAGATATGAAAGTCCGTCCGTTGTTTGGTGGATGGAACCAGAAATACTACCGCCATTCACATCATAGTTTTCAACTACCAACGCGCCTGAAATATAAGTGTCTCCACCAAATACAGAAACACCAATTCCTGTACCGGAGTCAGGACCCGAATCCCCTCGTCCTCCAATTGCACCGGACACAAAGAGAACCGCATCGGGGGCTACTTCGCTTGCATCAGGTAAGTGTTGATTACTAGCTACAGAAGGCGGTCGCCCCACAATAACTGTACCTGTCATATAAATTTGGAAGTCTGTGTCTGCTGAACCAGATATGTTTCCAATTAAAGCCATTTTTTACTCTCCTTGATTATTCATTCGTCTAATGGGATGAGCGCCATTTTAAACTTTTTGCCGCTCTTATTATTGACAACACAGAGGTAATCCTCTTCCTCCACGATTGTCCAATCTCCCCTTTCGTTCTTGAGATGTAAATCTCCAGTATAAATATTAGCAAATCTTCGAGTTGGTGAACCTAAATTAGAACCGTGATCAGCCCCCGGCAGGAACGACCCACTGGTCACTAAATCACCTCCAAAGAGGGCAGCACCCTTCACCGAGGATCCTGCAGCGCCAACTGTACCTGAAACGAAGAAATTAACATCTGTTCCATTAGCCTCATTGGAGCTGGTCGCTGCCCCGCCCGAAAGTATCAGAACCTGGTCTGTTGATCCGTTGACAAAGATACCTGTCTTATTATTAGTATTGACTGTAAAGTCCCAGCCTTGACTAGAAACATCAAATACTACGTTACCCTTGGTATTGATTGCCCCCTGCGGCGCGTATAATGACAATGTGTTAGAGGCTTGCTGCCAATTGATGTAGTTGTTTGAGTCTTCTCCATAAACCTGAAAGTCTACACCGTGATCATCTTGTCCTAGTGTTAGTTTACCGTGATCACCACCATCAGCATCCCATTGGAGCCCGATAGCACTCGAGTCTTCTCCGTAGAATATAACATCCTGACCCGCGCCTGGAGTGCTGACATAAAGTGCTCCGGATATAACAGCATCACCACCAAAAACTGTAGTGCCTCTCGCAGAAGTTCCTCTAGATCCGACTGTTCCTGAAACATAGAAGTTAACATCAGCACCAGAGGCTTCATTATATGAAGTTGCTCCCCCTCCAGAAAGTATTAGAACTTGATCTGTTGATCCATCAACAAATAGAGCATTTTCTTTATTATCAGACTCAACTCTAAAATCGACTGCAGCACCTTGCTCATTGAATACTGCCCCGCCATCTGAAGCGAAGTAGATGTCAGCATTACCAGGAGTTGCAGAATTTGTACCTACACTCAAAGAACCGGTGGTTGCAATAATTTCGTTAGCTGGACCGCTCCACCCAACTGCATCAGCCGCTCCACCACCAGATGAAGCTATTGTTACCTGTCCATTTGTGCCGGATGCGATCGTAATGTTGGCTCCAGCAACAAGATAAGATAGACCGGCGGATGTTTGGTGAATGGATCCAGAAATTGAACCGCCGTTTACGTTGTAGTTTTCTACAGTCAGAGAACCGCTTGTTAGAACGTCACCACCGAAGAGGGCAGTTCCTTTTGCGCCGGCGCCTCTTGACCCTACGGCACCAGAAACGAATAAATTAACATCAGTTCCGTTTGCCTCATTTGGGCTAGTTGCTGCCGACAATGCGCCTGATAGGATCAGCACCTGTGATCCGCTTAGGAATACCTGTCCTTCTGCTCCTAAATTAATGCCGCCCTTTGTGTCTAGGTGAATGGAGTCAGCATCAGATGACTCAACATCTACATGGAATTTTTTTCCGCTAGTGGCATCTACGTCAAATAACATACCGCCGGCGGTTGATTTTAATTTTATAGAATCAGCATCATTTGCAGTCGTTGCTTGGATGAGTACTGTTCCGTATCCATTGGCACCATCTGCGTCTAATCGTATACCACCCTCATCAGTTGCCATCCATATAGAGGTAGCAGATTGTGATTCGTCAACAGAAAGATAGAACGTTGGGTTCGTTGCAACAGTACCACAAATCCTTGTATCCAAACCCCTTCCGCCGATATACCGTGACATACCTGCAGTCGCAACCGGAGTAGACAAGTCATATCCAGCGTCTATGTGTATTATACCCTTGTTTGCAGAAAGTTGTATTGCCCTGTCAGAAGATGTTCCCGACTCTTTATCCGATTTTAGTTCAATCATCGGACTGTTCGTGCCGTCATCACCAGAAGCGCCGAGGTAAATGGGCACTGACATAGCTGTCGTTCCGCTTACGTATAAACCTCCTGACACCATCAGGTCTCCACCAAAAACCGATGAACCTCTTACGGAGGTACCCCTGGAACCAACAGAACCTGAAACAAAGAAACTAGAATCAGCACCCGGAATGGGGGGTGCCGCTGACGAAAATTCTGCGCTAGTACTACCAACAACAACTTGAGATGATGTAACAGTAAGTTGACCCGTACCAGAATTGAGACCTAAACCCATAGCCCCAGCGGCTATAACCAAACCGGCAGCTCCGTTGGTAGCTAACAAAAAAGCTTGCTGGTCAGTTTCATCTGGGTCTAATATAATTCTACCGGCATTAATAGTCAGGTCATTGTCACCATCCTCACTTATTGTAGAATTGCCAACCTTAAGTGAACTTGATGCGTATAAAGTTCCACTAGTAAATAAATCACCACCGAACACCGCGGTGCCCTTTGCCGAAGTACCCTTGGAACCAATTGAACCAGAAACATAAAAAGCGATGTCCGGCTTTGCGGATTCATCTACAGAAGTAGCCGCTCCACCAGATAGAATTAAAACCTGTTCATTGGAAGGCTGGGCAATACCGTAGATTAGCTTTTTCCCGGTCGTATCTGCATAAACGTTAAAGTCAACGTCGTTAGCGCTGTTATTAATATTAATTTCTTTTTGGGAAGAAGCCTGATCAAGTTGCAATGTTACGGTGCCACCCGCCTCCAAGGTCATAACATTGTCAGTTAAATTAATTCTTGTATGTGTATCATTAATGTGGCTGATGTATTGAGAAACAAACAACCCATCAGAACCAGAAATTGCAAGAGATCCCGTTGATGAAATCCACCCTGCGCCTTCTCCACCACCTGGGGTATTCCCTGCCGAACCTGTAAACCACCCAGTGACTTCTCCGATTCCACTTCCGCCTCCAAGGCCGTGAACCGTTCCGGAAATTACGACGTCGCCACCAAAGACTGCTGTTCCTCGGACAGATGTACCCCGAGAGCCGGCTGTACCAGAAACATAGAAATTGATATCAGCCGCAGCTGCCTCATTATATGAAGTTGCCCCTCCACCCGAAAGAATTAGGACCTGGTCTGTACTAGCATCAACAAAAATTGAATGAGTCTTTGTGTTGGACTCTACCCTAAAGTCGTTTTCAGATCCACCCTCACCAGATTCGTTAACTACTAATCCCTCGTGGATGGTTGCACTTTGAGAAACGACCAGTGATCCTGAAACCATCAGGGATCCTGTCGTTACTTGATTAACCTCAGCAACCAGTTTTTCTGCGTACATTGTACCGGAAATTACGACGTCTCCACCAAAAAGTGTGACCGCTTCGCGGGTGCTTTTACTACCGGTGACAAACATGAATACATCAGTACCCACATCAGCAAGGAGTGTGGCATTTGATAAAGCCTCCCCTTCATAGTTTGCAGAATCCGAAGCAGAAACTATTAGTATGCTTGGTTTATTTCCGACACCTGAACCGGATGCAATTATCTGTGAAAGCCTAACCTGACTAGCTCTAAAATCTTTAGTTGCCATCTTATCCTCTATAGTTCTTTTCTATCACAAACAGAAAACTACCCTGCGCCGAACCGGTGATAGGGCCACCAACTGATTGTGAAAGCACCAATTTTGTATCTGTGTTGACATGCGAACCACTAAAAAAATTCACATTCCCATATGGATTTTCGGTGGTGTCATTACCAAAATGAGTCATAAATCCATAAAATTTACCCTTTGAATCTAGGTTTGTAACTTCGGCCCCTGATGATCCTGACAACAGGTGTACATTAGTTTCTATATTTGTCACCGTAACAGTAGGTCCTGTTAAAATTGAGAAATTAGATAACCTCACGAGCCCAACCTTACTGCTAAAATGTCGACATAACCTGTAAAGGGTGCGGATGCCTTTATTGTCGCCTGCACTGAGTTTGTGTTATTTCCGTCTATGTAAATGTTTACATTCGGCCCACCAACATCGCCACCATCCCGCAAGAGGGCAATCAATTGATAACTAGCATCAGGAAATTGCACCTCGTATGTAAGGGTTGCTGTGGCGGTATTGTCAAAATATAAAGATCCAACTTCAATAGCTAGATACTCATCACCCTGGTAGGTCATTCTTTTTGGTGCCCTTACCAGAGGGTATCTTTTTGAATATCTATTTCTATCAAATAATCTCGCTCTCAGACTTCCCATTACACACCTCTGGGACTAAATATCTGAATGCGTGAGGATTTTATAGTAAATGCGAAGCTTCCGACGCAATAGTTGATCTAATTCCGATTGGTAAGTTTACATGTGAAGTGTTTAAAGATTCACGTAATTTTTTTGTTACCAGCGAAAGACCGTTAGTGTGCTTGTTAATGTAGGGGGTGTCTATTTGATCTGTATCACCCATGAGTACTATTTTAGAACCTTCGCCAACCCGAGTAATTACAGTCTTTAATTCGTGAATTGTTGCATTCTGTGCCTCATCAAGGATAATATAAGAATTCGTGAAAGTTCTACCCCTAATGAAACTCATAGGCGCAATTTCAATTAATCCATTTACCCGCATGAGCTCAAACATACTTTTATCTTTAAAATGGTTTCTTAGATTGTCCATAACAGGAGCCATCCACGGCATCATTTTTTCATTCATGTCACCAGGGAGGTATCCAATTTCTTTTCCAACAGGTTGAATATTTCTAGTAATAACAATTCTTTCATACTTTCCTTGCTGTACTTGGCTAATTCCGGCCACCAAACTAAGAAAAGTCTTGCCTGATCCTGCCAAACCGGTCATTGTGACTAATGGAATTTTATCATTTAATAGCGCCCATAACGCAAATTTTTGTTCCTTATTTTTACCAGTCACGCCAAATGTTCCGCCTAATTTAACTTCATTATCAGGCACATGTACCAACTGGCTGTTGAACGCATCGAATGCACATAATGCTGACTGGCCATCCTGCGATTTCATTAGCACAAAAGTATTGGGACTTAAATCACACTCATAATCTATTTTTTTATCCTTGTACATTTGATCAATTTGATCCGCTTCTGGGATTATTTCTACAACACCAGGCCAATTATCTTCAGGAACATCTATGTAGTCAGTATAGTAATCATCTGACATTAAACCTACTGCATCGCACTTGACGCGAAGGTTAATATCCTTGGAAACAACCACGATTGTCCTGTGAGGCTCACACGTATTCATCTGGAGGGCTTCTAACAAAATCCTATTGTCACCATTATCTACGTTCAAAGGGAAGTTCTGGGGTACCTCTGGATAGGTCAGACGTACTGATACAGTGGCGCCGTTATCTAAGGGTGCCCCGGCATGCAATGGACCTTTTTCCCTAAGGGAGTCTAACAGCCTGTTAATGTATCTTGCATTTTCCCCAAGTGAACCTGGTTTTTCCTTGAATCTATCTAGCTCATCTATAACAACTAGTGGAAGTACTATGTCACAATTTTGAAAACTTTCTAGCGACATTTTATCATACAGCATTACGCTGGTGTCTAGAACAATTGTCTTACGTTTATTTTTTGTCATTGAAAATCCGAATGTTAAAAATTACATTACAGATAATAAGTAGGCAAAAAGTATATGAAAAGTAAAGAAGAAGAAAATAAGCCATCGCAGGTGATAAAAAAAACAATGAGAGAAGCTTCATTGCAAGAAATAGGTGATAAGCTTGGATTGACTAGAATGCGAATCTGTCAAATAGAAAAACTAATTCTGGAAAAAATTAGAGATAGCAAAGAATTGGAAGAGTTTAAATAAAAAATGCGGTGAATAAAATATTCACCGCATTGTGAGCTTGCAAGCTAGTGTGTATCACACACCTTTTCTTGATTTTTCTTCTGAGATTGTTAACTTAACAAGGTCAGCAGATCTTCCTTTTAAAATTCGTAGTGCTCTTCTAGCTCTCACTCCGGCCGCTGAATTTCCATTTGCATTCTTAACGACATCGACCTCTGCCGCTTCGACGAGTGCTTTTACCTCACTCCATGCCTCTAAAATTGAATTTGACGTGTCACTCATTTTTTAAACTCCTAGGTGTAAATTTTTGTCTTATCGTTGACGTCTGATATTTTTGCCGTTGCTTCATTGTGAAATCTTTCACTCTCTTCTACAAAGGCATTAATTTTGTTCATGACATGAACATCCTCTAATTCTAGTGCAAGAAGCCTTATAATGTAAATAATTTGTGACTGACTTACACCAAAATCCATTATCTCTTTCACAATTTCGCGAGCTTTTGAACGATTTAAAAGATCACTTCTTTCTTCTTGCGAAAGAGCTTTAACTTTGTCGTTTTTATTTTTTTCTACTTTTGATTGTGTCTTTTTCGGTTTTGTTGGAAATGAAACCTCGAATGTTACATTGTCTTTTTTGTTCATAGGTATTCCTTTCTAGAAAATGATTCTACACGAAATTTACGCTCATTTACTATTCTAAGTATCTTTCCTGTTTTGTCACCATCAGTTGATTCAGTTGATAATACTATGACGGAATCCCATGCTTTATTTTCTAGAATAGATCTAGCATATTGATAATCAGGAATTTCCAAGTCATAATTTTGAAATAATTCGACTAATTCACTAGGTAATGATATTGCTACATCGTTAATTTTTTCAATGGCGGCAGATTCATCTTTTCCTGCCACAATTTCCGATTTACAAATGTCATAAACCTTATGAATTGTCCCACAATTATTACACTGAGAAAAACTTGGCACAACAGTATCTGATTTATCTATGGCGCTAAATACCACAAATTTATGATAAACCGTCTCACTTCTTTCTCTGTATTGGGGCAAAACGCAGTGACATTCAATAATGTGCTTTGTTCCGTGCATTTATTTTGAGTATAAATTACTGATATATCCAACTAATCCATCGGTGTTGGTTGTGACCAATGAATTAATTTTAGATCTTAATTCTGATAATTTTTCGTTGCTTAGCGTTTCGTTCTTTTCTTCAACTAACACTTGAAATATTTGCTGCGCTAATACAGCATTTCTATCTAATACTGCACGACAAACTGTGCCTTCACTAGGACTATTTGTTTTTTTCATTTGTGACTCCTATTGTCAGATGTGATAACTGCACCTAGGTTTTGTAAAATTTCATCAATGCTTTTAATACTCTTCTTTGCTGACAAATATGAAGAAATTGCAATGGGTAATGTACATTTTTCAAATTCTATTTGCATAATGCCTGACCTTGATGAAAACCTTGAAATTGCTAATAGCGTTTTTACCCTATCAATTGTTAGGCCGGCCATGTTTCCGAGATCTCGCCCTAGGCTTATTTTTATTTTTCTCTCATTTGATGAATTCGATGATTGAATTATAATTTTGTTTGCAGAAACTGATACATTTATTGTTTCTTCTAGTTTGATATTCCTTAATTCGCTTCCTATTATTGAAGAAGCACATGTAACATTTTGATTTTCTAAAGATAGAAAATTTTCATAACCCCAATCACTTGCGACAAAAGGAATAACTCGTAATTTTTTATTTTTATAATTTGAACTTAGGGTATTTGCAACATCCGGCAAAAATCCATTTGCTGCAATGATTACATGTTGTTGGTTTGATTTTTCTAAAATATGGTGAATTTGTGAAACGTTTTCAATAATACCATCTATCGCCAATACATGGGATTTTCCTGAATATTCAAAATCTTCGCCTAAAGATGAAGCAAAAAGACTGTCTATGTTCCCTTTTATTGAATGCCCTGTAATAACTGACACATGGCTTCCAAAATGTTTTCCTTCACTAACGTTCACTTCGCAACCGTTGCTGCCAATAGTAAAAGCATGCTTTGCAATGCTCGTTGCCAATCCATTGGAACCCCAATTGACTAAAAGATTTTCAACATCTTTTTTTTGTACTCGTGGGCTGCTAGATAAGTTTTTAATGTTTCCAACAAACATCATACACGTGATAATTCCTGATCCACCTTGTTTTACTTCGGCGGAAAAGAAACAACTTAATAAAATATTTCTTACTGCATGGTCAATACTTGAACTTCTGGACCAATAAGAAATAATTCTATGAAAATCTAACAAACAAGCGTTGTTTATCTTGTCTGCATAGTGAATCGTATGTTTGCCACTCAATAAATCAATCAATATTTTTCTCAACTCTTCTCGAGCTTTAATAATTGAACGATTTATTGAATTTACATCTGCATAAACTCTAGTGTACGTTTTTTGAGTTGAAGTGCTGCATTGGGTCAATGTGTTCCGCCGCCGCAGCAACCTTTTCGATAAAATTTCCTGCTGCATTAAAGAACATCTCTTTTTTCTGGTTTTTGTTAATTTCTATGCCAATTCTAAAAATTGCGCCAAGTATACCTAATACCAACAAAGTAATTGATAAACCGAAACTAGTGGAGTTCAGAAACACCCCACTCAAAATTAAAACCTCAGAGGCAAATCCACGCATCTTTAACTGTCCCTCCACAAATTGTTGCTAGCATAAGTAAGAATTTCTTCAGCACTATCTTCATTGTATCCGTACTGTTCAATCATTACTTTCACCATTTCATTATATTTCTTTTGCTGGTCTTTATCACGTGTTTTTGACTTGGTCACAATCCTAGAAATATCTCTGACAGAGTTTATGAGGTATGATTCAATCGCCTCCTTGAGCGGTTCATAAGATCTAAAATCTACATTTTCCCCGCGACGCATTTTTGCAAACATATAAGCTGTTACATCACTTCTAAAACCGTCACGTGATGAACCTGTCACGCCTATCTGTTCCTCAATTGAGGTCATAAACCTCTCATCGGGCTTTCTTTCTTCTTTAGTAACACGATCTTTCATCTTTTGTTTAGTCGTGTATGCCTCTGCATTATCTAGATACGTGTCGAATAGTGACTGTGCTTGCTCTTCGTATGCAGATATAAATGCCTTGGCAATTTCCGTATCCAGCATTTTGAGATATTCTTCTCGTAAAACTTTACCAATTAGTTCAAGGCACCTTTCTTTAAATTCCTCATCCGGGATTTGTTCTTTTACACAAACCGTCAATGATTCCATTAGAGATACAGGTGTAATCATATTCTTGTCACTTTTTGCCAGAGAAGCATCTAGTGCCTTTGTAATAAATCTAGTTGAAATCCCGCTCATCCCCTCTCTTCTAGCTTCTTCTTTGAGGTCTTTTATGTCTATTTTTTTAACACGACCTTTTTCAACAACTTCATCTCCATTATAGATCTTCATTTTTGTGACAAGATCACACTTGGCAGATTGCTTAAGCCTAGACATAATGCTAAACATGGAGGCAACACGAAGAGTGTGGGGTGCTATGTGAGCGTCAAAATCTGATTGTCCTAGCATTTTTTCATAAATTTTTATTTCTTGATCTAGCTCTAGGCAATACGGTACATCAACCTTTACCACCCTGTCTAGGATTGCTTCATTTGTATGTTCTGATTGGAATCTATTCCACTCTGCTTCATTGCAGTGTGCTAAAATAACGCCGTCAAAGTGAAGCATATCGCTCTTGCCAGGTGAGGGGATTCTTTTCTCCTGCGTCGCGGTAATAATTGTGTGCAAGAATTCAATTTCATTCTTAAACACCTCAACCATTTCTACGAGACCACGATTGCCGACATTAAATGCACCGTTCAATGAAAGGGCTCGAGGATCATCTTCTGAGAATTTGTCTAATTTAGAAATATCTACAGAGCCTATTAGTACAGAAACATCCTGACTATTAGCATCCATGGGAGGAACCGAGGCTACGCCACGACGACCGCGCTGGGAAAATGTCGTCTGCTCAACCTCGAATTCCTCGTACTTGCCATCCAGTTGTTCTAGCAAAATGTGGCGTGCAACTGGGCTAATGTCTCCACGAATGCGGACACCAAGTTCTTTTTCAAATGTTTCTCTTAGTTTTCTAGGAACAAGCTGCAGAGGTTCACCTCTGTGTGGATCGCCTTTAAGGTGATAATACTTGTGTCCCTCTAGGACATTTTTAACATGTTCTGTTAGTGCTGATTTACCGGCACCTACTGGACCCATGAGTAGCAACACCTGCCTGCTTTCTTCACCGTTATGGGCAGAGCTGTGTAAAAAGCTCATGACTTTTTCCAACACAGGTTCCATTCCAAAAAAATGGTTTTCAAAATATTTGTAAATCTTCACAGAATCATTATTAAAAATCCTGCTTTTTCTTGGATTTGAATCTGGCATTTTTTCAACACCATGATCAATAACGGCCTCATATAATCTCCTATGCGCCGTTTTTACAATACTTGAATCTTTGGAAACAAGTTCAAGGTAATCAGAGAAGGTTCCTTTAAACTTTTCTTTTTTTGAACCTTCTTCTCTTTGGCTTTGAATAGCCTTTAGCAATTTGTTTACTGACATAATTTATCTCCAGCGCATTTACATTCTACTACGCGTTAGAAAGTAATAAAATACCTATGGGTTAAATTTCCCAAGGTTCTCCTTCAATAATCGTGTGAAGTATAACATTGTTGCCCCATAGGCACTTTGTATGATCCACAGTTTTATCGGCATAGTCAAGTTCTAAGTCTCTCTTGTCGTGTTCATGTCGAAGAACTAAAGTTCCATCTGATTCCACTTCTTCTACTTTAATTACAGGAATTTTTGCGTCTGCAATTGATTCACACATGTGTGTTCTTACTTTTTTCCAACCATCATCATCAGAAATTTCATCAACTGTAAAAGCTTCCTTTTTTTCACTCCAGCTAAAAAGACCTAGGTCTTCACATAATTCCTGCGTCAAATATTGCCTAATAAAAGCAATATCATTGCAAGATTCCCTAGCAATAAAGCATTCCTCTAATCCATGTTTTTCTTTAATGTTTTGAAAAATTACAAAACCTAAATGATATGGATTAAGTCCTCCCATGTGTGGACGAATCACCGCATTGTGCATTCTCAAAAATGGAAGATGGTATTCGTCCGGTAAATTTAAATCATGGCAAATTGTATAATGCCAAAGAGATGCCCACCCCTCATTCATAATTTTAGTTTGAATCTGTGGCATAAAATAATATGCTTCATCTCTAACTATTTCAATAATGTCTCTTTTCCAGTCAGGCATTTTACCATGTTCAGCAATAAACCCCATAAGATCAGGATCAGGTTCAAGAGGCGGTTGATCTAAATCGTAAAACAACTGATTTCCAGCTGGGTCGTAATCAATTAGCCCCTTATAGTATTCTACCATTTCTTTGTGGTTTTTTCTTTGAGTTCCGTCTCTATGAATTTGATATTGAAGTGCGTGACAGCCGTCAATTACTTCTTCAACTTTCTCAATTCCAATGTACGGATCCTCAACATACTCTTGAATTCTTTTTTTAGCCTGCCTAAATCTTCCAATTACAGATTCGGGGCGTGTATTTGCGAACATTCTATTATTTTTAAAGAAGTCACTGTGACCTACACAATGTGCCATGATTAGAATTTGAAGATACAGAGGATTCTCACGCATAAGATAGGCAATTGAAGGATTAGAATTAATAATAAGTTCGTATGGTAATCCTTCAACCCCTGCATTATATGCCTGATGTGTTCTTTCAAATGATTTACCGTATGACCAGTGATCGTAATGTGTTGGCATACCGTGATAAGACATGTGGCCAATCATCGAGTAATAATCACAAACTTCATATGAAATTGGAAACCAATCTAATCCGTAGCCCTTGGCCACTTCTATGATTTTATCATCCCATGTTTTAAGATCATCAACACTCCATGTCATGATTCCCCTCCATAGTTTCCAAACATTACCTTAAATGCTTTCCAAACATCTTCCCTTTCAGAGATTGCCACCGACTTCATGGTTCTGCACAATAATTGTTGTAAGTGATTTGAAAGCCTCTCGCTGTCTGCCCATGAAGGTTCATCAACAGGCGTAATTTCACAGTATCCAAATAACTGACACATGTTTGTAAGTTTTTGTGCTGCTGTTAACATGTCATTTGTATCATAAGACCAATTGTCCCCATCTGAACAGTGAAAAGCATAAACATTCCATGCGCTTGGATGAAATCTTTTTGAAATAACGTCTAACGCTTCATTATATGCTGACGATACCAATGTTCCTCCGGATGAACCTCTAGTAAAAAACTGTTCCTCACTAACCTCTTTGGCCTCTGTGGTGTGAGCGATAAACACGATCTCGGTCTTATCATATTTTGTTCGAATAAATTGGTACAATAAAAAGAAAAAACTTCTAGCAAGAAATTTCTTGTTTTTTGACATTGAACCTGATATATCCATCATCATTACGATTACTGCATTAGTGTTTTCTTTTAATTTTGGTTTGTAATGTCTGTAGGTGAGATCGTCTTGATGAAATGACCCTTCGAGATTATCCTCTGGGTTGTTTTCACTCATTTCACTTCTTTGTGATGCCTTTAATCTCTTGATTCTGTTTATTGCTGTCTTCTTTTTGTCGAGCCTAGGAATAATCCCTTGAGGTCTGTAACCTGTTCTTTTTAGTTTTTCCGACTTTGACTTTGTGAACGACTTCCTTTCCATATCTGGTAGTTCAAGCTCATCAAAGAGATACCTTGCCAACTCGTCTAAAGAAATTTCAACTTCATAAAATTCATCGCCCCTTTTATTACCGGCTTTCGCTGGATCACCCTTGGACGATTTTTCCTTTTTTCTAACAATCTGGTCTCTTTCCAATTCCTTACCAGGCGCCGACCCAACATTTTTATTAGATGGACCACCACCATAAACAAATCGATATTCTTTAATACCTCTAACAGGAATACGAAATTTTTTCTTTCCATCCTGCCCGATAATGGATTCATCTGCTACGATATCATGAATTCCGTCTCGAATTGCTTTCTCAATTTTCCGCTTATGGCGTCGACGATCTGATGCAGATCGATCGGCAGTCGTTTTATGATATGAAAATCCTGACATTCGCAACTCCTAAACATAAGTATCTCCAGAAATTGTAGTAAAAAATAATGTTCTAGTGAAATTCTGGACCAAACAATTTTTTATTCTTTAACAGAAACCGTTGCCATGAAGAATCTAAAATATAAGTTACAGCAGTATCTGTTTCACTTCTAACTGATCTTCCTACACCTTGAATTATGGTTTTTGCTGTCTGGAGATCGTACCACCAATTCCATTTATTCATTTTTTTGCGAATCAGCTTGTCACCTAAATATGGAAAAGGAACCTTGCAGATTATTTGAAACCTTGAAAGGTCATCTTTGAGGTCAACACCTTCTGTCATTGACGGTGATAATAAAACAGTGCAATTTTTTGATTTTATGTGGCGCTGCAGGACCTCGTCTCGATTTGTACTATCATGGATTAGAAGTCGGGAGCTTTTAATTGTCTTTTTAAGGTGCCAGGCAATTTTATAAGAATGACAATGGATAATGCCCTTTTCATTTTTGTGCTCTTGTAATATTGCCTTGACAGCCTCAGTTAATTTGGGCAGTGTTTGATTAATTTCTGCAGCCGACATTTTACCAATACCAGAATAAATTATGGGACGATTTTCAACTGGAAAAGGGCACGGTAACTTTAAAGACCCATAATCTTGTACCCCTGATAATTGTGCAAATTTATCTATGTCAACAATAGTGGCTGACATCAATAAAACAAACTGTCCCATTTTATACAAGTAATCATGCGCGTATGGCGCCACATCAATAGGTTTAAATTCGACCTTCCGCCCAGATCGCTCCTCAGGAGGAATTTCAGTCATAAGCCAGTTTTCTTTATCATATAAGGCTATGAAAGTCAATACCTTCTGTTCATGACCTGTTAAAATTTCAATCTGTCGACTAAGTTTTGAAAATTCCCCACTTTGCATTCTTGCCTTAATGGAGGAATACTTCTCTAGGCCTTTATTGAATTTTTTTATTTTCTTAGATAACGCAGGATAATATTCGTTCTTTACCCATTTGACAAACATACCAGGTGTAATTTTTTCTGGTAATGAAATTCCAATAAATGATTTTGCAAAACGTTCAGAAAATGTTACTTCAATAAACCTGCTTAATTCTCCGGGAACGTTGTGTGCCTCATCAATGGCAAGCAGTGTTTTTTTTGGTAATTTTCCGCTATAGCGCGTTTCAGTTAGAAAATAAGAAAAATTTGTTACCCCGTAAGGATCTTCAATAAATTTATCCTTGGCTTTCTTATAGATGCAATTAAACGCACACCGCTTAAAGAAAGGGGAGGAACGATCGGCTGTTTGTAGCATCTTTCTAGATTCATTACAATTTTGTGTACGATGAAATGTACATGCATAATTTGAAGAAGATTTTAGCGAATTAATTTCCGGATAATCTTTTCTGTATTGTGTTTGTAATAATTTTTGTGTAGTAAGAATATTAGTTCCACTAGACAAGTCATCACCTTTTTGAAAATAATTTTCAATATATCTTGCTACTGTAATGGCAATCGCTGACTTGCCAACACCGGTACCAGCCTCTAAAATGAAGTAATGTTTGCCTGCTTCGAATGCATCTAGAATTGAATTAATGGCCTCATCCTGGCCAGGTCTTACATTTTCATACGGAAAAAATTTCTTCCAATCATGTTTTGGCACTTATGATCTCCTAGGTTGCCTTTCCCATGCAATTTTCGTCTTTAACATTGTCGTAGAATAACCGTGATCTCTTTTATGATAATACACGGTCTTACCCAATTCTGCACCGGTATAGTCTTCTACATCAATGTAATCAGTTCCAAGTATTCTAACATCATGGTGCTCTTGCTTTAAAAGCTCCAAAAGATCAGACTCAGTATTATATGTAACGATTTTATTAATATACTTGATAGATTCTAGAATCTCGATCCTGTCTTCCAACGATTGTACGGGCTTACACTTGTCAGGCCTGTCAATAGTTGGATCACCTTGAAGAGCGACAGTTACAAAATCACAATGTTCATGTGCGTCTCGAAACATTCTAATATATCCCGGGTGTAAAATGTCAAATGATCCACAGATAATTCCAGTTCCAAATTTTTTCATTATTACCCCCAAAGTTAATTGATAGCATCTACCAGGCCTAACTCAAGGCATCTTTCAGCAGAAAACCAAAGCTCATGCTTAAGCATTTCTTCTAATTCTTCTTCTTCAATGTTGGAAGTTTCCAAATATATTTGTTTCACAGTGGCAAATATGTTTTTTTGATTTTCAATCTCATCAATAAACTCATCATGTTTACCTGCCCATAAAATTTGAGGTTGATGAATTAGCATAAAAGATCTTTTAGATATAAACCTTTTTTTACCTCGTGATGAAATTAATGTAGCAGCACTGGCTGCCGATCCTTCAATGTATGTGTAGACATCGGTTTTGCAATTATCAATGGCATCACACACATTTAAACCTGAGAATATATCACCGCCTGGACTCTGAATATGTAGGTGAATGGGAGGTCTTCGTTTGAGACCAATACGTTCAGAGAGGTATCCCATTTCGATATCCAATCTTCGAATAATTCTCACCAACTCAAGAGCCTCTTTATCGGTAACAGGTGCATAAAAATAAATGTGGTTTTCCTCTACTTCTACACCAGATAACTTACCTTTATCATCGGCCATTAATAATGAAGCCAATCCATGGGCAGCCTCATCAGTCAAAGAGTTGTTTTCTTCTTCGTTCATTCTGTATTTTTTGTCAATGGAAAAGTTCCTAACTGAGTTTTTACTTCTGCGCATGTTATTCCTTTAAACGCCTTTTGTGGTAGTTCAACAGCATTTGCTACTAATATTTGAAATTTTGCCTGCATTGTGATGACCCTGCTGTTATTGTCTAGGTCCTCAATTTTAGGCTTTGTGATGATTCTATAATAATTTAATATTCCATTTTCCCATTCTTCGCTATTTTGGTCTACATGTCTTCCTTGAAATACATGCCACACAGTGGGATTACGATCAGGAAAAGGTCCACATTGTAAATACATTTTCGCATCTTCTAAAAAGGAAGATGGTACGTCAGCGGTTATACCTTTTTTTACAATGTATGTATATGTTTTCTCGACCGTCAACGAATCCAACGGAGCGAACAGTTTCTTCAATTTTTCAATTTCGTTTAATGATTGCATAGTTATTTTTATATCATGGGCATTTTTACTACTAAAAATATTCTATGCATTTTTTTGATAATTTTCACGATGTCATGGGTATCTTGTACCCAAAGACCTACAAAAATCATACCAAATAGAATCATTGATCAAAACTCACAGGGCACATACACCACTCTGGTTGAACAAACTGCCCTGGTCGATGTGACAACCTTTGCAAAACCTGTTGGGTGTAAACACGGTGAATCCGATGAGATGAAAAAACTGTGTGAGAAGCTTTTAGAAGAGCTACCACCAATCGCTACCCGGGTTGTTGGGACCGGTACATTCATAAGACATGATAAAAAAATTAAAGTTATTTCTGCAGCGCATGTTTGTGTCCCAGACGACATCCCGGCAGAAATAAAAAATAAAGAAATTACACTAATCATTAAAACAGAGATTACGATTGACATTTTATCACAGTCATTTTCAACAAAAGGAACTATCGAAAAACTTGATAACGAAAATGATCTTTGTTTGTTGTCACTCGGTGAAGAGCCCAGCGTGTTACCTGTTACATTTGCAACAGAAGAACCCCCTAGGGGATCAAAAATTTATTATGCTGGTGCGCCACATGGTATGATGTCAGACACATTTTTAATGACATTTCATGGTACCTTTGCTGGAACATTGCAAAGTGGCCTAATCTTTTCGCTACCTTGCGAATCAGGCACATCAGGATCGCTAATAAGGGATCAACATGGAAATGCATTTTCTATGGTTCAAAGAATGAATCCAAGATTTAAGCACATGTGCTACGGGCCCAGAACCGAACTTCTTTTGAAATTTCTCAAATAGTTTTGCTATTTTTATTCATAAAATCAACGCGAAATTTATCAACAACCATTCGAGCATGATGTTCAGCATCCTGTTGAGATCCGAACCTAGAGGTTGGTAAAAGCTTTTGATCTTTAAAAGAAATATCTAAAAGGCATGTGCCATTGTCTTGAGGATAATATTCAATTTCAAAATCTTGAAATGAATCCCATGTGTTTGGATCTGGATCTATTGTATGGTAATTTCTACCAATCTCTTCACGTATTATTTCGTGAATTATTTCTCGTAATACACCGCTCATTATTTACTTGCGACAAAAAGTTCTATATCAACTGCAGCGGTATCGGCTGATGCCTTCAAGGAATCAAAATTAGCAAATGACCCAAACGCATCTCCGCCGGCTGATCCTGATATTGAAGGGGATGTGAACATCGCTGTTCTTTTTGCAGGAAGTTTGACGTCATAGCGATTTGCAGCACCGGAGGTAAAACTGATTCTTATAAAATTTGTGTCATCCAAATTAGAAATCCTGATATACTGAAGATCACCGGTGACGTAGGTACCTGCACCAGCTGTACCACTCAGGGCGAGAATCTCTGTTTCGTATGTGGGTACCGACAGGATTCTTCGTGATGCTTCGTTAATATCAGTTATTGTTTGAACTACTTTTGCGCCTACTTGATTTCCATTTAGTTTAACATCCTCACTCACGGTAAGGGTGAGTGTGGCGTTGCTGACAGTACTAGCCATTATTTTCCTCCATTATAATTCTTTTAAGAATCATTTCTATCAATTCATCGGTACTTTCGTTATTTTCATACGGGCCCTCAATTGCAGCAATTTGCCCTTGCGCATTTTTTTTGGATGTGTGACAAGCTCGATGTTTTTTACCTTTCTTGTCCGTATAAGTTAAAGACCAATTTCCTTTATCACCATCACTTTGCTTACATGGGTTTTTTAGCTTGTTAATCCTATAAGGCATTTCTTTTCCGATGCTCCGAGATTTCGGTATAAATGGCCTCTCTGATTATTTTACGAAGCTGTTTTTTGCTCATTTTTATTTTTGTTGTCTTTGTTTCTACTACCACATCCTGAAATGCTGTGGGTGTTAGATCTATATTGAATTTTTTTGCCAGCTTGACTAACGCAACTGTGGCAATTCCTCCGCCCGGCAGGGCCAACAATCCTAGAAGTGGCAACCCCTTTCCAATATCCTTAACTTGAATTTTTAATTCTTCTTTTTCTTGTGGAGATAATTTCTGCCCAGCGGCAACTTTACCAAGTAACTTGGCACTTTCCTTAGTTTCAGACATTTCCTGTTTTAATTTAAGCAGAAAATCCTTGGTTGAAGACACAGCGGCTTTACCCTTTTCTTTAATAAACGACATGGCATCTTGAAATATACCTTCTTGCAGTATGGCATCTTGATTTTGTTTCTTAACTTTATAAACCAATGTTCTAATCCTTTCTTCTCCAATAGTACAACTGAATGTTGGGTCTGTCGGCGTCTCTCCCTTAGCGAACTCGTAGTTGTATATGTCAAGCTCAGTACCCTCGAGACCCTCCGCGGCGTCGTCATGACAGAGTTGTGCAACCCGTCGTGCATTTTCTGGATCATCATCATAAAAGTGGATGTTCTCTATATTAGGGTTGTGGACTTTGCCTATTAGGTCTTTCTTTGCAGTAGCCGGGTCTGTGGGGTTAAAGTCTGCAGCTCCGTAAACAACATCAGCATTTGTACCAAGTTCAGAAGCCAGGAAGTCCTGAATATCTGCCGCATTGGTCGCCGGAATTTTACCTCCGCCCAAAGCATCAAGGTCTGTTTTTCCTTTTCTTGCAGTCACCACCGCCGTCATGGCACCGTCATTTTCCGCTGCCTGAAATACGTCGAGCATGTTTTCTATTGGTTTTACGTCTGTTCCTATTGTGCTAGAGGGACTGAAGTCAGCGATGTGTATTTCACCGGTTTTACCTTGATCGAACATGGCTCGTCCTGCCCGACGAATATCATTGCTTACATTTGGACTGATTACCAATCTGACATGGTCCCCACCGGGTATGTACTTTTCTTTCCAGTCACGATACTGTTCAGTATCTAGGACTATGGCTTCCGCATCATCAAGCTCATCATTACTTCGGACATTATTACCTGACAGACCTGGAGAGTTAAGGCCTGATTGTTGGGGCGATTTTATGCCCTTGATTTTTGAGCCCACCCTCGACCCCAGGTCTTTGACAGGAGCATAAGAAGTCGGATCGTCCGGGTCTCCCCCATTATACTCAACTGCAGCAACAAGGGTAGGACTAGTGGTAACCCCTAACGTGTCATCAAAATCAAACACATGTAAATCACGACTGGGCATTGAATCTATGCCCATTCTAGGGTTGGGATCACCCGATGCCGCGTCTAACTGTTCAGTTAGTAAACCAGCTAACTTACACCATCTTTTGTTCACATCACTCATGAATTACCTCATTGACCCTAACCTTTACTAATTATTGTGCTGAAAGTCATTCTGAATTTTATATGGAACATGTTTTTATGAATGCATACCTGCTGTATATGACACGTTTATCATGAGGTGTTACCAGAAGCTCTCTGGTAAATTCTGGTCATGGCCTTTTGGTATACTGGTATGTTTGGTAATGGATTGTCATATGAATCAACCAGGGACCCTCTATGAACATTTATCATGAAAGCCTAGTTTGTGCTGCTATGACTTTAAAATACCCGCCAATTTTTGCCATCTTTCAAGCACAACTGATTCGTCTTTTCGGACAGGTTCTTTATAGTTTGTGTCACCAGTTGACAGGGTTTTCATTACGTTTGAGGCATCAAGTTTCGGTCCGGTATCACCACCTGTAAATTGAGGCATGTAAGACCTCTCGGGGCCTTCACCTTTTTTCATTGCAGCCAGGTTTTCTCCAACAGTTGTTGCAACCTTTTCACGGACTGTTGCCATATCATCATCTTCTTCTATACCAAACTTTTCTGAATACATTTCTTTAAAGTGATTTGTAATATCATCGTTTAGCAATTCGCCTGCTTCACTTGGCTCGCCGACCCTATCAAGAATCATTGTTTTAATTTCGCCAGCACCTTTTCCCAAGATGTTATTGGCTGCACCACCTGTTGTCGCCTTTGGAACCGGTTTTACACCAACCTCTGGTTGCGACGCAATAGCGATCTGGGCAACTGCCAACTTTTTGTCTGCATCACCTGGTAATCCTAAATCAATAACTTTCAAGTTTGCGCCTGGATTAATTGCCGCGACAGAAGACCAACGATGATGACCATCAATAATATGTTCTCCTGACGCAATAATATCACCTATTTCAACTGTACTCTGCATAGAATTGTCTAATGAACCTTTGTCAGACAGGGGATAAGAAATAGATTTCATGAGATCAATTTCATTCTGGGTTGGAATCATACCCCCAACCGCGGGTGTCTCGCTTCCGACGGATATTTCCTCATCGCCGGGCTCACCGTCTGCAGTTCCCTGCCTGAGAAAATGACGAACTTTTGGATCTGTGCCTAGTGGACTGTTTAAAAAATCAACAACCGTCGTCACATCCTGCCCGGGAATATTTTTTTCAATTGCTTCTACAGCTTCTTCATCTGTAAAGATGCTGTTTTCAACTTGTTCTTTATCAGCAGGTTCGTCACTCTGTTTTTTCTCGTCATCAAGATCAGTTGTTTCCTTTTCAACGAGAATAGACATTTCTTCTTGCAAAATAAGTCGCTGCAATTCACGAGAACTTAATCTTGTAATTTTTCTTTTATTGTTTGAAACTTCTTCTTTGTTTAAACCAAAGATCTCAACTAGTTTTTTCATGAAATGTATCTCCTACTCAAACTAAATATCTAGATATCGTAAAAATGATGATTTATTCGCTAGGAGGCATACAAATTTCATCTAATATTTCCATGAGATAATTGTACATTTCGACCGTGTTGTTACTTAGCGGATAGTATTTTCCACCACATGAATTGGCAATTTCATCCCATTCCCACTGTTCATTAACTGAAAATGTGTATGTTTTTAATTGTGGTGTTGCCTGACAGGTGCCAATCACATCCGCCGGACTGAGTTGCGGACTCAAATAACTTTGAGGTGCCTCGTCACTAAAAACGATAATAACACGATCTGCCCCGGGTCTCCAGCTTAGTTTAAATTGATCTTTGGTAGGAACTGATTCTCCGACCCAGTTATTCCATGGGGTTATTGCGAGATCTATGGGGGTATTTCCGGAAATATTTTGAAGTGAAAGGTAAATAGCGTCTAGCAGCATTTCGCTACCTGTGTTCATCCCAGTATTTCCTAAACCTGCAAAATCCCCCAGAAAATCAGGAAACGAAGAAATATCAGAAATCATGTATAATCTTTCTTCAAAATCGCCAGGTGCCTCTCTAGGACCAACAATAAGTCCCCAGTGAAGTTTGTCTTGTAAGGAATAATGTCCAGCAAACTGATTTAAGGCAGTTAACACGGCACTAATTTCATCGCCCATAGACCCTGACCAATCAATGATAAAAAGAATGTCAGTCTCAGGAACCTCTTTACCCCAGTCAACCATGCCGTCACAGTCATCATCCAGACCATTACATTCTTCATCCTGTGGAACGACCTCATCCATACACATACCAGCCAAGAAATTGTCTTGGTCATCATACCCACCCCAAACACCGGTGAGGCATGTCATCATTCCAGGTTCGCATATTCCTACATTTAATGTTCCCTCTGGGCCCGTGTAACAACCAACAAATAAATCCTCATCAATTAACTGATTACAATTATCATCAAAATTATTACATTCTTCTTCTTGCAGGGGCATACCAACAAGAGAGTCGCAAAGTGGATCAGACCCGGGTGGGTCAGCTAGCCAATGGCATGCAGCAAAGCATTCCGTCGTTGTTATCTCTAGGCATGCAGGATCTACACATTCACATGTTTTGAAGCCTTGACCACAAAGTAATGGTGGTTCAGCACATGGAAAAAGAGATCCCACATCCTGTATTGTACAAAGACATTCAATTCCATCATCGATCTGCCCGTTACAGTCGTTATCTAGACCATCACAAATCTCTGGTGATGGTTGTTGTGCTGTACAACTAGCCCATACACCGTTGGTACAAACTTCAACCCCACTACCACATGATGTTGTGCATACCTTGACCAAATCCTCGTCGGTATCTCCATCACAATCGTTATCTAGGCCATCACATACCTCAGCTGGGACAGGCCCACACTCGTTACAAACGTTTGTCTGAAATTCATCAATTTCACCATCACAATCGTTATCTAGATAATCGCAGATTTCCTCTTGAGGTTCCGGGCCGAAGCACACCTCCTCGCCGTCAACACACACGGCATTACCGGCGCCACAGATTGTTTCGCATGCCATGACACCCAAATCTTCGTCCACCAAGCCATCACAGTCGTTGTCCAGACCATCACATTGTTCAGGATTACAGGGTTGACATTCTGAATGATATAATTGCCCTTTGTCACATGTAACCTGTTGTTTTCCAACAGTCCCGTCGTCCATCTCACACCATTGCCAACCATAATCCAGGCTCTGAGCCATGGGTGAGCATTCGTATGCCTCGGTACATTCACCCATGAATATAATTTCTGGTGGCGGGCAGTCAGGATCATGACCATACATGCATGGTTCATTATCATCATTGCAAATATCAACAGTAACTTCTTTTTTGTGATATGTAGGCTGTCCAAATTCAGGAGGACAGAACCATTGCTGTGATTGACAACATTCAGGATAACAGCTACACCAACCAGAATCCGAAACACTAATTTGAAGGCAAGGATCTGGTGGGGCTACATCAACATCATTGTGTAGTGTGTCTAGTTCTTCTCGAGGCATTGGATAAATTGGTGTATCCGAATTTTCTACACCATCATTTTTATCCGAACATCCAAGTGGGTATGTAAAAAAAACTAGAAATAGTAAAGGTATTATCTTCGCCTTCATTATTCATAAGTATACATTTTTTTTGCGATTTTCATCCAATCAAAAAAAATATCTTACAGGTTAGCCTCAAGTAGCCGTAATAAGACAGCCTCAGTGATGTCTGCAATTTTGCTTTGTTGTAAAGCTATGTCATCTTTTGAGGGACTTCCCGTACCCCAGTCAGGCAACGAGTTATCAGTCATACATGCACTAATATTAATTTTTTTTGAACCCTGCACACCGCCTCCGGTGTATAAAATTCCTACATGTCCCTTGTCAGGATACACAAATAAATCTGTTCCAGCGGCATTGGCTATTTGACATGCCTGTTTTAAAGGAATGGCATCGTCCATACCACCGGCAATAGTAACAGATCCTCCGGGTAAAGTTGGAATGGGAGCGCTGGTCCATCCTCGCAAAGCAGCTGGAGCCATATAGGTAATCGGTGGAATGGCCGCGGGCATGTATTCGCTTTGCATTGCCCTGTTCAGCGCCGCGGCGCCACGGGAATAAGCAAAAATTCGTTCAGGTCGTTCAGCTGCAATTTTTTTAGCAATGGCATCAGCTTCTTCATCAGTGACTGGTCCACTTTTTCCTATTTCTATTCCGCCGTATCCAAGCCTGGCTTCAAGATCGTCCTCTGACATACCGGCGCCATGAAGTCCTAAGGGAACTTCTAACAAACATTGTCTAATAAGATTGGTAAGATCGCTGCGTGTGATAATCATCTTACAAAATCTTTTTTAAGCGCCTCTATAGCTTCGCTCAACGCATCTTCAAATTTTGTAAATGCCTCTTTGCTAATCGACACTGAGCCAGGTTCTATCATTGCAACATCATCATACAAAACATCATAAAGGTAATTTTTATCAAAAACTCCAAGTGGTGCAGCGTTACCACTTTCATCGTTCTTACTGGAAAACATTGATGATCGTTCTAAAATAATTTCTCTAATCATGTTTCTGGAAATTTTCATATTTTTATTTTATCCAATTATTTGAAAATTTTTTCCTTGGCTGTGTTAAACAATTGCGGCAAAAAAGACTTTTTTAATCGCAGCAGTCTTTCAAACCTCACACGTTTTCTTGCATCTGTGTAAAGTGTTGTAGGTCGTCTAATCTCGCCATCAATGATTTGTTCACTAAAGTCGTAAAATTTAGATTTACCACTTGATTTAGGGGGTGCAGCATACGCAACGTTGAAAAAAATAAAAAAGAACAGCAAAAGAATTATAAATGAAATTCTTTTGTTGCTGATTTTCATGATTTATTTTTCACTTTTTTGACGATATTCTTAATTCTACGTCGTAGAAGTCTTTCACCCAAAACTGGACCTCCTACATCTAATGTCTCTGGTCTTTTTGTGGTCTCTTCACCACCGGCAGCTTTTGAATGATCAATATCCAATTCCAAATTACCTGCCTCGGGACACCCTGCCCATACATTTTCAATAGGTTCAACTTCTTCCGGGTGATCAGAATCAAGCATTTCTTTAATTAGTTTTCTGAGTTGTCGTTTTGTAATTTTCACTAGTCAATACTCCTATCGATTGCTTTATATACAGGATACATCTCATCCCATGTCGCCCAGTCAATATCTCCGGATTCTACGGCAGCTTCTAATACATCTGGAATATTAGAGGTGAAGCCGCCCTTAGGATGAGCGCCCGGTCCTTTGGGTTTGGAAAAAGGATCAACATACATGTTGCCGTCTCTTCCCTCGAAACCTTTATAAAAACCAATGTCGATAAGATACTGGTGCACCTTCTGTGTCAGTTCCTGCTTAGATCCTTTCCATTTTTTTCCTGGTCGGCTTGAAGATTGCTGCGATGGTTGCGGCGCTCTGGATGGTGTGGTTTGACCCGTGGAGCCGGCTTCAAAATCCCTAACAAGCTGCTCATACTCGGCTCGAGTAATCGTGCCGGCCCTATAGTCTTTGTAATAATCTGCAGGCTCTTCGAGTAAAAGTGATTCTCGAATAATTCTTCTAAGTTGTCTCTTTGTGATTTTCATTTATAACTCTTCTCGATATCTTGGATCAATTGCTATTAACCTTTTATAGTCGTGATCTGTTTCATATCCGTTTGCTTGTAATATTGCTTCAATATCCTGTGCTCGCACACCCATTTTCCTTTCTAGTCCCATTAGTTCGCCATTGGTGGCGATGTGATACTGCCCCGGAAAATCAGTCGATAAATAAAACTTAAAACCTTTAAGGTCTAGTTCAGTACCAAGCAATTGCTCTATTTTATCTAGGTTTGGATCACTATCCCACTTATCATAGTCACTGTATTTTACCTTTTCGATCTCTTCTTTGATGATTCTCTTTAGTTGTCGTTTTGTAATTTTCATAATCAAAATCCTAAGACTGCACCTTCATCGTGATGTCGATCTTCTAGTTCATCGGCTAATTCCCGGAGCGCTTCTGCACGCTCAAGATCAGAGCGAAGCGTAGTGCCCACTAACTGATCAATCAATCTCCATTGTTCTTCACGATTGTCGCCGAACATGTTATCCTTATCCCGGGCTTCCTTAATGATTCTTCTGAGCTGTCGTTTTGTAATTTTCATTAGCTTATTATTCCTTTTATTTTTTCGAGGTAATCATCTGCAATTTCTGGCTTCACTCCCATGCTCTTGTTCATGAAAGCTGTCTTTATTATATCCTGTATTTGTAGCAATTGCTGGTGAGATGTAGGTGCCATCGAATCTTTCCATTCTTCATATGCACCGGGATTGTTCGGATCCATACGTTCGGAAATTATTTTAGCGCTCTCTTCTTTGATGATTCGTCTTAGTTGTCGTTTTGTAATTTTCATTATGGACATACCCATTTTCCCATTCTTTGTTGCCAATACGGCTCAGTAGCCTCTCCGGTCCTTCGATCTTTGCAACCCATTTGTTCTCCAGTGGGTTTTTTATCCCGCCTGCTGGTATCTACACGGCCTGACCGGTCTATGCCGGGAGCCCAGTATTCTTCTAAATCATCTTCTTTAAGGAGGTCGGTTCCATGTGAAAGATCATCGATTAGGTTTTCATAGTCCTCAACAGGTACCTCATGGCCTAGGTCATCCATAAAATCGTCATATAAAAGTGATTTAATTGCGCCTGCTCCACCAGTGGCTAAAGCAGGATCAGCATGATAAGATTTTGCCCTATCGGTTAAATAAGTTATGATCTCATCGTTGGACGCAACCATGGCTTCTCTGATTATTCTTCTTAGTTGTCGTTTTGTGATTTTCATCGCTTCCAGTCATCCCCCATGAGCTCATCGATCTCGCGCCAGCTTGCCTTCGTGATAAGGTACTTGTATCGAGGGTAAAACTTGCCATCGATATAGTCACGAATCGCATTCTCACCCTGTAGGACGACCTCGGTGGGGACAACGTAGCTAATCCCTTCACCCTCAGTGTGCTCATGGCCATACCACTCAACCTCAACTGAGGTCACTGGTGTACCCACAGGTAAACCAGTCATGCGGTCTATTTCTTCTCGGATGATTCTTCTTAGTTGCCGTTTGGTGATCTTCATGTCTGGTTCCCTATATCAATTGCTCTTTGTAGCGCGATCTCATATGCGTCGCCACGTTGTCCGCCGAGCCCGGTAATCTTCTCAAGCGCTGTATCAGCTATTTCGGCCGGGGTTGCATTTCTGTAACCGGGTTCATGTGCTATATGGTCGACCCACATGTGAACCTCTCCGGTCAAACCGGCACCAGGTACTATTCCGCCATCCTTCCCGACAAACGCTTCTTTGATAATTCTTCGGAGTTGTCGTTTTGTGATTTTCATGAATAATACTCCTCAAAAGCACTTGTTCCATCATCTTCACCAGCGTACATTTCATCGGGATCTTTTTCCTCAACTTCCTCAACCTGCATTCCATTTTGTTTTGCATAAAGCTGAATGAGTTTATCGACATCTACACCATAGTAATCAGGGAATACGTCTGAATCCCATCTCTCCAAACCCCCTTGTACACCTTCTGCATCAGCTTTAAGCATTGCAGCGAGACCTTGCTCTGAAGTAAACCCTTGTACCCCTTCATCCAGAAGTGATCTTACCATCTCACCGAGACTGATCCATTCGCCGCCTTCATCTTCAACACTAAACCCGCCGTATGGAAGGCGCTTGACATAAAGCGTACCTTCGGACATTACGTTCGAAATTTCTTCTTTGATAATTCGTCTGAGTTGTCTCTTTGTGATTTTCATTTTTTATCTCAATCGTACATTGGGGGTATGTGCTTGACTGGCTTGCGCTTCTTCCTAAGAGTCGCGCCACCCTTCTCTAACACCTTTATAATCTTGTCTACTGTCGTCCCTGACTGTTTCGCCCATTGTTCATCAACGACAAAACTTGAACGCCCAAGCGGCATCGTACCCCATGGGGTCTCGTCGTCTTCGACCATAAACGCCACAACTTTACCACCCCTGCGAATGGGTTGGTAAGTCAAGTATTTTACCTCGCGAGGCTCGACAGCACCGTAGCTATCACCTCCGATGGCCTTGAGTTCTTTTTTGTCAGGAGAAGCACCAACTCGTTTTTGATGATCTTTATCCAGTGCCATCGAGATTGCCAACCGGATGTTTTCGAGATCAGGATATGGTGTAACCCCTAAGTCTGCCAACGTACCTCGGTCGTCGTCGTAGAAAGCGTCGGCCTGATCTAGACCGTATTCATCGATAAAGAGTTGTGCCACTTTTTGATGATCAGCATGGCTCATTTTTGAAGGGTCTTCAGGGAGGGCATCAACAAGTTTTTTCTCCCATGCATCCAACTCGGCCTGGCGTTCTTTCCAGGATTTCATCTGTTCTTTGATGATTTTTCTAAGTTGTCGTTTTGTAACTCTCATATTACATTCTCCACTTGCAGTTTCTAGCTAACCTGTCACATTTAATAAGTGCTTCTTTAATTAGTCTTTCTAACCCAAACAAATTCGCTGTTTTCCAATCATCAAAATCTTCTAATTGTGAAGCAGATAGTTTTTTATCTGCACACCTCAATAAATGAGCCGCTTCGTAATACTTTGACTCGGCCAGCGCAAACATTTTGTGTTTGTGATGTTGTTCGGCTTCACTCATGATTGCTGATGCTTTATTATACAATAAAGCGGCGCAGTCTGCTGTAGGACCACATGTCACGATCGTCGTGCACATTTTAGTTTTATAATCAATGGTACTTGTGGCACAAGAAGTACAAAGTAAAAATAGCATTACCGTGGCAAGAAATCTCATTTTTAACTGCCAAGCATCTCGTCTAAACCAAGCATAGATTTGCACATAAAATAAGAATAATGTAATCTTTCGAAAGTTTGCCAAACATATTCAACACTCACAGGTCTCACGGACATCTTTAACCAGTAATCCGGATTAATGTCGACTGCGACGTCCTCAGCCTCTCTGATGTTTTCTGCCCTGATAAATTGTACATGGCTTTTAAATTCCCTGTGGGGAGTTTTTTCATATAATTCAAAAATACTGCCTTCCATTTCTTCATTATTTTTGAACAGATCCATCTGTATTGCTAGATTATTCATTTTCGTATGTCACTCCTCTTTATTCCACGGTGCGTCTGGGTCTTCCATTATCGATACCATACTTTTTTCGAATCCGCGGGTCGCTATCCAAGCACCCAAGACCATTCCCACAGCCGTACAGCCAAGAAATGTAAGTGCCACCAGTATGGAATCCCAGCTCATCTCTACTTAATTCTCACATGCGATTTCAAAATTTCGTCTAAGCTTTTTACAATTGATGACAATGTGTAGGCAGTGTCTTGTGCTCGCATCATTGCCAATGGATTTTCTTTTCCCTCAATAGTTTGAAAAGATTTTATGGTAAATTCACGAAGCTGTATTAACATTTGAATTTCTTTTTGTGTCATTATTCATTAGCCCAATCAGACGCGCCTAACAGGTATTGTCCTAAATCACTCGCATCTAATTTATCCAAACTCAATCTAAATGAATTACCGAATTCTATGGTGATCATATCTCCCACAACAGAAACCCTTGTTGCATAAGGCGTGTTATTGTCTAGGTCCCTAAGCGTAACTCTTCGTTCCCACTGAGCCCCGGGCTTTGTAATTGGACTTTCATCAATTCGAGCTTTCTCTTCCTTGATGATTCTTCTAAGCTGTCGCTTTGAAATTTTCGTTCTGCCTTCTTTAAAGCTGCGCTGGTGAATCTCTTCATCGCTTAAGACACCACCAGCATCGTACTCTTTTCGTGCAATCTTGAGTTCTCTACTGAGGTCATCATGATCTATACCAAATTCATCAGCCAGAGTCCGGTGATTCCACCCCTGCGTCGCCGGATCATCTCGATCGCGGGAAACAAAATATGTTGCCATGACGGAAGATGATGCAGGTGTTATGTGACCGTATTCTTTTGCCCATTTCTTATAGTGATTAATTAATTTTTCCGCCGTCTGATCTCCACCCATGGGAGCATCGCCGGTCGGATTATCGCGATACCGTTCGTAGTCTCCAGGAACAGTTGGGTCATAAGGTCGGCCACCATACTCTTTTATGATTCTTCTTAGTTGTTGCTTTGTGATTTTCATCATCTAGCTCCATGTACCTTTTCAGCCATAAGCCTAAGTGCCTCTTTTCTAATTCCGGGTGAGCGAAACCCACCGCCAATACGTTCGGCTGAGATTCGGATAAACTCTATTAGCTCATCAGTCTGCATCTCAACCTCAGCTAGAAAATCAGCACGCATTTCATCTTCATCATCAGAAATAGTCCCGTCGGGATTCATTTCCCTAACAAGGCGAGATTTCTCTTCTTTGATGATTCTTCTCAGCTGTCTTTTTGTTATTTTCATCTTGTCGGTCCTCTTAAATTGTCCTTTAGTTCTCTAATGATCTTTTCTAACCCACCAACGATACCCATTGCCGTCTCGGGATCCTCTAAATTCCATCCCATACCTGCAGCAAGATCATCAATTGTTGTCCATACACCTTCGAATGTGTCGATATTGACCTGACCACGATTCTCATTGAGAAGTTTAGTTTTCTCTTCTTTGATGATTCTTCGAAGTTGGCGATCTGTGATTTTCAACTTTGGTTCCCTTTTCTTAGTTCACTTGCTACAGTTTCCAATGCATCAGCAAATGTACCTTGAACCGCAGGGTCTGACATATCTACAGTGCCGGCCATTGCTTCGTCATCGAGCCAACGCCATATACCATCAACTGCATTTTGCCAGAGTCCGCCCTGAACATCTGGTTCGACACGCATGGATTGCGCTGTTTCTTCCTTGATGATTCTTCTAAGTTGTCGTTTTGTAATTTTCATTTTACGTTACACTTTCCTAAACAGTTACTGCAGCCACAACAGCCACAGCAACAACAGCAGTGTGCGGAATTAAATAGGTTCCAAAGGCGGTGAAAAAAAGCTTTCATTATGAATAATCTCCATTAATAAGCTTATCAGTAAACTCTTCCATGGTTTTGTACGCCAATTGCCTAATTCTTCTTGTAAGTTCGTTTTCAAGGTCAATTGCTGCGTCATCCACCTGTGCTTTCCATGCAGTTTTTGCATCGCCGGCCGTATCACCCATAGCCATCATAGAGGGATCACCCTTGTCAAATGCTTTGACTTCTGCATCGTGCCATTTATCGACAAGTTCACCTACGTCCTTCCAGTCAACCCGGGGCCAGTGGTGAGCTCGTCGTTCCAAGCTAGGCATATCATCCTGTTCATCAAGGACTTTGGCCTTCTCTTCTTTGATAATTCTTCTTAGTTGCCTTTTCGTAATTTTCATTTTTTATCCTTAGGGGTTGGCTTTTGTGTTTTTTTGATTTCATAAAATACAATATTAACGAATTCACCACTCTGTCCAAGCTGATCTAATTTAAGAAACTTGGCAGAGAATATTTCGTCAGATGATGTAGCATTTTGATATTCAACATACATCAGCATTAAAAGTTTAGCACCGGTCATATGTTTTTCAGACGAATCACCTGGAAATGTTACCATTAAAACATCATTCACACCTAGACAGTTGCTGTGTCTTATTACCTTCGCGACCATTGGAAATCTAAAAGCAGGTACATCATGCACCTCGACCGGAGAATTACATTTATCTATCACGGCCTGCACAGTCAGGTGATCATAAGATGGAATCACATTTTTAGTTGTAGTGGTACAAGATCCGCACCCAATCACAAATGTAAGCAATAAAACTGTTAAAATATTCTTCATTCAATTAACCTTTCATAAGACCAGATAGCTTTTGCCACCGCTCCAAGATAATTACATCCTCGGGTCGGAGATTATAAGATTCAGTCTTTGTTTTGTTTCCTAGCGCATTACCTATAGCGGTAAGATATTCCAGCGTTTTGTCAGTGCCCAGTTTTTTAAGGTCAACTTTGGCTATAGTTTTGATATCAGCACTCGGATCATTAAGCATTGTGGCGGCCCACCGATGATGACCATCGAGAATCTCATCGTCGAGAGAGGCATATGCTTTAAGGTTACCACCGGAAACACCATTTACTGCCATTCCGAGTGCCTTGGGTAAGAGAATATTAGTTTGTGTGGGTACTGCTTTTTGTGCTGCCATACCTCCACCCAGCTTAATTTCAATACTGTCATCACTATCTTCACCGTCATTGGCACCAAGTCCAGCAGTCATAAATTCTTCAGCACCGGGTGCGTCCATACCAAGAAATGCATTGGGAGCGGGAGCATCGCGCTCAACCAAATAATGTAACCCCTGTTTCCAGGCTGCCTCCTTAAACGGTTCAGCAATGTCGATATTGTATTTTCCGCCAGGTGTCAAAGCATCAGCAACATCTTTGACATCACCGGTTGCATCTTTCGGCCCGGGCAAGAAAGGCATCTTACTTTTTGGAAGTCCGCTACCGGGAATTTTTGAACCAACTGCTTCAACCCTTTTAATAAACGTTCCAGTACCCAGTTCTTCCAACCAGTCAGCAACCTTATCCGGATCTGGTTTGACAACAGTCTCCTCACCATCATCGCCCTTATCGGTAAATTCCATAGCCTTGAAAATAGGCTGTTCAGGATCACGAGTTAAAATTTGAGCAGCGACCTCTTTCGCATCGGCACCTTTAAAGTTTAACTGGTTGTCAAATGCAGTGCCTTTTGGCTCGCCTACATCAACAACCTCTTTTTCTCCCTCGGCCGATTCTTCTTTTGTTTCTTCAAAAAGAAATGTTGATAACATTGAGCGTGATGATTTAGGTTTACGGTGCTCAAGTATCACATCATGAATAATTTTTTGAAGATGTGCCTTTGTGATCTTCATGATTAAATTTCCCCAGAAAGATCGCCCAAGTTTAATTCAGCACTTTCTGATAGGACATCAACTTGAGCTTCTAGCATCTCTTGTAAGGCTGCAGCCTGAGCTGCCAATGCCTCAACAATCGGGGCCTTTTCGTTGATTTCTGGTCCACAATTAGTACAATGTTGCGCTGCATTTTGAACAGACTCAACAACCAAGTCCAAGGATCTTGCAGCGACCTCCATTTCAGTAAGCATGTCACCGGCTGGATCTTCACTTTCATTTACAAGCTCACCCACAGCGTCTGCCACATCCACAGCAGGCAGCTCAAGTGCCACAGCCTCAGGCGCAGGTCCATGATCTCCACATGCTTCCTGTAATTTTCGGCGTTCGTTTCTAATAATTCTTCTTAGTTGTCGTTTTGTGATTTTCATTTTTTGCTCCTATTTTCATCACATTTATTACAAATAAACTATTTCATCCTTTGAAATAATTTTATAGTGTTTTTTACCTTTTGATCATTTTCAAAAGCTGGCCCCTAAATCAATTTCAATAGATCGATCCTCAGCCCATTGTTCAACATCAAGTGGACCGATAAAACCATCCTGCGGTGGCTTACTATCAAGCCATGTTCGATTGGGTGCTCCAGCATGCTGAGCCAGGTCATCCAAATCTTCAAACCCTAACCCTCTTTGGTCTAGCCATTCACCCCAGCCTTTTTCAAGCTCGGCATCAGTCCTTTGTTCACCTTCGCCTCCAGGTGCGTAGTAATCTTCCTCACCTGGAGGTGCAGAAAAATCTCGATCATCTGAGTGCCATAGGTCTCTAACTTGGCGATCCACACCCGGCATACCTTCGCTAAGTGACTCCTTGATAATCTTTCTTAGTTGTCGGCAGGTAAGTTTCATGATTAGCCCTCCACTAAATCCATAACAACGGAATTAGTTGCACTGTTAATTGTTCGTTCAATTAGCTTGGCCTCATCAGGATCGAGGTAATCAGCGCCAATAGAATTCAAATAATCCATAATTTCTTCTCTAATAATGTCTGACAGATAACTCTTGTCAAAGACACCGTGATCTGGTTTAGGGTGAAGTGCTTGCATTCTAGCTCGAAAGTCATCATCCATCTTTGCTGCAGCCATACCCATATCAGCTGGAGTCATCTGCTCCATTAGTCTAGCCTTCTCTTCTTTGATGATGCACCTGAGTTGTCGTTTGGTGATTTTCATGATTGTTAACGCTCCTGCAGCGACTGTATGACAAAGTTGATTACTTGGCGGGTTGTCAAAGGGCCATCTTGATAGTCTAAGTCGACCAGCCCTGAGGCATTTTCAATGGCCTCGTCCACCGCGACCATTAAATCCTCAAGGACAGATTCACCGGGAGCATATTCACCTTGGATACCCTGATTAAACTTATAGTCCGGCCGGCGGGTAGGCTGTTCATTCATAAGTCTAGCCTTCTCTTCCTTGATGATTCTTTTTAGCTGTCTTTTTGTGATTTTCATTTTAATCCCCTGTGTATCCCACATGTAGTCTTTTGTCTTCCAACGCAGCAATTACCATTTTTTGATCGGAATATTCTCCACTACTTCGATCAAGAGTCTTCAGAACTCTGTAAGCTGCTTCGATTTCCTCTTGAACTTCCGAGACTGCCTTCTGCTTGCTCTTGTAATAATCAGCAATCCCTGCGTCTTCTTTAAAGAGTTTGGCTTTCTCTTCTTTAATGATTCTTCTGAGTTGTCTTTTTGAGATTTTCATTTTTCCTTCTCTAATGACTTCGAGCGATCCGTTTGGAAAACCCGTCTTAAATCCTAGTTGGTTAAGATAGCCTTGAATCTCATATGTTCTATCGCTACTTCCAAACCCTTCCATGCTGTCTTCATATCGCCAAGCTAACTCGTCCGCAAGGTCTATCGCCAATATAGCATGCCTCGTCTCAACGCTCTGAAACTCTTCTGGGGTCAATAGTTGCTCAGCTGCCCGTGTATATTCATCTGGATACATTATGTAATCGACACCTGGCTCTGGACCTTGTGCAGTCATAGAACCTCTCTCTAAAAGATTCCGCTTTTCTTTTCTAATAATTTTTCTTAGATTTCTTTTTGTGATTTTCATCAAACGCCTCGCCTCTTCATGTCATGTGCTAAATCTGACATCTCTTCGCCGGCATCCATCAAAAGTTCTTCCAGTTTGTCATACCTGGACGTACCGAATTCGTTACCGTCATCAAGCCACTCCGGAGGTACAGACTTTATCTTTCGATACTCAAAGAACATTTTGTCCAATGCTGATCTCATGGCCTCAACCTTATCAACCTCATCCTGGTTGAGGGTCAGTTGTCGGACATCTTTCTCAGCTCGGATCTCATTTACAAGTTTGCCCTTAATAATTCTTTTTAGTTGTTGTTTAGTAATTTTCATGAATTTTCCTTCGTGCCAAAGATCCAATTATAAATGCTAGCCGGAATTTCTTCACGCGGAGGGTACTCTAAAGTTCCAATAAACAACCTTAAATTTTGTGATCCCGTTATTGATCCCGTCTTGATTTCTTCAAGTACCTGGTCCCTGACATATTCCAACGCAACGGCATCATCACGATATAACATTTTCATGGTGGCATCTGTTTCTGATAACAGGTGACTACGAATAAACCCTATTTTTCTGTTGATAGCCGCGATGCCGTTTTCTAATTCTTGGCGTGTAATTCGACTACCCATTGTTTTTCTCCAACATGTGACGAACCATGGTCGTAATGTCCCCACGGGTGATTCGTAAAATTTGTGATTTCGATCGAGCTGATTCGGCGATGCGGCGGCCCATACCGGATTGTCTAGGCACATCTTGAAAATCAAATTCACCAGGCATCAGCTCTTCAAGTTCTCGCCTTTCTTTTTCGATGGCAGCCTGTTGCTCGACATCCAGTTTCTCCTGTTCGATCATGGCGTCGTAATAGTCATCCAAGTCTTTAATGGCTGTGTTGTATTCTTCCACAGTCTTGTATGGTCTGTGGCGAGGTCGAAACCCGTGGAGCTCTTTAAAATAATCAGAGTAAGTCTGCCCTAGAACTGATAGAGCCAAATCCTTACCTGTTACGACGCCCTGCCTCTCCCAAAAGGCTTGGTCTGTCACGTACCCGGCGCCGGTTTGAGCATTTATTTTTTCTGCTTCTTCCTGCGCGGTAGGTGCGAATTGCATGGCTTCGCGAATTATTCGTTTAAGTTGAGTTCTTTTCACTTCATCTCCTCAGCGAACAATGACAACACTGCTAAGTATCGACAAAAAGCCAGACTTGAACGGTGAAACGAAGTTATTTCTTCGGAGCTGACTCTTCCATGGCTTCGAGCGTCTTGGTGAGCAACTGAAGTGCCAGGTTATCCGGATCGGCGGCTTCACTCATCTTTTGTAGCGCTTCGATGAGGTCCCCGGCTTTTTCTGTGTTTTCTTTGATTCGGGCAATGGCATCATCCAGGGCCTGAAACTGGTCGTCGTGTGTTTGGGCTTTTAACACCATGAAATCTTGAGTGCTGAGGCTTGGGGCGCTGTAGAAATTGTCGACGGCCTCGGTGTTGCCAGCTTCCGGTTTTTCCCATTGGGTGTGTTGGTCCCGGGACGGAACTGCTGTCGTCTCAATCTTTTCGGCGTGGGACCTGGTGCGGTCCGCGGCAGAGGTGGGTTGAACGATGTTGGGATTGTGGGCAGCGCCCACGGAGTTGATACTCATTTTTCGCCTGTTTTTTTCCCTGTCGGGGTCGAATCCTGCCAAAGGTAGGTACATCTAAATATCCCTTTTCATTAAGAAAAAATTTTATTTGCGTGTGAGCATCGGTAAAAAGCGTTTCGCTTTAAAAAATTTTTACTCCGGAGAAAGGGGGCATGATTGAGCGTGCTACCAAGCGAGCCGCGCTCGCAATCCAGCACACTCACAGATTCACCGGTGGCCTCACGTTGGACGCTGGACATGTCTAGAGCGCTCTCTGGCGGCCCCAACACGCGAATCCGATTTACCCCATGGCTTGGGAGGAAAGCCCCTCCAGAACACACTCCTGCGAAACGGTAAATCCGGGCCCGATGGGCGAACAAACCGCGACAGGCGGCCGGGGTCTCGGCTTTCAGAAAGGCCGGTTCGACCGTCATTCCCCTTCCAGGCCAAAAAGCGTGGCCAGCGTGGGCACCGCGGCCGCAGGGGCCGGATCGGGTGTACCGGCGTCTTCCGCCTGTTCGGCCTTGTGAAGCTTGTGATCCAGGTGGTTCTTTATCTCGTCCATATCGTCCTGCATGGCTGCCAGCTTTGACTGTACCCACTCAGGTAGCTCGTCCTCGTCATTCAATCGGTCGTGGAGGGATTGGGCTCCCCGTGAGACGTTGAACAGGGCCGACCGGGCCATTTTGGCCGAGCCGCCGTGTCCCATGACTCGACCCTCCTCGTTTTCCGAAGTCTCGTCGGGGTGGTAGAACTCCCTGACCAATTGGCGGATCCTGTCACGGCTGCGGGCCGTCTCGGCGTCCACGCCCTTGTCGTCTTTAAAATTATTGTCTTTCATGTGTGATTACTCCATCGGATGCGTTATCTGCAACGGAAGGTCCATGTCCAGGTCCGGGCCGCTGGCGCGCGGGGCTGAGGCTTTGGCGGCCGTTTGGCTGGCCTTGCGCTCCGCTCGTGCGTCCATGTGTGCCACCGCTGTCCACGCTAGTCTCCACATCCAGTACCTTCTCTCCCTGTCACTTAGGTCCATTAGATTTTTCATAGTCTCTCTGCTCCTGTGCCCCTCACAGTGTAAATATCACCTACCCGCGTTTTTAGCGGTGCAAGATTATATGCGGCACAACGGATATGGAAACTTTTTCTAGAAATTTTTTTTGTTACAGGGCCCATTTTGAAACCGAAAACCCCCCAGAAAAAAATTTTCGAAAGAGAGGGCGGCCGAAAGTCAAAAAGTCCCGGGAATTTTTTTTGCTCTGGGGTTTAGCCCAAAGTTGGCCCTTTTTACACTGAGTTTGGGGGCTATTTTAGGGGGTATTTTGGGGGCTCTCTTGGGGCCCTCTGTGTAGCCCCCTCTATAGGGGCTCTAGAGCAGCTGTCTCACACTCCTGTTGGCCATACTAAAAGGGGCCCAGTCTGGCGACCGAACCCCCTCGAAATTCTAGATTACCGTGTCCTGTCCGGATTAGGCGCTCACCTTAGCAACCACCTTGAACCCGTGACCCTTGAGGTCCAGGTAGTAACGGTGTCCCGCTCCGCCGAACCGGTTCTTGGTCATGGTAAGGATGCGACACCCGTGAAGCTCGGACCGGATGTCCTCTTCAACAGTAAGCTCCAGCATGGAGTCCACCATGTGCTTGAGGACGTTCCTACCAGCGAACTGACCGTTCTTACCCACCTGACCGATGACGATGGCTGAGGTGTTGTGCTCCTTGCACCAGTCGGTGATTAGAGCCAACGCTCGTTCCGGGGTGCGGCTGTTGGTGGTACCGTTCTCGTACTTGCCATCATCCATGGTCTGCAGCGAGTCAATCACCAGGACGAAGCTTTTATTAGGATTAGCCGCGCGCATCTCGTCGCACTTCTTGAGGAGCGTGGGGACATGGGTCTCTTCACCCACCGCAAATCCGTTCTTAAGTCGCAGGCGCTCGCTCGTCATCTTGACCTGGTAGAGGCTCTCCTCTCCGGTGTTGAAGACGCCGATGGAGCCGTTGCCGACCAGGCTGTCCACCAGCTTGAGCATCATGGTGGTCTTACCAGCGCCGGGCGTACCGGTGAAAAGGGTGACAGCAGAAGGAGTCAACCCCTGTCCGCCGAAGCTTCCGTCGATATAATCCACACCGGTCTTGATTCTAGAACGTAGGGCAGCAGGTACCTTGACGTCGAGGATGTTGGTGCCAAAGTCGAATCCGTTCTTGGTGTTAAGCTTCATGAGGTCTCTCTCCTATTATTTTGAAAACACTCTGTTCCCCTCCCGGGAACATGTATATTATACCACGGCTGGGGACATCTTACACAAAAGCGCTACTATTTTATCTAATCTTCTAGCGGCTTTACGCTCAACTTTTTGTGCCACTCTTCGACACCATTGACCAGCAGCTTGACGTAGGCATCTTTTAGAACTTGCTTGGCCTGCTTTTTTCTAACTGACGTGCCCCGGGAATACTGGCCCAACACCATACCGATGTCTCCTGACTTGGTCATGACCAGGTTGCCGTCACCTAAGGCAGGGTCCCATTCAATGTCGACACGCTGAATCCGTACATCGCGGTGGGCTTCACGGTTGAGGATGACAGTCTTAGACTTCACGTTCTTCTTGGACTTTTTCTTAAACCTAGCGCGCTGACGTGCCTTGTCGCGGTAGTTGTCCGGATAGTGCTCGTCAAAGAATGACTGCCACGCCGTCCGAGCCTCTTCCTCGCGGTCCAGTAACTCCTGGGGAATGGGCAAGCCGGCATTCGTTAGCTCGAACATCTCATCTGCAACCAGTTGAACTGGGCGATAGAAGCGTTCGCGGTTCTCTTCAAAGTAATCGTAGCGTGACTCACGGGCCTGCGCTAGCACGCTTTGATATTCAGAATTGGTCAATCGTCTGGGCATGTAAACTCTCCTTGCCCTCCTCCCGAAGGACATTTATATTATACCACACCTACGAGCTTCTTACACAAAATAAAAAAACCAATCGACTGGCCTCCGGAGAGAGTGGAAAACCAGTCGATTGGTTGGGCAAACACGTGACCATTCGGGAGGGGCCACCTGCGGATTGACCCGGATTACTTACCCAGGTCGCGAGCCTTTCGAATCAAAGTGACAATATCCTGTCCGATTCGGGAGTGCAGGCACTTGATTGGCTGCATGTTCTTGGTTGCCATCACGGCATTCCAGAGGTGAACCATCTGCTCGTCCGGCAGGCACTTGGCAAAGGCGACGACGTTGTCAGCCTCCTCTTCGCTCCAGTCGTTATTACCAGCATGGTCCACAATCTTATCGAGGACAGCCAGCGACTCGGAAGCCTTGAGAGACTCAGCAGTATCAGTGTCAACAGACCCGGACAGGACGTCCTGGACTGAAATCTGCTTTTCGTACTTGGCGATGAACTCCACGAAGGAGATGGCAGCCTCAGTACCGACAAAGCCCTGTGCCAGAGCGTACACACCATCCTGACGTGTTCCCGCCAGCGAGCTAGGCGCCCAACCCATATGTTGGAGACTGGTGTCCAACCGGTGCCAAGAGGCAGGGTTAGGAGCAACAGTGCCAGGCTCTACCGAGCCGACGTCCACACGGAGGTGGGCAGGATTCTGACGAATAAAGTCGATGGTGACCGAATCAACGGCGTTGTTCTTGGCCCATCCAATCCAATCCTCATTGGTAGGATCGAGGTCAACAGTCCAGAAACGCCGGAGCAGAGCCGGGTCCATATCGTTGACATCGTACTCGGCACCATGGTTGACAGCAGCGAAGATACGCGTCTCGGGGTGAAGCTCCATGGGGTTACCAGCAGCATCATTACCCAGCGAGCGATCCAGGACGACCTGGAAGAAGGCCTGTTGGACCTGCGGCATGGAGCGGTTGAGCTCGTCCAGCATGATGACCACCGGCTCGCGGCAGCCACGAACGAACCATGAGGGGAGCACGAAGGTAGCCACACCGGACTCCTTGCTCACCTCAAAATCGGGAATACCCGTCACCTTAGACTCGTCCATGGTTGACCCACGCACGTCGATGAAAGGAAGCTTGAGCTCCTTAGCCGCTGCTGCAGCCAGGTGACTCTTACCCACACCGGTCGGTCCACGCATGAGGATCGCGATCTGCGGGGGAAGCTGTGTTGCCAGGTTTTTGAATGTCTTGATGTCCATCTAAGCTCTCTCCTATTTCGGACGTTTTCTCTTATCCCCCCTCCCGGAGGACATTTATATTATACCACGTCTTGGGCTTCTTTACACAGAACGACTAACTTTTTTGAGAAGTAGCCTTCCAAATGTAAATAACGGCCGCAAGTCCTACAATTAATTCAAACACTAGATCACCTCCAGGAGATCGCGCTTTATATATGTCTCTTCGCCTGTGACAGTACAGACGATTTTGGCCATACCAGGAGTCGGGTTGCCCCACCCCAGCCGGACCCTGCATCGTGCCCTTTCGACTTGGTACACTCTGTCACGATGAATAAGAACTCGCCTAGACTGGGGCGGGAGCTTTGTTTCACCGGCACTGGTCATGCCTTTTGAAGCATCGGAGTCATACCACGCTGCTGTCTCTTCCGCGGTTGTAGGTCGGTGAGAAGCTACCGTTCCAGCCTCATCCATGGCGCTGTTTGTCCATGGATATTGCAGGCCGCCGCCTTGTTTTGTGGTAAAACACTTGTTGATATCAAGCCTGACGAGGCAACCTTTGGAAAGCTTTTTCACTAACACACCTTTTCGCAAAAACGAACTGCAACACTTGCAATAAAAACCAGCCAGAACAGAACTTCAAATTTTGTTGTGGCTTCAAATTTCATCCGGTCCCCTCCCTGGGAACATTAATATTATACCACAGCGGGAGAAGACTTACACAGAACTGCAGTTTATTAGAACCCGGGTGGCAGGTTATCAGGCCATGGACCGCCGGGCTCTGACAGGGTTGTGGCCTTACGGGGCTCATTGTACGTATACATGTGCGCGGCATGAATGCCAGGAATCATTGCGATAATCTCGGCCTTGGGCAGTTTTTCCTGCGCAACCCCATGGGCACGTTCAGCGCCATCAGGTGCCTCGATAATACATGCAGCAACGCCGCCGGATCCCTTGAATACACAGGTAAAGGGTCGCTTAAACATCGTGTTCTCCTTTTGAACAATTGGAAATCAAAATTGGTAGTCTTCGTAAGCTATTGTAATCATTGAACATTATTGTCTTTACGTTGGTATCTCTAATTTCTTTCATTTCGCCATTTTCCATTACGACAAAATTTCTACCTACCGTGGTCTCATGAATCTCTAAAACCAACAATATCCTGTCAGCTATTCGCCACAATTCACCGGGTAGGGGATCCCAAAACATGTATTTTGATCTTGTTAAGCCAATATCTGCAATCTGCCTATTCTGTAAAATTCCAGCAGCATTATCTGCGACAACACCATGATCGAACCATTAGATCGCAGCAGCTCATAATTCCAATGATTTCCATCTGAATACGAACGTCGGACATCAACAATTGTGACCGCCTCACCGGTATCTTCCAATTCAAAGTCATCGGCGCCCACCCACAGGACTTGACCTGAATCAAAGGCAGGTGAGTCTTTTTCTTCTTCGTTCAACTATAATCACTCCCCTGCCGGCCACTTCATTCTAGCGACTGAATCCAGCTTGTCAGGGGAGAACAACAGCTTGGTGCCGGGAACCAACATCCAACACCGCTTCAACTTGGACGGCTTGGGCTTGGCTGCCTCACCATCTGTGATGATAATGTAACCGTCAAATCGATGCCTGTTCTTGTTGGCATGTTCGGTGACACAACCGAAATCGGTACCACCACAGCGTGTTCGACCGGTCTCAGGCGTACGATTCTTCTTCCACGCAGTCTCAGACTTTTCGTCAACCTCCGTGTCGAAGTGGAATGTAACGAACTCAGTCCGCCGCGACAGGTTACGAAGCTCACCAAAGGCCAGCTCCAACTCCTTGTTTCCAACCGAACCGCTCTGGTCAATGTAGACAGCGATTGAGCTGGTGTATCCTCGTTTGGCGCCGGTTGCCAAAGGCCCGTGCTCCGGGTGCATGTGAACCACGTTGACATTGGACCAGGTCGTTGTCCGAGTGCCACGCTTTGAGAATCCACAAAACTGCTTAAGGATGGCGCGCCAGTCCACTTCGGTGCTCACCATTTCGCGCAGTTTAGAGCGCATGTCACCACCAATGGAACCCCACTTACCGGTGCGATCGGCTTCTTTCACAGCTTCCTTGACCGCCTCACGGATCTTGCCCTTGACGAGCTCCTTCTCTTCATCGGTCATTTCTCCCCAACCACCATGGTCGTCGAAGCCGTTACCCTCACCCTCTGCTTGTTCCTTGGCTTCCTCGTCCTGCATGATCTTGGTGAAGTACCACTCTTGGGACTTGTGCTTGGGAAGCGAAGCAATCAGCTTAGCCAGCGGGCTGTCGGCATTAGGAGACTCCGGGTCGATTTCCTTACCCGGGACCAGGCCACCCTCAGGCAACTCGTTCTCCGGAATGTCTGAATTGATCGCCAGGTCAGCTGCGATGTTTGCGACATTGTGAGGCTCGAGTTTTCGCGAAGTGCAGTGCTCAAACGCCAGGTGAAAACACTCGTGCTTAAGCAGGCCCTTGATGTGATTGTCTTCAAGCGCGCTGATGAAATCCGGATTAATCAACATGTGAACGTCCGCTTCCTTCACCATCACACCGGCGGTCGGAATCTGTTCACCGAACTCGATGTTGATTCCGCGCAGGATACGGGCGAAGAAGGGCTCGTCAAACATCATCCGCAACAGGTGCGGGCTGAGCTCTTTCTTCGTTGAAATTTTTCGGACAGCTTCGGTCATTGGCTCCCCTCCCTGGGTTCACCTCTATTATACCACACCCGGGGGCGTCTTACACAAAACTGTCAAAAAAAAGAGGGGCCGGCATCACCCGAACCCCTCAAAACACTATTCACCCGAACCGAAGTTACGCGTTAATCACGTCGCTGGACTCGCTGGAATCGCTAAGCGACTCGTTCAAGAAGGACTGAAGCGCAGTCGCCTCCTTGATAGTCATCTGCAGCTGGGTCGTTCCAACCGAATACTGCTGTCCGCTAGCTGGAAGCGTCGCGATCGTGACGACATTGCTGCCGGCCTTCTTGGCAGTGTTATTTCGGTAGCAACCGAACTCGAATCGACTAGTTGTCTTAGTGTTGTTGTAGCTCATAGACGTATCTCCTTATGTGTTGTTTCGTCTTTTTTTTGTCGCCCCTTTGGACGCACGTATATTATAGCTGAACGTGAGGGCATTTACAAAATTAATTCTTCTGCTTTTCGCGGGGGCTGGAGTCAAAAATTTTCCCATACTGGGCCCGGCAAACTGTACTAGTACTTCTCATGTACCGCTGCCATGTTTTTACAAAAATTCTTCTACTTTTAACGGGGGAGAGAGGCATGTCAGCCGAGCCAGTCGTGGGTGGGGCGGCCAGGATTATCGGGAATTGCCTCCATCACAGCGTCAATCACCTGTGGGATCAGGCGAGCCGGTACGTGTACTTTCCATGACGGATTTTCCCAATTGGCCTTCAGCGAGCATCCGATAGAGACTACTGCCTCCGAACCCTCGCCGTAGGGGGCCTCCAAGAACTTGACGGTGATACCCGCGCGTTCCCTGTCTCCGTACATCACAACCCTAACGTCGTCTTCTGCCATGCCTCTCGTCCTCCTACCAATATTATACCACAGCCACCCGGGTTTTACACAGGGAAAGTGGGTTACGAGGGCACATCTTTTTTTTCTTTATTTTGTGTACAAACGTCTAAGAAAGGGCCAAACCCCGTTACCCCCTGTCACCGTCCCTGAGGACAGGTCAGCAGCTTCGTCCGGGTCCGAGCTCACCTGGGAAAGTGGGAAAGTGTGATCACATGTTACCCGTTTTTCCGTTTTACCGTTACCAGGGTGGGCAGGGCCGGGATCAGCTTCTCCCTGAGGAGTGTTGTCACCAGTGTGCGCTCTTCCCCTACTATCAGGTATCTCTCTCCCCTGTTCTCCCCTCTCTCCCTTTTCTGTTTTTACTACTTTATGATGTAGCGCCCGAGAGTTCCAATGGACATTTTGTCATTAGCGGGAGACAATAGTAATCATACGCAGGCCTCTAGAACCATTCACACGTACATCCAGAGGGCCACGTGTTCTACTTGATTACGAACTATGATGAGGACTGTTTACTGGAACAAAAGATCGACCAGGGATGCCCGTGCTCTTCATACAATTTTTCTTTGTGCGATCGAAGTTAGCATACCCATACAATCTTGATTTCGAACCCATACGGGAACTGCCGATAACAAGAGTCGAAGCATTTCTTCGTAATCATGCTCTTGCATGTTGGTTCGATTTAGAGACATTTTCTGGACGTTCTTAATTTTGGGTAGCTGTGAGACCTTTGAAGATGCTACCATTCTCCACTGTTTCTCGCCGCGGCCCATGATCGCCATTCGATGGGGATCTTCCATTGCTTCCCTTACAAAGGGTCCGCAGAAATTCACGTGAATGTCGGACGTTATCATATCATCTGACCATCTTCGAGATCGCCATGGAACGACCTCCATCATGCATACATGTTGCGACAAAAAGAGCCAGACTTTCTCATCTTGCCACTGTAACTTTTCTTTAATGTCAGCGTGCAAATCTCGAAAAAGATCAGCATGCCACGTATCTTTATTCCTGTAATTTGGATGCAAGTGAGGATTGTGATACTCGTCGGAGCCGAATGTACAGTGGGCTGTTTTTTCAAATCTTTCGAAATGATCCGGTTCGGTTACAAGATCGAGTGTTTTGATATCCCAGCTTGGATTCTTAAGTAAAAGCAAAACAGTCGCTTCAAAAGGATTTCCTGACCAGCATAAGGGTGGCAAAAGCTTTTGTGTATTTGGATGCCTATACAGCAGTTCTAAATCGCTTCCATTTTTTCTATTCTTGACACGGATATTGTGCTCATGAATCAATTTTTCTTCTAATTGTGAAGTAAAAGATTGATCGCTTCCAATTTTTCTGTCATGGAACGGAAAAACCAACTTACTGCTCCGGTGTAATAAGATGATCAGGGTTTATTTCAATCGCTGCGAGGTACCTTTTAGAAGAATCAATCCGAGACCCAGGATGAACAGATCTCCATGCCAAAGTATTCGGATCCCATGCCAGCATCATGTCATATCTAATCTGAATTGTCATTATCTTATGAAAGAAATATCCACATCCAAATCCTATTATGAAGTAAAGCACTTATTTTCCCTTTATTGAATTATCGATAAATGCTCTTATCGTTTGCGGCAAGATCACGTAAACTGCGCTCAGATACAACTCGTCCCATTTCATCATTCTTCATTGCATTTTTATACAAAAAAGCAGACAGGCACACACCACATCCAACTGCAATAGAAACATAAAACATAAAAACACCTCTTGGCTAGTTCAATTACATTATATGAACATTATCGGTAATTTTCACTATTAGATTTCGTTGTGAAACATGTCATTAAAGGCAGCGAAATTTGGTAATTCATTAAAACCATGAACACCCGCAACGGCCAAGGCAGCACTTGAAACTAGTGAATTGCCGTCCTGTGGCGTAAACGCAAACCCGACAACATGTGTATTCTCGCCCGCGTGAAACACTGTGATGCTTGGCACACTAACAACGACTTGGTTGTAAATTCTTCCATAGAAGCCGTGATCCCTGCCAAAACTAAAAATTCTGTTTGCCGATTTATGCCGAGTCAGCGCAACCATTTTGTCGACAGTAAATTTCTCAATTACATCCTGCTTTGTCATAATTCCGCTAACTTCGATATTGAATCTAATTGTATGCATGTACTGAGAATTTGTTTTCATTGCTGAGGATTTGACATTTTTAAAAATATCTCCGTGCACAGTTGTCAACAAGTCATGTACATCTCTCGCGTGATGTGTACCAAATTCAGCATCTCCATGCGATCCAGCGGTCGGTGATGGAACGAATCCGTTGTCCTGACTTGCATCATTTGCCCTTCTGATGCATACAAAATCGCCACTGACAAAACGTTCATAGCCACCATTTTCAGACAAAGCCTTACATAATCGTGAAATTGCATGTGTATTGCAACTTACGACCTGAACATAATTTGTGTCATTGTTATCAAGTTCATTCACTGCCGAATCATTCAATAAAAATCCGTAAGGTGTTCCAAACCCTTTTTCGCTGCCTTGCGCAACGAATAACGCACCAGGCGAAATATTTTGATAAAATGCTTCTTTGTTTTGTAGTCCTGCCGGCGTACAGTCAATCACAACCTTGCAACTTTCTATAGTTTTGGAAAAAGTTCCTGCAACTTCCAAGTCGATGGATTGAAAATCATCTTTTCTGTTTTCATCAACAATAAGTTTTGCGCCCTGGCCTAGAAGACTTTTTACTTTTGGAATCTCATCTAACAAAGGTGTTCTTTTATGAAAATAAACATCACCCAAATCTAATTTTTCTTTTAATCGTGCCAACATTCCAATCAGCGGTTCGCCAATCGTTCCTGTTCCTACAACTAATACACCCTTTTTATCTTTAACATTACTCATGTGAACCTCACTTCATCTGCAAAAAATATAATTCTTCATTGCAATTTGTACAAAAAAACCCGCGTGAAAGCGGGTTTGAAAGCTTGTTAGTAAAGAACCAGTGTTATGTACGTTTTTTTCTAGTTCCAAAAACCCAGTCAAAAATCGGTGTTGTTACACCCCAATTTGCATTTTGGTTTTTTCCCATATGATGATCGTAATGCCATGGCAGCCATTTTTTACCCCACTCGACATCAATGTGGCTCTTTCGATGCAGAAGATAATAAACAACAGCATGAAAGACTAAGCCAAGCCACAAATAAAAACTAAACAGCATGATGGGTGTGGTGGCAACTACGGCTGAAATTAACAAAACAACCTCTGCTAATCCATTTTCCAAATCCGTAGGAGGAAAATTCAAATAATCATCGTCGAAGTTGTTATTTTTTCGACATTTTTTATGGTGCACGCTGAAGTGTGATTTTGAAAAAAGCCTATTTGGCACATTATGTAGCAAGTACTTATGCGCATTCCACTCAATAAAGATACCTAAAAAAATTCCAATTAGGAAATCCATGACACTCCCGAATCACTGCACCTATAAAAATATTCTCCAATCTTATCAAATTATTATTTGAGTTCAAAAAATTCTCAAATTCATAATTCACCAACAGCGTAGAGAAGGCAAGCAGTTTAAACTACTCACGCGCTGCATAATCTTGTCGATTCACGGCGAATCAAACCAAAATCAAATCACTTCGTACTAAAAATCGATGAAATTTTTCGTACATACAATAACTATTATGAAAAATCGGCACGAACCGGCTTTAAGTCATTTTAGTTGAAAATTTTACGAATTTTTTCCAATGACCTTTTCCAACCACAGCTCGGCTGCCCCAACGCAATTTGAATCTGGCCATTTTCTTCCATCAAAAGCCCCGGAGTTGAGCGCCGTTTGCAAACGATCAGATAACAGCTTTGCGCTGTGGGCGATGTCGGCCAGCGTTTCAGCACCTGCCTCTGACATCCCAGGGGATGCTAAAATCGCTGACCAGTTTACGACATCAAGGAGCTCTTCATTAATTTCCTGAACAAGCTTGGGAACTGGTGCATAAAAAGATTCATCACCGTATTCAATTGCCCCTGCTTTCAATCTACATAAACATTCATTATAAAATTTATTTGTCATTACTTTCCTTTCGATTGTTTATCTACTACATTGATCTTATGAAATAACTTCATAATTTTCAACCAGAGATGTCCTTATTTTTCCACTCGACTCCATTACCTTGATCGCAGTATATGCCCGTTCAATAACAATTCCAACTTGATCAGAATAATCCTTTCGAGATCTAAGCTTCCACCACATTTCATACTTCATTTTAACAAGGTCACCGACTTTCACGAATTTCTCCAATGATACATAGAAAAATCCATATCAAAATTATCAATGCAGCCATTTTACCAAGTGTCAAGATTACCTCCCCATGACAAGGTCGATGGGTCCAAGATCTGAATCAGACACGGTGACGGTTTCACCACGTGTGAGAACATCATACATTGTCCTCTTTTCATTTTCAAACTTATGAACAATAAGCCCGGGTAATAAAAAACGGGTCGTACCCGTTTCATGTAACCTCACTGTCACTAAATCTCCAACATCCATGCCAATAAATACATCATACTATCTCCAATTCACACTCATGAAACCACTCTGGGTCATTTTGTAACTCCGGTAGCATTGCCAAGACAGCCATTCCGGTTGGGTTCATTTCCAACGTAATAGACTTATGACCTCGTGCCGGCTTGACCTCGAGAACTAAGCCTGGCGCATCGCAGTAACCTTGCGACCACACCACCAAATCACCAACGTTAATCTGTTCTTTTCCCACCCAGTTACGAAATCCCATTTTTTACCTCTTTTAGTTTTTTCTCTAAAAGAGATTCAAATGTTTCAGATTCGTTGTTCACGGATTCCAAAATGAGGCAATCTTCAAATCCACCATTTTTATCTTTTTTATCTTGGGCAGCAAACACAACATCACAAAAGTTGATGTTGTGTAATTTCAAAATTGTAAGAAAAACTTCGTATATGTCACCTGCCTCTTCTAAGCATGGTGTATCAATAAACTCATCAAATTCTTCACGCAGCTTTTCATATAAACGAAGTTTAAATTCATCATGTTCGGCCACATGATATTCACATGTCTTCCCATCTCTTTCAATGATTTTAGGGATGTAATCTCTAACGAGTTTCATGAATAATCATAGCCTCATCAGAAAATATTGTTTCAATATCGCCGGAATCCCACAGAACATCAACCCGTGAAGGAACAATTTCATTGCCCTCCCAAATTTCATCCATTTTAACAACCATACCCCAGCTATCTAATCGTGTAAGATACATTTCGTCGGTGTAGGCAATTAGATCTCCAATTTTCATCTGTTGTTTTTCTCAAAATATGACGGCGCCAATACAATAACAATTGTTACAATTCCCATAATCACAAAAATCATCCCATCAGTTGGAACTTGCGATGCAGCAATATCAGCTGCCTGAGTTATGTCATGGTAAAATTTCCACATTAAATTACCCCCACACCATCCATCCTACAATCGATCCAATTATAATTCCAAAAAGAAACACAGATAAAAGCTGTCCTGCGTAGTACCTTGTTTCCGCAGTTCTCAATTCTTCAGCCAAATCTTTCATGAAATAACCTCCAGGTCATGAGCCTTAAAATATTCAGGTAAACTATCAGTCCAACAAACCATCACTCGGTCTTGTTTTCCATTCTTTGTTGGACCATATCCATCAACCATTCCTGGTCTAATACATTTTCCGCGAGGGATTTTCTTGTAAATCTTGAATGCCTGTCCCGCTCCGTAGTAGTCAACATCAATTTTTTCGACGATCCCGCAGCGGCCAGTCGTTACTTCCCTAACCAGGTCACCGACTTTCATAGTATGTACGACAATATAACCAGAATCGCCGATATCATCCCTGCAATACTAATGTTTTTAGTTATGCAGATCTTTTTCTTACATTGCTTCATTAATCACCATACACGCGTCTGCATCCCACCAATCCTCACCCCACTCTCCCATGACCATAACTGCAGTGTCACCAGTGGGCATGCTGGGTTCGTCCCCCACGTGTTTGACGACTTTGATCGCAATTGCGTAACCTTCGCCCTGAGGTAGTCTGATCAGGTCACCGACTTTCAATCGTTTACCTCAATCTCAGTGGTACAAGTCCTGAGCACATCAAAATCCACATCTAACCAAATCTCGGTCGGCTCATCAGAGTCCTTCATTTTGCAAAACCACTGTGTACGCATTTCTACGTCATTGTGGGGAAACTGCATGCCTAGCACATGCGTCCCGGCTGGATCTACTGATTGGACAAAACGATCTTCATACACACTCCTGTTACGACCCGATGCGTTTGTCACAAGGTGCATGATTCCCGGTGTGTTAGTTACTGTTGCTTTCATCAATTACCTCTAATCGCCAGTTATACGTAAATTGTTCTTCACAGTCAAAAGTAGGCCATGAAACTTTAACACGATAAGTTACACTGTCATGAATGTTAGGATCACACCAAGTTATGATACCCGGGCCGCCCGCATGCCCAACTTTACGCTTCACCAAATCGCCCACTTTCATATTGACATCAAAATCATCGTACCGATTGTGCCTATGATGGTAAAGGCTAAACCCCAACCAAAGACGTAGTAAATCATATTACGAACCCGCATTTAGCACCTCGCAACTATCTTCGTGAACCATGGTTGTCTTAGTACCAAACATTACATACCAGTAGTTGTCGTCGGTGATCGTCACGTTCCCAAACGCCGTGTACTTGCCGTAGAGCCCCAGCAGCTCCACGTCGAAGACCAGGGTGCCGTAGGGGCCACCGGGCCGCCCGACCACAATGCCAAAATCCTTGCCCCACTTGTGTTTAATTAAATCACCGACTTTCAATCCATGTTCTCCATGTAACATAACATAAAGAAGAATACTAGTAGCAACAATATCATGCTAGCACCTCCAATGCGGTATACGCTAGGGGATGTTCATATCCTCCGAGTTGCGGAAACATAACTTTCGGTGTGCCATAACTGCTAATGCTCACGATGATACCCAACTCGCCCTTGATCTTATGCTCCATGCGAATAGCGATATCATTTTCTACCCGTGAAGTTTTGGGTTGAAAAATGCATTTGACGAGGTCACCGACTTTCAACAGTATACCACCCAGGAGCGTCATTTGACGTCTTGCTAAGATGAATGATTCGATTACCCATGGGTTTTAGAAAATCCTGGTGAATCTGATCGTATCCAGAATATCCCTTTGACTGTAGAATCACATCTGCAGGTAGAGAAATTTTACCTTCCTCATAATACGAAATGTCAAAATTGTAACATTGCTCTCTGTCCAAATAAATTTGTTTCACTTGAGTACCTCCGCAGTTCTTTTGAGCATGTGTTCAGTCATCCAAGTGTAGCCATTAGCGCATGGTGTATCTTTCAGGACATCACCAAGAACATGAAGGCTCATTGATGTATACCCACCCTCCTCAGAGGTTTCAAGAATTAAGGCAATCGCCCCAGTCTTATTGAACTTTACCAGGTCACCGGTTTTCATGATCTTGTCGTCTTCTCCGCTCGACATACCTCATCAGCCTCGAGGCGACGTTTCATCTCGCAACCTTCTTCGTAACTGTTAACAGGACAGAGCATACCGCCGCCAACAAAGTACCACCCATCCTTTCGCTGGGTGACTCGATAGGGACCGTCGGTATCGAATGATACGCCATCTGTGAATGTCAGTTTACTCATTACGCAGCACGCTCTTCAAACTTTGCCATGTACACCTCCTTAAACCAGGCATCGTGCCCGGCCTTGGTGGTGGGATACCCATCCTGCTTGAGCCACTTCTTGATGTGGGGGAGGAGATAGCCCGTCGACTCAGCAATGTTGAGGGGACCCTTGCCAGCATCCAGCTCAGCGAAGTAATCCTCGACCGTCCAGTTCTTTCGAAGGTGAGTCATGAAAGAACCGATGCCACCCACGCGCTTGAACCGAGCCACGAACTTGGCATCAGGGGCATAGGGGTTGCCGGTCGGGCTGTAGAAGACGTACGCCCCGTCTTTGACGAGATTCTCTTTAGTGAAGCGAGTCATGTTTTTCCTTTGTCTTTCGGGGGCCATCCCCACCAGACATTTATATTATACCACAGTAAGGGGAGACTTACACAGAACCGCATAAACTTGCTAATTTGTGTTTATGGATTTAAGTTGTAAATCTGAATACCATCCTACTTCATAGGGGGTTGAGCAAACAACTTCATACATCGACCATCCATCCTCGCATAGAAGAATATCGGTAACGATACCCACCATTTCCACTGTATAAAGCGGTGAGTCATATTGTACTAAATCACCGATTTTCACTTATCACCTGCATTTCAGCCCCGTAAAGCCTCCACTCACCTACATCAAACAGTACAGACCAATACCCTGCGGAATGTTTTACTCCCTTTTCATTCAATCTTTCAATTATGACACCTATTCGATTGCTGCCATGCGCGCAAAAAAAACAAAAACAATGGGGATCACCAACACAATGAGGGTCTTGGGCCTCTATAAGATCACCGACTTTCATAGTATCTTTTCCAGGCTCTTTCAAAAGCATAATGGCATATAGTCAACAGGGCGTGAAGAAATACTGTAATGCCTGTTGCAGACTTTATATCTCCCGTAACAGCGCTGACAACAATTAAAGTTATCATGATAGAAATTAGTCGCCACAAGGCAACTTTTTTTGCCAAATTATCGACTTTCACTTATCACACTGATCCATTTTTCATGCATGTCAACAATTCTTTTTTCATAGGGGTCATACATTTCGTACAGTCGACCCAGTACAACCCCTGTAGGGTTAGGGATGTTATTTTCTCGCCCGGGATCTTCCCCAATAATCAAATACACACCCGCTTGTGCAGGTTTCACCGTAACGAGATCGCCGATATCCATTAGTCGCAAACAGCTTCGTTTTTCAAACGATCGATTGATCGCATTTCAGCGATCACTTGCTGACCTTCATCGTAACCCCTAACAGGGCACAACATTCCTTTACCAACAACGTACCACCCATCATGACGATGTGTTAGATGATAATCGCCTGTCGTTTCAAACTCAATTCCGTCACTAAGCCTAATTTTTTCCACGAGCGAACCTCTTTTTATTTCTATATTCTCGATATCTCAACCATAATTCAGCAGGTAAAAGTACCGGTAAGCACAAAATTAAACATGCCATGATAAGACCTGACAAAACATAATCACCGATCCGCATTGATAACCTCTAGTGATCTTACACTAACACCTTCAAATACCTGTGTGCCAAAGATAACAGTGGCGACCTGAAATGGAAACATTGGAGTGGGCTCTGATAGTTCTGATATCACGCCAACACTTTTATCATTTGTCATCCACAAATCATATCCCCTTTGAAACCTAACAAGATCACCAATTTTCATGGTATGCTTACACCTTTTCTGATCACATCAAATTCACTCCTGCAATTGTGAATATTGACGCCGGCGTAGCCATGTTTCTCATTATATTGTCTAGGTGGGTCGGTCGACCATTCAATCAAAACATTACGTTGGTGTCCCCAATTATCGAGATGGATGTCTAACACAATCCCTACATGTTTCTTGCTTTTATTATGACATTCACATACGGGACCCACACCAGCCTGACACGTGACAACCAACATGTCACCAATTTGAGGCATTCTACTTTGTCTTTTTAGGACCATACACCTGTCGCTTCCGAACTGTAATATTCAATATTGTTAGATTTGTTATCAAGTACAACTACTGCATAACCGCTTGAATTTCCTAATCCCGCCTGTATTCTTGTATTTCGATCGACAGTGCAATCACACATTAAATGAGGAATTCCTGCGCGCAGCATAAGTCCATGTCCATTTAGACGATTATCGTGACCATGAACAATGTATTGTACACCCATCTTCTTGAAAATACGGGCACCTGCATCCGTTAATGGGTAATCTCTTTCTCTGTATTTAGTGCGAAAAACGGTGCCAAACGGACCATAATAAAAGCTATAAAGACCCTCTTTGTCATTTTTTTGTTCTAAAAATTTTGCCTGTAAAATGTCAGGTGTAATTTTTTTCATGGCTACTGCCAGTTCATCACCAACACCTGCATGAACAAAAAGGGCACCGTTATCGTAATGAAATAGATACAATGATTCAAAAAACCATCCAAATTTTCCGGATGGATTCAAGAACATTTCCTTCGCGGCGTCGATGCCTCCACACTCATCAAGAAAAGGCGTAATTCTTTTTTTGTATCTCTTAGGGGTAAAAATTTTTTCTAGTCGAGGGTCTGATTGGTTCTCCCAATTTTGTAGCACCATCAACATGCGCAAGTCGTGATTTCCAGCGAGGAGCTTTACTTCAACCCGTTCAGATAGTTTTTTGATTTCAGAAAGTAGTTTAAGATTGCTAGGACCTTTATCTAAACAATCTCCCCCAATGAGATATAACGCATCTTCATCATCACAGTATTGCAGTGATTTAACAAATGCGTCTCGATCAGCATGTAAATCAGTAAAAAAATAAGTTTTTCTTTTTACAAGCGTGTTCATCAGAGTTTCAAACCCTTACTCACCATTCCCAGCCCATTAGGGCACAAACTTCCTGGAAAAAGTCATCGTAATGTCCAGGGTAGTTATAATCACGGATTGACTGCCACTTGATTCCATCTCCATTTTCATCAACTTCAATAGGATCCCCACAGTAGACCGCTTCGCCGCCGTCCCCGCCATTCGCCATGTCGGCGTATTGCCATTTAACCTCCCTGAGCATTGAGCTGTTCGGGACACTTTCTTCCATCACCTTATAATGAAGCACAGTTTCTAATGCTGATTTCATTTAGCACTCCACACACTGGTCGGTACAAACGTCATGTTCAGTTTTCTCTTCACAACCATGACAATAAGTAACGTAGTATTCATCATTTCCGCCACGATCCTCATCATGACAGTCATCATCGTAGTGATCATAATTTGACCAACCCATTATTTTCTCCTATTTACCAAAAATTTGAATCATGTGTAGAATGTTGGGGTGCGCAGTAGCCTTCCAGCCCTTAAGCATTCCGATCAGCTTTACAGCGCTATCGGTGCTCTCCTGGTTCTGGAAAGTAACAAGCCAGCCATCAGTTCCGCCTAGCTCTTCCACGCCACCAAAAGCCTTGATGATGTGATTGACTGCTTTGACCGGGGCATCTGGATACGTCATCTTCTTTTCTCCTTAGGTTAGTTCGACCGAGTTCGTTTCGCCACCCATCAGTTTCCGTGTACCGTTTACCGGCGGGTAAACCTTTTTCGGCCAAGCATCACGCTCCTCACCACCAAAGACAGCGCGTTCGACTGCGATAACATATCGATCGCAGCCACCGTGAGGCTCGATTCCAATAACTTCGCCTTCCACATAACAGGCTCGTTCACCTGTAAGGTCGCGACAATAATCGAAATCAAAGGAGCGAACTTTAGAACCGACTTGAATCATGATTTTTCCTTGTCTTTCGGAGTCCATCCCCTCGAGACATTAGTATTATACCACAAGATAAGCTTGCTTACACAGAAGTGGTTGATTATTGTAATTTTATCATTTGTGGAAGCACATAACCATAATCATCAGAACTCTCCCACCGAACCAGGATCGTTCCCTGGAATGCTTGAAAACTGATAATCACTCCTTTTCCAAGGGACGGATTGTTTTTGTGGATAACGATATCACCGATTTTCATTGTAATTAAATCCCACTTTTGTTAGTTCACTTTCATACGCGTGAAAATCAACATCTTCACACAACACATCAAAAACCTTCTCACCTAAAAGCTCTGCTTCAACTGGACCTTCTCCAAACTCGTATTCTTTTATCACAAGCATGGGGGTTTTATTTTTTGCACAGTTTTTCAGCCACAAGGTGTGATCTCTTCTTATCGCCGATATTTTAAATCGAACTAAATCACCAGTTTTTATAAAATGTTTCAAGCTTATAGTCCCAAAAAACGAAATGGAAAAGTTATGACCGTGAATGCGAGCTTTATGATTGCAAAAAACGATTCAATAAAAAATCTTAAAATATTCATGATCTAAACTACCTCCTCAAGCCAGTCTTCCGGAACATTATGCGTTTCTTGTTTTGTCACCCAAAACACAGTGCATCCTCTCATCGTGTACTCCGTCGGATGAGGACCATTCATAACAACTCCAATGCCTTCAGATGCACCACGTCTCCAACTGTATTTTGATGATGGTCCTTTCATTTGAACTAGATCACCGGCTTTCATGGGTTACCTTCGAAACCTGTCCGGTCCACACACATACACTTTTCTCCCAGTATCTACATCTATCATAACTTCACACCTCTCTCCTCGCCAATTGGTAGGTCGATTCGAGCTGGTAGCACTTCTTCCGACACTGGGGTAGCGAACATACCAGGAGCAACCCGAAAACAGAGTCAAGACAATTATCACAACGACTAGCTTCTTCATATAACCTCCACCAGATACTCAATATTGACTTCTTCAGCCCGGATAGGCGTCATGACAACATACGTCCCCCAAGTCGTTTCTTCTATAATAACACCGGGCATGCCATCAGGCCAGTCCTCTCGCCAATCATGACGGTGAGCCGGAAAGTCAGACAATACCATGTCACCGACTCTCATTTATTACCTCATAACAACGGGCAGCAATCCATTTATTAGGGTGCTCTGGAAATACTTTAACAAGCGCTTCCCTGTACTTGTTGGGGTACACGTGTTCAATTATCACTGAGTATTTTCCCGTCCTTATATTAACGACAATATCACCTATCTTCATCAAATAAATTCTCTAGTTGCCATGGATACCACTGCAAAATTTTACCATCATCATGCATCACTTCGATCATACCGACCACAGTTGAATTAGGACCATGGATAATGGCGTCTAGCACTAGACCATACTTTGTAAGAGAACCAGTGCCGAAGCCAGGCGTCTTAGTTTTTACCATGTCACCCATCTTCATATTTCAGGTTCCTGTGCAGTTTTTGTGCTTTCATTTCAAGTTCTTTAACCTCAAGAAATTGATTTCGATTAATTTCATCGCTTCTTAGCAGTTGATGTGCATACCTCACCATTTGCTCAACTTGACACACAACTTCTGCTGCCTGATTCACGATATCAACCTGTCCCATATCACACCTCCCGTTCATTGACAACTTCCAATAAACCCTCTTCGATCCATCTCATTCCATCATCAGGCCAGTAGACCTTATGTTGTGTTAAATTCTGTGTGCCTTCAATATTATGCTCCCATGCTTCATCGCGTGTTTCTATAATAATCCCTCCTGTCCACGGATTATCAAAACATGAAGGGTTATGATTTACCAAATCACCGACTTGCATTTACAACCTCAAGGTGTTCGGTCTTATAAAGTTTAGCTTCCCCGCTTCCCAATAGAACTCGTGAAAACTCTGCGTCAGGACACCCGCTACGATTGGTCATCAATTTTGTTTCTAGGAGAATACCAACCTCACCTTCATGTTCATACGAAGACCACATGCTCCCCCGCAACAATACTAGATCACCGATTTTCATTGACGACCTCGATTATAGAGCACGCGATGCCATAAGTGTTACCATCATTTGTCCAAAGGACGTTTGCACATTTGTGAGAAGGTTTTCCGGCATGATATAATGCCACAATGAAACCGTACCCTCCACAACCCTGATACTCACCTTTCTTTCTTTTTACCAAATCACCGACTTTCATACTGCTCTCACCAGGTCACGTTCCTTAACCCACACCGGATTCTTCTCTACCTTGGGTGAGCTCCAATAAACTTGATGACTATTTAGGTCTCTCCCCCTGAGGCGAACCTGTTCAGTCGACAGGCCATGTATAGAGACCATGGTCTTAGAGTCAAGAATGACTCCGACAAAGAGTCCTGATTTCGTTGTCACCAAATCTCCAGGTTTCAAGCCAAAATCTCCAGGTTATGTTCACTCCACGCGAGCTCTTCTCCTGACTCAGGGTAGTGAACTGTGACAAGAAGTTCGTCTTCTCGCACGCTGGCCCATCGCGACTGGATGCCAACGACAACCCCCATCCAGCCGTGATGTTTAGTGTCTGAACTAGTTCGGACCAATCGCCCAATCTCCATGGAATACAAAGGAGTCATTAGCTCACCACCTGCGTCAAATCTCGTTCCATGACCCACACAACTGTGTAAGAAGGAGCACCCCAACACACTTGATGAACGTATGTCGAATTCCCTCGATCCACCCGTCGAGTAGCAGCCACCTTTTTAGAATTGACAATAATTCCAAGAGAACCATCGGGATGGTAGTTTTTATCCGTACCTACTTGCACGACATCACCGACTTGCATTAGACACTCTCCCCGTACTTGGCGATGTGGTCAGCGAGGGGGACCGGCTTAAGCCAGTTCTCGCTCGAACTCCAGCTACGAGGACCGCTATTCCGAAAGGTGTCCGCACGCTCCGGGTCCTTGAGAACCTGCCGGGTGTACTCCGACCGAATCCACGCAAGGTCATTGAGGAACATGTTGGACTTGCTCCACTCCTTGAGGGCGTCGAAGGTGAGGTAGTACTTGTTGTAGTGCCAGATGTCGCTGCTGAACAGCGTGAGCGACACACCCTTAGCGTCGAACTCGGCCTCGATGGCCCAGTCCTTCTTCCACTCCGGTCGCAAGCTTCGGTAACCGTAACCCAATGTTAGCTCCTAATTCGGGGGGCATCCCCAACCAACATTTATATCATATCACATAAATTGCGATGTTACACAGGAAGCTAAAAATTGTTCAAATAATTCGTATATTTTTGAGGAGGATTGCCATGAAAGAGAAAAACTAAGGCATGATTACCGATTTTTCCATGGGACCAGGCGCCTGTAAGCACATGTGAAACAGCTTTATGAGAATACTTTTTGTGCTTTTTTCTCCACTTTACATAGCTTTTCCATGGCTTTTGCCACTTGTCAGTGAGAATGATTAATTTAAGTTGATCCTTTCTAACATGATGACCAACACACCCTCTCCACGTTCTTTCCAGCCACCTGCCATATGTTGCATCTGAAAATAAAACAGTCTTTGGATTAACGGCGCACAAATCCCCAACAACAGATGCAGAAGCAATTGCAGAGCCACCCGCTGAGTGTCCCACAAAGTGCCTTCGAAATTTAATTTGTTTCTTGTAGATGTATTGTGTAATTGTTTCCGCCTCATCAACCATGTTAACAAGTTGATTTTTTCTTAGAAAGATTCTGCCCTGCCTACCTCTTGGGGTTGTTGTATAATGACTCCATGGCAACTCAGGAACAATAAGCACAACATCTTTACCTAATTTCTTTCTAATATATTCATATTGAGGCATCAATCTTTTTGAAAATGTTTTTTTACTAAAACCATTTAAACCATGAAACCAATAAACCACATCAACTTCTGTCGTGCTTTTAGAAATTTTAGGTAACATCATCATCACTTGTCTTTTTAGAAACTTATGACGAACATCACGTTTTCCAATTGACTCAAATGTCGAGACGAGTAAAAAACCACAAAATTTTCGTGACAATAGTTCATTTTTTGCGATATTGGCAACTTGGGCAGTTTTTGGATTGTCGACGATAAAAGTAAATGTGCAGGCTAACGCTGCCTGCACACTTGAAAAATACAATAAAACTGCAAAAATGTATTTCATGACATCACTTATTTCTCTTTTTCTTTTTTGTATTGTTCTTTTCTTGCACTTTTTGTAAATTTCGATAATGCACTGTGAAACAACTGTCAGCATCACGACGTCGAACCTTTGCTTGGGTTCCTTCATTTTTCAAAATTTTATTTCGCTTTGCATCGGCTTCATCAAATGTATCAAACTTGCCTGCAAGAATCCATGCCTTTCCAAACATGTTGCCTATTTTTTCGTTCGTCTTTTTCTTACCCATAAAAAATCACCCTTACTCTAAAATCTTATCTGCAATCTTTTTTGCACAGTCTTTTCGCGTAGTCTCTGATGCCAAGTTCAATTGTTTATCTGACATTTCATTTAGGCATATCATAATCTTGTGTTCCAGAGCATCTGGTTGTAACAATTTTTCAAGCCTATTACATTTATTTTCAAGCTCTACAAAAGTGTGTTTGAGAGAGACATAATCCCAGCACGCTTCAGCTAGTTCCCTTTCAACACGATCCAGTTTTTCTAGCTTTTGCTTTACCTCTTGTAAGTTATTCATTTTTTCCACCCTTAAAATTAATCATTCTGTCGATATAGAGAATTCCGTCTAGGTGATCACATTCATGTTGAATTACGCCTGCTAAAGGCCAACCAATAATGACTTCATGCATTTTACCCGTTAAATCCTGATATGACAGTTTTAATCCTGTACTTCTCACCACTTCTCCAAAATAGCCTGGAACAGAAAGACATGCTTCGTTCCACTTTGTTGAATCACCCAAAAAATCCATGACAGGATTTATTATCACAATGTGATCACGATACAAATTAAAATGTGCAGCCTCAGAAGGATCAACAAATCCTGGAAAATTTGCACAAATTACAACAACTCTTTTTGTAACACCTACCTGCGGTGCTGCCAATCCAATTCCATTTTGTTGTTTAAGCGTATCAATTAGGTCATCAACCAAGTTCTTGCAAAAGTTAGTTTCAAAATTAATGACACTATCCGAAATGACATTTAAGTTTTCGTCAGGATATGTCAATATCTTTTTGATCACCAATTTTTGCCTCATTTAAATGATATAAATTATCGACTCAAATTACAAAATTTACAGCCCTAATTTAGATATTTTTTTCAATGCCTCATGCTGGTCGCTGTTTAAAGAATCAGGAACCTCGACAATAATTGTCACAAAATGATCGCCCTGTCCAGGTACCCTTAATTTTGAAATACCCTTTTTGGCTAATCTAAGTGTAGTTCCTGACTGTGTGCCGGCTGGCAAAACAATTTTTTCATTGCCATGTAAAGTTTCAACCTCGACTTTTGTCCCCAAAGCAGCATCGCTAAATTTAACTTTTGCAGTTGAATATATATTTGACCCCTCTCTTTTGAAACGTGGATGGGTGCCTACAGCAACATGAATATAAACATCCCCTCTGTGGCCTCCAGGACCAGCTTCGCCTTCACCCGAAATCTTTATTCGAGAATCAGCGTTTACACCAGCTGGTATGTTCACGTTAATTGTACATTCTTCAATTCCGGCCCCGGCACCATTACAGTCGTCACACGGGGTTTCGGGAAAGATGCCATGACCGTTGCATGCCTGACATGTCATTTGAATGATAAAGGAACCTTGCTGATGTTGGATATTACCTGCTCCGCCACACGAACTACACGAAACACTTCGAGTGCCCGGCTTTTCACCGGAGCCTTTACACGTTGTACATACACCTTGTCGTTTGAATGTAACGGTTTGTGTGCAGCCGAATGCAGCTTCTTCAAAGGTTAGTTGCAGATTACCTTGCAAATCAGCGCCTTTTTGACTTCGGTGACCCCTTTTTGACCTACCAAAAATATCGCCAAACATATCACCGAATCCGCCAAAAATGTCTTCAAACCCACCGAATCCTCGGTTGTGACCCGACCGCTGTGTAGATCGAGGACCGGTGTGACCAAATTGGTCATACTCTTTTTTCTTTTCGGGATCCCCCAGGACGGCATATGCCTCTGAGCATTGTTTGAATATCTCCTCAGCTTCTTCATTGTCGGGATTTTTATCAGGGTGATACTTGTGTGCCATTTTACGATAAGCACTTTTAATTTGCGATACATTTGCACTTTTATCCAGACCAAGAATATTATAATAATCTGATTTTTTCATATTATGCTTACCCTAATATAGAATTTCCCGGGGTTCAAACTTGAACCCCGGGAAATAAATGACGTGCTAATACGTCTTACACAAATTCAGCATCAATTACATCATCGTTTGGCGGTGGCGAATTGTCCGGTTGCTCATCATCCGACGTCGTATCATATGCCTGCTTTGCGATTTGTTGCAACACATCATTCAGCGTAGAAAACGCATCATCAAGTTCTGACTTTGTATCACATGCAAGCTTTGCCTCTGCAGCAGAAACCGCTGTATTGATAGCCGAAACATCCTCATCAGACAATTTGTCACCAAGTGCTTCTGTGGAGTTTTTCGCCTGATGTATCAGGTTGTCCAGCATGTTTCTTGATTCGACAACTGCCTTCTTCTTTTGATCCTCAGCCTCATATTTAGATGCGTCCTTTACCATTTGATCAATTTCAGTATCTGACAGGCCACTTGAGTTTGTAATTGTGATCTTTTGATCCTTACCTGTTGCCTTATCAACTGCTGCAACCGTCAAGATTCCATTTACATCAATGTCAAAAGTAACTTCAATTTGTGGAACACCCCGGGGTGCAGGAGGAATACCATCCAAAGTGAAACGGCCCAAGGTTCTGTTGTCGCCCGCCATTTCTCTTTCTCCCTGCAGGACATGTATATCAACTTGCATCTGATTATCAGCTGCCGTTGAAAAGACCTCAGACTTCTTCGTGGGAATAGTCGTATTCCTAGGGATCAGTTTTGTTGTGACTGATCCCATTGTCTCAATCCCTAGGCTAAGTGGAGTTACATCGAGCAGGAGCATATCCTTGACATCACCTGTAAGGACACCTCCTTGCACGGCGGCACCTAATGCCACAACCTCATCAGGGTTGACGCCTTGATGTGGAGATTTGCCAAAGAATTTTTCAACCTTCTGCATAACCAAAGGAATTCGTGTAGACCCACCGACCAAAATAACCTGGTCAATGTCAGTCGCCTTCTTTCCTGCATCTTTCAGCGCTTGCTTGCAAGACTTAAATGTCTTATCCACGATCCCATCAGCCAGCTGCTCAAATTTAGAACGACTAATCGAACATGTCAAATGCTTAGGACCGGTAGCATCAGCTGTCAAGAAAGGCAAATTAATGTCTGAAACCTGTGTAGAACTCAGTTCAATCTTTGCCTTCTCAGCTGCTTCACGAATTCTTTGCATAACCATTGAGTCACCGCTGACATCCAGCCCTGCCTGTTGTTTAAATTCCTCTAGCAAATGATCGATCAAAGCTTCATCGATATTATCACCGCCAAGATATGTGTCACCGCTCGTAGATAAAACCTCTACAACATCACCACTTACCTCCAAAACAGAAACATCAAATGTACCACCACCGAAATCGTAAACAGCCACAAGTTGTTCACTCTTGGCACCTAGGCCATAAGCCAGGGCCGCTGCTGTAGGCTCATTGATGATTCGTTTGACGTTCAATCCGGCAATCTTACCGGCATCCTTAGTGGCCTGTCGTTGACTGTCATTGAAATACGCCGGAACCGTAACCACAGCTTCGGTGACAGGTTCGCCAAGATACTTCTCAGCAGCTCTCTTTAGCTTCTGGAGCACCTTAGCGCTAATCTCCGGTGGTGAATAAACCTTGCCGTCAACATTGATACAGGCGTCACCTGCCGCATTCGCAGTTACATCAAAGGCAACCTTCTCAGCGGCATTTTTTACCTCATCAAGCTTTGACCCGATGAACCGTTTGGCGGAATAGATGGTTTTATCAGGATTTACGACTGCTTGCCGGCGTGCTGTCACCCCAACAAGAACATCATTATCGTTAAAAGCAACGACTGATGGTGTCGTTCGACTACCCTCCTCATTGACAATTACATGAGGTTCTCCTCCCTCAACAATTGCAACGCACGAGTTTGTCGTGCCCAAATCAATACCAATAATCTTACTCATTTTTTATCTCCTTGTTATAAAGCGAGTATCATAAAAGCTAAGCCCCAAGTGGCAGCTTTACCTTGTAAATTGATTATAAAACATTCATATAATTTTTTCAAAACTCATGGACGATTACATTCAACGACGACCTCCAGGTCCTCATCATGATACCACAAGCTCGCAGAGTCCCATTGCACGTGAACGCTGAGATTGTCAGGATCATATTTCTCAATCTGAATCACGATGCCTACACCTCCGTCAACAGACATACATGCACCTTCAGTGCATCTTACCAGGTCACCTACTTTCATGAATAACCCTTAGCCTGTCAACGGCGTACTTTATAGTGATACCTCCAAAATTCACTAGTGCCGCCCCGCCCGGATAGCCTTTTTCGTTTGTAATTTCAATCACAATTCCTGGCCGGGTTTCCCATACGTGCCCCTTCATGGTTTCTCTTAGGCCGAGCCTTACTAAATCACCCGGTTTCACTTGTGGTGCCTATTTTGTGCATTTATCATGCTAAGATAGTCGTGATACCCTGTAAAATCCATGATTGATCCGCTGTTGAACATTACTAAAAATGAATGATCGGAAATTTCTATAACCAACCCAACTTTATTAAAGTGCGTCCATTCAATCGGATTAAAATCAGGAGACAGCGGTTTTCCGCCATCTAAGATAACCAAATCTCCAATACTGATTTTTTGACTAGTTTGCAATTAAAGAGCTAATGAAAAAACATCAGCCTGGTTATAAATTCTATTTTCAGAATTGCTTAAGTGAACATGCACAAGCGACCATTTTTTGTTGTATTTTTGAATGTCAATAACAATACCAAATATATTTTCATCCATCTGTGGCTTGAGGGGCCACGCTGTGCATTTGACAATACTACCAATTTTAATATTGTTATTCACTATATCAACGCCATAAACCTTTTTCTTCATTCCAAATAAATAAGATGATTCCTGTTATCGGAATTAGCAAACCCAATAACTCCACTAGGCCACCTTTGACATGGAACAAAAGTCATCACGATATTTGAACAATGCCAATTCCTTAGCCTTACACTCGAGCACAACATCAGTAGGCTCGTTATACGACTCAAATGGTGTATAAAACCACGTGCTGTGCGCCATTTTATTGGCGGTGTGATCCTCGTACCGCCGGCGGCTGTTGCTATGGTGACACTGTTGCTTGATACCAACTGGCCACGTACCTCGTGCTAGATAATATGAATCATGATAGTCAAAATCCTGTGGGCCAATCTCGAAATGATGCGAGTCAAATACGATAGGAATGCCAATACGACTGTATACACCATCATGCAGCATTTTGGTAGAATACAGGTTAGGTTTATCATCGTTTTCGACAGTGAGACGACACTGTGCCGAAGGTGAGAGACGTTTGAAATTGTCGCAAAATCGAGCCAACGCCTTTTCATGTTCACCATATGCACCACCTACATGAATATTAATTTTAGCGCCTGGTGTGTTTGGCATACCAAGCATATCCATAATTTGTGCAGTTTGATCAAGTTCACGAAGAGACTTAGCAACGGTCGACTCATTTGGACTAGCCAGGACGCAGAATTGACCTGGATGAAATGAAAGACGTTGACCACAGGAGCGAGCAATTTGTCCCGCCTCAGCAAGCGTATTTGCAATTTCTTGATAGTCAGGAAGATCTGTGATTTCGTATTCTGACATCCATGGAAACAAGCAGGACGTAACCCGGTATACACTGATGTCGTTCTTGTTGTTCCAGTCAACAACAGCACGAAGCCCTTTGACATTTGACAGTGCTAACATACTGGCATAGGGCATGCCCTTGGCCAGCCACGTACGGTTAATCATACCTCGATTGCACATAATTTTAGACTGCTTTTGTAGCGTGGTATTAATGCACGCATAACCTAAATTAACTGACATATTTCGACCTGCTTTTTTGTGTATTGTATAAAATTATATCATAATTTGGTGCGTATTACATGCGTTTCATGTTGGCATAAAATCTTTTTTTCCGGCCTTTTCTACGAGCTGTGCTCTCACACGAATAGGTTGCCCCTCATACAAGATAGTAGCTGCCTTGTTTAAACTGTCGTATTCAACTAAGAGACCAATTCGTTTCTTAGGCGTAGTTGACCAATCATTTACATCTACAATATCTAACCATTCAGCAAATCTAACGATGTCACCTGGCCTCAACAACGGTCTCCAAGTCTCGTATACGCAATGTTGTTCTTTGATGTGTGCACCCTGGCGCCCAAAGCACATTAACTAATCCAATTGAGGGGTGTGCCTTACCTCGTTTGATATTGAGCACAATACCTAACTCATCGTCTCGTCCGTCAAAACGATGCCTGACCATGTCACCGACTTTCATTCTGCCTCCGCAAATAAGCTGATATCTTCTTCAAAGTCGGCATCGTCATACCACTGTGCCCAATCCTCAATGGCCTTGCTCCACCCAACGTCTTCGATGTCGTCAAGCCAAGTAATTTGAACTCCGTGTGGTTCCTTCAGCGCCATCCCGGACGGGCTCTCCTGCTTAATGTCAGTGATCACCCCCAGGCCGCCATTTTCCCATGAAGTGTGATTTACGTATTGTACCATATCACCGACTTTCATTTATCACCTCTAGTTCATTTTCAAAACGATTGCTATAAACGCCATCAGCCCATTGAACACGAAACATATCACTTCGAATAGACACAATCAACCCGAGCATGTCATTAGCTTTAAATTTTACCAAATCGCCAACACTCATTTTGGGTTTCTCTTGCTAACATTGTCCAGGGGGAGTATTTCTGGGTTTCCATCGATCAGAACTTCAATCGCAGGTTTCCCCCTGTCATCGACAAAAGGCGAACCAATGATCAATCCGGGGGAACCTTTTGGAATTGCTGGAGCGCTCGAGTGGTGGCCATGCGTTTCACCACGTCGCTTTGTTACAACGAGCGTTCCGACCGGCCATCGGTCATAGGCATCGGCGATCAGCTTACGATCGCCCTTGCAGACATTCATCATTTTTTGTGCCGACCACTCTTCCAAGTATTCTATATCACCATTCAGCCAGGATTTGCACTCTTGCAATGCCCTTGCTTTTCCTGGTTGGCCGCCTAGGTAATAAGAAGTATATCGCCGACAGAAATTTACACCAATTTCAATCTGTGCCTTCTGTTCAGGTGTAGGTTGCCAAATACCATTTTGACGAATATCAGCTGCTTTAGCCATCAGCTTTTTCATGAACTTGTCTTGCTTTTCGCTTAACGACCAGCCTCGGGCCACTTTTCGAGCGAAATCCCGGAGTGTATTGCTTACTTTTTCCATCCCTGGCGTATCGGCATCGCGAAGAAGCTGCTCTACAAGCAGGACATTCTTTGGCTCAGGAGGATCTGAAATCACTGCACTGTCATACCATTCACGCTGGCGCTTTGTCAACGCCCGGCCTCGCTCCAGGCGCGTCAGCATATCTTCTACAAAACGAACGCTACGATCGTCAGCACAATTTTTTGCCTGCCAACGCTCAACCATGATTTTGCCAAGTTCAATTCTTTTTGCTGCGCTCATTCGTGGCATAAAATCTTCTCCCTTCCTCAAAAGACATTAATATTATACCACATCTTTAGAACACTTACACAGAACTAAAGCCTCATCGGATCAAATAAACATAACGTTTTACACTGTGACAGTGTTTTATTGCAAATATCACCGGAACTATCTAAAAGCATAACTTTATAAGCTGGTTCGTTCATGATTCGGCGTGCTCTGCCAATTATTACACCAATGGCATGTGTACCAACCCAATTGATTTCTACAATATCACCGGATTTCAAGTCATACTTCCTTATTACTGTTGTTGTTTTCACAATGTAATGTAACCACCTTTCCAGCCGGTGGAGTACTTAGAGATTTACATGCCCACCTAAGAGCTGACAAACACTTTGCCTTTATCCAATACATTAAAACTTTCATATTACTATAGCTCTTCTATTCTTTTTGCTTTGTCATCAATGACAAGGTCAAAATGAGGCTTGGGATTTGTGCTTGTTCCTGTTACAAGGTCATGATGTTTGCAACCCCATTCCTCTAATTGACTACGTGTGTGCTCGGTATAATCCTTACCAGAAACCGATCCACGAGCTGTCCAATAAACAACTCTCCACCCCTCATCATATAGCTTATTAATTTTAGTGATATTTTCATAATTGGGCTCCGAAAGATTGTATTTTCTCTCACCTGAATAAAAACAAATTGTTTCATCAATATCAACCAAAACAGTTTTTTGCTTATCATCATCAGTAAATCTAGATGCTGCGTGAAATTCCAAAATATCTCCTTTTATTGTATCATGTGGTGATCACATGTCAATAACAATTATAACCATGTGCATAAAGAAATATAAAAGAATACTTATAATTGATGCTGCTGACATTACAAAAGCCTATAACATAAAATGAAAAATGACATTTTTAAAGAAGAGGACCTGCTTGCTGTAGTCGGTGGTTCTGTCGGAAAAGAAGATAAAAAAACTGATACTGCAGTTATAGCAACAGTTGTTGCCGTTGGATTGCATGATCTCATTGTAGAAACACAAAATGGCATTCACAAAGTGTCAAAAGAAATTTGTCAAAAAATTGATTTTTCGCCAGGTGTCCTGAAGCGCTGCAAAGTTAAAATACCAGAGCTAGGTGATTTAGTACTAAGCTATGAAAAAAAACCATATTCAGTTGACCCACCTAAAAAAACAACAGGTGTTCTCTATAAGATAAGTTATAAAATGGGTACACCAGATACATGTGTTATTATGTGTGGCACTGATATGGTTGAAACTAGATTTTCTAATATTGTCTTGTTGCAGTCACGACAATCTTAGGTTTGCAATTTATCGTATTTTTCCAAATCACCAAAATGTTCTTTTAATATGATATGATCACACCAATTTACTGTGCACCATTTTGTTCCATGAATCTTCACAATGGTACCTGTCAATTTATTGATGTTACCACGATATTGTATTTTGTCACCAATCTTCATGGTGACTAATTATCGTTACACCTTAATTCGGTCTATCAAGCCAGGATAACTAATAGCGAGTTCACGATAAAGCTTCTTTATAACTTTCTTAGAAATGTCGGCGACCTGCTGTTGGGCTGACTTATCCCTCAACCACTTCTCTGCAGCATCCTGCGTGACGTCTGAGACGAACTTGTTGATGTCACCTTTGGTTCCCATAAAGGTCTTCCCTAAAGCCTTTCTAATGGCATCCTCTGCCTGCTTTTTGGCCAACTTTTCAACATCTTTTTTGTCAAGTGAATCTCTCTTGATTGCTATAGCAGCTTGTTTTTTGGCGATAGTTTCGATAGTCTTTTTATCAGCTGCAGATAATTCTTCCGTTAAAAGCATTTCTCTTATTGTACGCCTTAGTAATTTAGTGTGGTCACTTTTTTCGTTTATAGTTTTTCCATGTCGTTTAAAGTGTGCCCACAGTGGTGTGCCCTCTTCATCCCAGTAGGGCCCAATGTCAAAATGACCCTTAGAGCGACCCCAATTTATAGTTTCAGTTGAAGCTTCAGGGTATTTTGTTATCTTTATCTTGATTTCATTAGGAAGCACATTTCCCCTCTTACTGCCTCTTATCTCAACAGTAAATTTTGCGTCTGTATCAGTCTCAATATTAGCAGTAACTTGCTTTGAAGCGTCTTTTCCACCCTTACAATATCGTGGATAGCTAATGTTCACACTGGTAGGGGTACCAACCATATCAATGGCATCCTGTGGAGTTTCCAATAATTTTATCGTATATCCGCCCTCATGTCTTCTTGCGTATACATAGCCGTAGCCTAAACCTGATGCTAGATATTTTGCTACAACTGCTGCATCAAAGGTTGAGGGCAGTTTCTTTTTACATGCGTTAGCTTTTGTGGGTGTACCGTTTGCATAATCCGTAATCCCTTGGGCAACTAATGACTTGTCAACCCCCAGTGCAGTGACAAACACATCCAAACTATGAGATGCAGGTGTAATTACACCACCATTTTGTACAAATGCGCCGGCATAACCAGCATTTGCAAAAGTAGAACCAGTGGGATCTTTCAACGATATATAAAGTGGTTCTGCTTCACCTATGTCTAGGGTAATATCAGAAATAGCACTTCCTACATTGCTCACTTCCCCAGTAAGGGGTCGTCTACGAGCTGGTTTGAGATCTTCGACCCCCCTAATGCCTGTTGCAGGTAAGTTAAGGGCATCAAGAATTTCATCAGCCAACGGCCCCATTCGGGCCCGTAATTGTTTATGCAGCTGCTGTTCGAAAACCTCTCCTTTGTTGGGGCTTCCCATCACCACAGAAAAAGTTTCATTCGGACCCTGGACTATGTGTGTCTCATATTTATCCGATCTGCTCTGGGCGCCCCCTTTAGGTGGGACAGTATCTACAACATTAAAACCTGGAACTTTATTGATCGCGGTGGTCGCATCAACTGAAGTGAGTGGAATCGTGGCATCATGTAATCCGAAACGCACTTCTTTTTCGCCTGGCTTTCGCCCTGGATTCATAGACTTAAAATCTGCGTTGGTTTTTAAAAATTGTTGCTTGAAAGCAGACTTGTCCATGTTCCGGCGCTCAAATAAAAGAACCCGGTTAAGATAATTTCTTAGTAATTCTTCACTCACATCAACCCGCCTACAAGTTTTTCTTTCATAATCATTACCTTAGTAAATATCTGTCATTTGAAAACCTCAAAAAGATGATGTTTTATTTTAGGGTTTGGGATTTTTTGAGTTCTTTATCAATCCACTGCAACGCGGTTTGATTTTTCACAGGTGATAAAATAAAATTACTAATTTTCTTTTCAGCGGTCAAATTTTCTTTTTCCCTCAAATTGTCCCCGTCTAAAATTACAATATTACTGCCAAAAAGATCTATGTAGTTTTGCTTGTTTTTGTCGACTGCTGTCCAAGACCTTGTAAGATCCTTGTCACGCAATCGGCGGCCGCCTCTTTCACCCCGGGCAATGTTTCTTTGTTTTGCAACATCAAGTGAAGTTGCAACGTACACCATAAATGTATCATATCCAAGATCTTCAAACTTTTTCTTTTGACTTTTTATTGTCGTATAATTTCCGCCGGTACCATCAATTATTAATCCTAAACGACCGTCAACGTAGTCCTCTTTTCTTTTCTTTGTTAGAGCTCTTGATTTATTGAACAGTTTTAGTTTTTTAATCCTATTTTCCCTGTCATCATCTTGCATGTCCATGCTTGAAAACTCACCCGACTCAATTCCTTTTTTCATTAGTAACTCAAAGGCATCATCTACATTTACAATCTTTAGTCCATATCGACCAGGAAAAACTAAATTCTTGACCGCAGTCGACTTGCCTGATCCGGGACCACCAGCAAGAAAAATTACCTTAAAAATCCCCTGGTCGTGGACACCCTCAGTCAGTAATGACAGGGTTTCATAAATTATTTTTCTTATCTGTCGCCGTGTGGTTCTCATGTTTCCTTCATTCAGTTTACCAGGTGCCAACTGGTCTAATGTCTTTTCTAAGACTTCACCTTTTTTCCATCCTGGCCCCTGGTTCATGCATTGATACTCAGCAGTTTTTCCGGCGTTACCTGGAAGTATGTTAATAGAAATTACAATGCCAACGGAGCCATGGTGTTTACAGCTGGGATTTACATTGACAACATGGTCACCCACTGCCGGCTCATGAGCATGGCTTTGAAAAGTATCAAGCGCTTCCCGAACAAGGCTTCTTAGTTTGCTTTTTGTAATTTTCATTTTTTGTTTGATTTTCTAAACTGTTTTCTAAGTTGTTTAATTTCGATATTTTGTGAGCTTAATTTTTCACTTATCGATTCAACCTGTGTTTCAAGACTAGAAAGTCGGTGCTGGGTGGAATAATAAAATCCACCCAGCACCGCGACACAAGTGCCAATTGTAATTAGCGTCTTTATGTCTAAAGTTATTTTCACCTTACTTTTCTTTTCCCTTAGATAATTTATCCTTTAGTCCTTTTAGTAAACCTATGAGCCAATTGTACCCACCAGTTAGTTTAGCTTTGACCCAAGACAAGGTTCCTGTAACGGTTCCCCAAACTGTGTTCCATGCTTTATTAACCCAACCTTTTATGGTTCCCAAAACATCTGATACGACTTCAACAGCCTGATCCCATGCCAGGTCTAGAATATCAACGATTAATTTAAGGGGTGAGCTTAGTACACGAAGGACTGGATGTCGGTCTCTTCGCAGCAAAAGCCACGCCAAAAGTACACCAATTAAAAGACCTTCAAGACGAGGGGCATCAGTGTGTAAATGACACAATAAATCCCAGCCCCACGTTGATACGGCTACAAGTAGCGCCCACGCAGAAACTAAAAGACCATGTAATAAATCCCAGCCTGCAGTCATAACTTCATTCATTCGTTTTCTCCTTTATTTGAATTTGAATAATTTTTTAGTTATTCTCGACGGTGTTTACAGTTCAACCAACTTACCCGTCGTTCATTATCTATTTATCCTTGAGGACTACATTTCATACTCTTCTGCCAAACCCTCGGAAATTAAAAAATTTTTCAAATCGATATCACCAAGAACGTAAACTGTAGCCAGCCACCGGCCGTATTTACCCTTACCGTGAGTTGTAATAATTACCTCTTTGTTCAAACAAAGATCCCTAACCCTATCACGGGCTTTGAGGGCCATAACTTTTTCGTCTGGATCTTTTGAACGAATTTCAGGTGTATTCACACCCACTAACCTAAGTTTTATTTTCTTCGCCCACATCTTGAAGCCTAGATCAACTTCTGCCGTTAATGTATCACCATCATAGACTTTTGTAATGACAGCTCTGTACTCATACATTTACGCCCACCCTCTCGACGTAAATTCTATGTGCGTCATTACAGGAATATCCAGGCCGGCCTTATCTAGTAGCGGTTGCCAAACGATATCAGCTTCCGCCGTGTCAGGACCGGCAGGCTCCATCTTTTGTAAATCTTCATCCCAGTAACCCGGCTGATTTGACGAGTCAGGTACGATAATCGCCAATGGAGACCAGTTGTCGACGAGAGCCTCATTATTCTGTGAGCCGCGGGAGCCGCCGACAGAAGGGTTCCAGTCTTCTTTATCCAACACAATAATTTTGTATTCTTCGTAACCTTCTGGTTCGTATATCTGCTCAGCGCCTTTGTTGACGCCAGACTGCTTCTTTCTTTCTGGAAAAGCTGCACGGTAAGTATCTGTAGACCCTGTGTACAGTTGGTCCATATCATTTGCTAGAAGAGTAATGTGACCCTTGATTAAAATTCCATAGTCCCCAAACCTACCGGCACCCTTTATTTCGCCTGGTAAATACGCTGCAGCGGATAGTTCATCTTTGGAACTAAATGAACCGCCAATAAACATCCTCATCGTTCTCTGGTCGCGGAACCAATGCACCGTGACCAAACTGCTAAGGAAATCGCGGTCAGCGGTTTTGGCGAACGCCTTTTTAAGAAGCTTGCCTTGATCGAGAGCACCCTTAACGAGCCTTCTCCTCTCATCAGGATTACTCTCTACGGCGTAGGTTCCCGAGAAGTTTGCTTCGCTGTGGCCTGCATCAATGAGGTGTTGAGCAAATTGTTTGCGTCGGGCTGCATCTTCTAGCAGCAAAGACCTTATGTACTCGCGCAGTAGTTTCATATCATTACCAATTTTCCTGCTGCTTCGAGTGCATTCATCGTCGTGGGTGGCTTTGTGTATCTTTTACTGAGGGGCGAGGTTTGCCAATCAATGTTTTTTGGCATGCCGTGATGGTTTGTATAGGAAGCGACACGCTGAACACAATTATCTTCTTCTTCCGGCGTTAGCGTATTTTCGAGGTCGTCCAATTGAATGCCCGTCACATCACCGCGATTGGATAAATAGTAATCCCACACCCTTCTAGCCTTTGGAGAAACAGCTCCACGATCAGAAATCAGGCCGCCACCGTTTTGAGTTGCATACTCCATCGCTACGTCATACAACATAGGGCCCCAACCCTGGGTAGCCTCTGTGTGATAGACTTCCCAAGCACCGCCACATTCTCCCATTCCGGTTCGACTTGCGACTCGAGGTACTGACGAGATTGCCACGGAGCCACGAGGCTTGAGGTAAAGCATATCAGCCCTCATCCACTGGTCCGTCTTCGAGTGATACGCGGCATAATAAATCCTGACCTCTGCACCGGTGCCCTCCTCTATCGCGACGGAGATTCCTTCTGGTAAATCAGCAGGTCCTCTAGCAGCCTCGGTTAACAGTGTTCTTATGTATTCACGTAGCAGTTTCATGATTCTATTCTCAATATTTGAATGGGTAGTTTTTCTACATTCCAGAACACAGCGATTCCCCTCTCACGGGTTGGGGCAACAGGGGTGGTAAATTTTATAAAAACAGGAGTCTCTTCGAAACCTCTTCCTCTGTATAAGACAGTTATATCTTCTTTATTTTCTGCTTCTTCTTCGGGATCATCAAAAAATGCGTGAATAAATCCCCGCTTACCCGGATAAAGACAGTTACATTTTTGAATAGCTTCTAGGCCGGCTTGAGTTGTACCATGCATATAGATCTGCTGGCCCGACTGTTCTGTGAGCAAGCCTCTTATGTACTCGCGGAGTAGTTTCATTTTGGCATCTCCACAGGGTGCCCTGCCCAAATTCCAAGATTTTCAACTACCGATGCTGCCTCTTTGGCATCATACCAGCCCCAATAAGTCTTCATAAGTTTCGACAGTTCATTATAGATCTCATGGTAAGACTCATTCCAGCGACCTTTTACTCCGCTCGGTGATGTGTAAATCTTTTTGAGACCTTGTTTCACTAACGGATACCAAACCCTTCTCGCCATGTCCGGTTGGTCCTGCGTCGGTGGCGAGTGACCTCCAACTATTACATCAAGCGCATCAATTACAACCTCCACTACTTCTTTCATCTCGTAGACTGCCGGATCATTGCCCAACCCAACCATGCCTGCTAGTTCTATTGCCTGAGCACCACCGTTGACGAACACTTCCTTAATCTTATCGAGCTCGGAGCGTTCCTGTTCCTGCTCGGTTAGCAGTCCCCTTATGTACTCGCGGAGTAGTCTTGATTCGGTCATGACCTCGGTATATCTATTCTCACCCTCATAAATAAAACTGTCAATATGGTTGAAACTCAACCCTTGGGCTGTACCAAGTATCTCAACTTCGGCCATACACTCATTTCTGGCACCACCCGCAAGATCTGAACCATTCCATCGAGGCAAGACTTCTTCTAGTTCTGGCACCCAAAAACCGTAGTCCTCGAGGTCATCAACTAAGAGCTCACTCACACCAATTGCATCCACATCTTCTTCCTCTAGGTCGCGAATGTCCTGAATGTCATTGTCAATCATGTACTTTACGATCTTTACGATTGAGGTGCGGTCAAAACAAACACTTGAGTCCATGACGTCTCTGAAAAAGCCGTATCCCTTGTCGAAGAAGGTTGACTTGGAAAGCAGGTCATCAAACGCTTCTTCATCGTAGTCAAGCTTTTCGAAGTAGAAGTCTTTCAATGCAGATTCTGACACCATGCCTAGTGTGTCTTCTCCATTATACAAGAAAAGAACATCGTCATAATCATTCACAGCGGTGTGTAACATGTCACCAATGTCGAAGTAGGTGTTACTTTCATACTCGGGTTGTACATCTACGACAATTAATTTCATAAATCCCCCTCTAACAGAGCATTCTGTATCATGCTTTTGTATGTGTCTTCTTGTAACCAGTCTTCTTGTGCGCTTTTACTTAGTGCATGAAGGGGGTCAAAATATAAAAACTTTTCCCCAGGTTTAACAGAAGGCGCAGTCCACCCACTTATTCCGCTATCTTTATGATACCACTCATAAGAGTGGACGCAGCGTTTACCTCCACCTCCTGGAGCGTCAACAACAAACGTAGGCGTGTTAAATCCGGCTGTCACACCCCTCACGCACTTTTCTACATCAAGTGCTGTTTGTAAAGATGTTCGCATATCTTCAGTACCGGCCGTTAGGTCATGTATGTAAACATAGTAGGGTTGAATGTTGATATAGCTTAGTTTTTTCACCAAAGAAATCATGCTATCAGCAGTGTCATTTACATGATTTTGAAACACAGACTGATTTCTGACCTTCACACCCCTCGAGAACAAAACGTTCATGGCATCCTGTGTAATTCCTGTAATTTCATTTGAGTGGTTGAAATGGGTATGAATACATACTTCCTTGTACTGCTTTCTTGCCTTGCTTGTTATCTCACATATTGCGTCGGTCCAGCCTGCGTCAGTCAAGATCTTCATTGGCATAATTGCAAGGCCTTTTGTAGCAAATCGAAATCGCCTAATGTGATCAATCTTTAACAGCTCTTCACCAATCTCTTTTACTTGAGATGCTTTAAGTCTATAGGAATCCCCTCCAGAAATTACCACGTCTTGGATTTGCTTGTTTTCTCTCAGGTAATTGAACATAACATTCCATCTATCTCTAGACGCTTTGATAGAAACCTTCTCGGCGGTGTCTGTGTCTCCACCTACCGCATAAGCCCTTGTACAATATCGACAGTATACAGGACATGTGTCCAACGCAAGAAATAACACCTTATCTTCATACCGATGCGTCAGGCCTTTCACAGGGGAGTCTGCTTGTTCACCTAAGCTATCGAATCGCAACATAGGATGGTCAGGTTGGAGATGAGAAGCAAGTGTCAGGAACTGCCTTCTAATGGGACAGTTAGTTGGATCCTGCCAGTTCATAAGTGACAATAGATACGGCGTAATCCTGGTGGTCATCGGAGCTTTTTTAAAACCGGCTTTGGCATCTTCTAAAAATTCGTCATTCACAAGCTCCTGAATTGTCTTGAGTAATTTTTTGTGATTTGTGATCGCATTCTTTTCTTGCCATTTGTGATCGATAAAAGTCTCATAGTCGACATCTTTCCATGCTGGGATCAATCTCCAGAATTCATCTTCCCTAAACTGCGTATACTTGTGAAGTAGATTCATTTCGGGTCCCTGATTTTAACAACTTGTATCTCAACAATGGGTACACTCTGCAAACTAGTTATTACTTCTGCCTCTTCCCCATAATAGTCGCCCTGAAAGGCGCCAGCATATTGCTGGATTATTTCTTGTAAATCTATCCAGTTCTGACCTGCGGCCGTTCCCTTTAGCACAACAGCGTAAGGTGTTTGTCCTTCATAATCGCGGTATTGCCTAGTTATCGCAAAGTCAGTGGCGATCTCTGGATCTTTTGTCCAGGAATCAATCTCAATACCCACCGGGGCGTAATTGAAATTGACTCTGATCGATTGTCCTTCCTCAAGTCCTTTCTTTTTCCAGTTTGGAGGTAAATTATTATCCATCCAATCGGGACCTACTGCTATACCACGATAAACTGGACCTGAATATCTCTTTATTACGTCATTGTATCTGGTGTCACTTGCGGCGTGTAATAGCATTTCCATTGCGCCAGATGAAAGTGAATAGGAGTCTGTATCAACGTGTTGTAAGATGAAACTTCTTAGTGCTTTCTCTTCGCCAGTGTCAGGCTCATCACCGGAATGTCGGCTCCCCGTGGGGGCGTGATCTGGCCAGAGTTTTTGACCGGCCTCGAACTCAAGAAGCAACCCTCTTATGTATTCACGGAGAAGTTTCACTTTGGCTCCCGTCTTAGTTCTTCGTACTCATCCTCTCGATCAAAGCCGGCTCGCCTGTACCAAGCCTCGAGTTCCTTTGCTGATAAAGTTTCTTGCCCGAATGGAACGGCATCGAGAGTCATCGGAACCTGATGCTTATCTGCTAGTGCAACGATTTTATTCATGACTTCGGAGGCGAAACCTTTCTTCTCGCATGTGTTACGAGGTACAGTCTGAATAGTGTTAAAACTTATTGCGCCATCGAATATGTTTACATCAGTCAAAACAAGGCAATCCTCATCATCGACTTTACCCATGTACCAGTATTGTATGCTTGGGTTTATGGGGTTGCGTTCGGACATAGAATAGTATTCTGCCATGAAAGCGTCGAACCTTTGTTGAAGGCCTTTTGGGGAATGTGTCGAAAGGGAGATGCCTGCTTGCAGTTGCTCCCTGACAATGCCCCTGATAATCACCTCACTCACATTATCGTTGTCCGAGGTGTCATCACCCACAAAGGCGTTGAGCGCTTCTTTTATTTTTGACAAATGTGGCTTGAGATCCTCGAATTTTTCATTTTTTTCAACTTCATCGAATACTTTATCGATAGTGCCCTTATTCTTTTTAATCAGGTCCTTTGTTTCATCTATCTTTTTGATAATTTTAGGACCGTGTTTACCTGCAAGTTTTGACCCCTTCGGAAATGCCTTTGTAAACCAAACAGCCAATTTACCACCTTTTCCAACAGCATCACCGATAACTGGAACTAATGAAATAAGAGAAAGCGCAGCGAAAAGGTAATCTCCTTTTCTAGCGTAATCTATCACATTAGCGGCATCAGCAAATTCACCGAGTCCTGGAATCAACCCAGCGAGATCAAGAACAACGTTGTATGCGGATGTTTCTTCAACTATCAATTCATGTATATACCTGCGAACCACAGCTTCATTCATGCGCTTCTTGAGAAGGTCCAAAAGCTGCTGATCTTTCTCGTCAGGTTTTTTCTGGAAATGTGGTATCCTCAAGCCTTTTCTGGCATTCGGGTAGGTTATGATCTCATCCGGCTTTACTTCATATTTAGTTGCAAGTTTCTTAAGGACTTTCTTGATCTCCTCTTGAGACATCATCTTCACGGCAGCCGCAGGATGAGATGTAGCTCTTAAGCCCTCTAGGCTGGGGTGATCTCCGATCGGATCTCGGCTATCGCTATGTGTACCCTTCCGTTTAGCGTCCCTGGACCATGAGCGACCCACGGTATCCCACAAGTCCTTTTGGCCCATGGTCTTTCCCAGGAACTCTATTTCTTTTCCGGCCTCTCTCCACACTTCTTCTGGAATGAGAATTTCTGAACCTGTATCGAATCGATGTATACCGCCTGACTTTTCAATAACCCACTCAGGTACTTTGTAGGCATACACGTTACCGCTTACCCCATGATGCTGAACAATGTCTGTAGGATTGGGGGTCAAAAATACACCAGACTTAACTGAACTGGATAGCCAAGGTCGATCCCATTCTTGTTCCGGCTGTCCCTGGCTTTGCCATCGCTGCTTTGGCTTGGGCTCAGCAGGGCGAGGTCCGATATGATAGAGAGTACGCTTGCCCTTTTGGCCGCGAAGCTCTTTTTCCACAAGAAGTGTGACTGTATGTTTGTGTAGAGTTTTCATTGTGTATTATCTCATGAGTTATTTCTCAAATTTTTTCCCGTCAGCTGTCATGTGCGGGCCTGCATGTGATTTATGCCTCACACAAACATTGTATTCACAATCACTCATTTTGATTTCTTTGCATAAAATTTTAGGATACATGACTGCCCACACAGCCACCCCTACCGCAGCAAATCCCAACAAGACAAATGTCAGTATTACGGTTGTTATAATGTTCATGATGGACTCCACAGTTTTGTTCGACTTGTGTCGTAGATCGGAATACCAAGATCTAGTGATGCCAACATGATCTTCTTCACTACACCTGCCGAGAAATAATCGATGTCTTTAGCTGTGTTACCGCTAGGGGCACTTTGTCCACCGGAGACCAGCTTCTCCGCCGTTTTAAGAACAGCCTGCGCAACATCGTCCTTTGCAACGATAATTCCTCGAGGTCTCCAGTTGTCAACTAGGGCTTCATTATTCGACCAATCTGTATCTGCCGGGTTCCACGTGGACTGGTCTAAAACGTACGGGATTCCATCTCTTGCCATCTTCTCCATGTACTCGTCTCCGCGCTTGAGTTGACCGTACCGACTGTAATCTTTTGACACAGAGGGTCGTTTGTTTCTGCCAGAAGATCTGTCTCTTTGCGTAACAGCCTCTTCGTCACCTTCATGACCGACACCATAGTCACCATAAAACCCTGAGTACATTTTGTCTTGATCGTTTGTTGCCAGCGTTATTCTTCCCTTGATCCACAACCCGTATGGGAGACCGGCTGCTGGCTCAAAGCTATCACCAGGGAGAGTCATCGTGGTAGAAAGCTCGTCCTTGCCTCTTCCTTTCATGTTCTCAATGCCATAGAAATCGCTAGTCCAGTGGACAGTGTCCAGAGTGCTGAGAAACTGGTGATCTGCGTTTTTGTTGAATGCACGCTTGATATCACGACCGGCCTCTTTGCCGATTTGCCCACCAAAAAACTGGTCACCGAAACTATCGGATGCGGCTAGGTCATGGACAAAACCCATCGGATCTTCTTTTAATAGCATTCGAATTTCAGTGAGGAGTGCCTCCCTAATCATTTTCCTAAGTTTTGATTCTGAAATTTTCATTTCTCTTCAAACTCCTCTTTTGATTTTTTGCTCCACCTATCTCTTGGTAAGAGTTTTTCAACTTTGAATCTTAAAATTGATTTTCCGTTAATCGTAGGATGACCATATTCATCCTTTCCAATTTTTTTTACAATAGTCCTCTTATTCTTAAACTTACCCGTGAGTATAATATCGCCATGTTCTAAATCCAACGTGATAGATTCTAGAATATCTCTAAGTTCTATCGGCCAATCTTGTTCTGGCCAACGCGTCATTAGATAATATTGCCATATTTCTCTAATCTTTTTCATTAATGGGTCTAAATCAGCTTTAGAATAACCGCTATCCAATCCCGTTGCATAAATGTTATAAAGCTCTTTGTCAATGACATCGGCGGCAGGTTCACCTTTTCTTTTTGATTTAATGACAAGTCCTGCTACATAAGAAGGAACCTCGGCTTCACTCGTATAATAATCTTCTGCCCTTTGCAGGGTTTTCCATATCTCAGAATCAGGAACCTTTTTTTGAACATCCATTAACACATCAGTTGATTGACCTGAATGTTCTAGTTCGTGCCTTATATCACTTTCTATTTCTATTTTGAAACGATGAATTTCTTCATCCTCATAATCGGTCGGCATGTATAATTGTAGCAAAATGTCAGACGTCTTTCGTTGCTCATCATCTGCATCTAAGTCAAACTGATATGCCGCTGAGGAATTAAAGTCATCATGAGGAATTAATTCAACAGAGACATTCCTAAGCCATACGACATTTTTGGGCAATTTTATGTCTACATTAAATTTTAATTGCCCTTGCGTCGCATATGCGTTTCGTAAATCCGGATCAAACAGGTATTCAATAACTTCATTTGTTATTGTTTCCGCGACCTTTTCTAATTTTCGACCTGTGAGTGATTTTTCTAACAAGAGGTTTCTAATATATTGACGCAATATAGTTTCTCTTATGCTGGCCTTCTTCAGCCTGATCTCTACCGGTGATTGTCCGAATCCGTCAAATGCGCTTGTTATCTTGTAACCTAGAGACTCAATACCCTCTGCCTCTTTTGGAAATTGCTGCACGAAGTCATCGACTTTCATGACTGGTTTTTCAGGCTTGAGACCGGTGTCGAATATCAGCTCCTCAACGCCCTCTTCCTTGTAGCTTTCGTCGAAGTACTTAAACTCTCCGCCCATAGCCTTGATGTGATCGATGAGTGCTCCATGGTCCACCTGCATTTTCTCTTCGGCTTGCTTCCTTGCTCGCTCTACTTCACGATGTTCGACCTCAAAGATGTTGAACATTGCCACCTTTCCCTTGAGCGGGTCCAGTACTGTATCGAACAGATCTTTAAATTTCTTTTCGTATTGCTGCGCTCGCTGATCGTGCTTAGAGTCGGGGTTCAATTCGATGATATCACCGTTCTTCATGCTAAGCTGTTCTGGAACACCGAGGACTAAGTTGCCATCGTTCTTTAGATAGTCGGCAAATATGTCGCCGAATAGATCAAAATCACCGCTGGGTAGTTTAACACCTGGAAACAAATCACTCAGTAAGATGTCAGGGTTTGATACACCAAGTCTGCGACCGGTATGTTTCATTGAATCTCGAACCTGTTCAGCTTCCATCGACCCGCCACCGTGAGACAGCCAGACCAGCTCCATCAAATACTCTTTTATGAGAGAAGTGAATTTGTCTTTTTCTCCTCTTTCACGCCCGGGGGCATTCTCAATCATATGATGAAGATCATGAGCCAGATAGTGAGGGTTGACATCAGCGATGAATGTATCTCCACCGGCAGGAACCTCAAAAGACTTAGGGTAGACGTAAAGAAGGTTGATTCCGTCTGGCTTCATCGCCTTCTGTATTTGTGGGTATAACTTTCCGATGTTTGAAATGTCAGTAAGGGTGACTTGACCTCGGCTTTTGAATCCGGATACTTTACCCTGTATTTCGTTTGGTAGTCTATGCGCCCAGCTAAGATCATCTGTATGAGCGACGTAGATGTTGACGCTCTGGGGAATTGCTTTGAAATAATCGGCAACCTCTTCGCGGACCATCACATCATCATCATCTTGTGTGAGATACTCGAAATCGTCGAGAGGAACTTCCATGAGAAGCCCCCTTACGCAACGCCTAAGTTTTTCTTCGAAATTTAACACACTACTAAATATCTTACAAAACCTTTAAAGCATTGTGGCCGTGAATTAATTCACGGCCACAAATAAACTTACAACTACTGTATTCGGATACCTAAGGTGTCGAAACATCCTCGGTCGTCACAACATCTGGTGTTGAATCAGCGGCATCAACATCAGTTGAATCAACTGCATCCGTATCAGAAGATACAGTATCGGTATCATCTGCAGCTGGTGTGGAATCAGCATCAACTACAATATCAACTATAGGTGCAGAATCGTCTACACTGTTATTCTTATCATCACATGCAAAAAGTGCGAAAGAAAAAACAATCATCAATAAAACAAAAAAACTCTTCATAAAACTTACCCCTTATGGTGTTAGCATATATACTATGCGTCCGAGAGGAAGTGTACAACTAATTTTTGTTTTATTTTATGAGTGCAAACCACCAAGCATAGTAACTGCAATTAGACCAGGTAAATTTTGATTTACATATACGCCAGAGAACAATGTAGAGGCTCGGCCACCAACATAAGAAAATGCCGATTCAAGCCTGTTACTCACACCAGGATCTGATGCCATTTCGCTAGTTACAACAAGTAACAACACACCTGTCTTTGCATTCCCAGATGGATTTGGGCAGGGTGATGAGCGCAGGCAACCCTGAAATACAGTGGCACCGAGATCAGCCCTCGAGACATCTCTAACAACCGTACTACCAAGTAAAATCCTGCCAGGCTGTTGCAAACATTTTTCTAGATCCTTTGAGTCAAAACTCTGAATTGGAGAACTGTCATTTGCCATTTTTAGAACTACACCTAAAAGTTTTGCAAAATTTGTGTTGGCCGCTGGATACATGTCTAACATTCCTACTTTACCACGTAACAGCTGCAACTGTTTTTCGTTGTCAATGATAATGTGAGGGTAGTTTACAATATCTTTTCGGCATGCCTCGAAATTTGCTTTAATGGTTGGATTCAATAGTTCTTGTGCTGTAGGCTTGCTAATCACATAAATGACCTTTCCGACTGATTCGATTGAACTAAGGTATCGTGTTGCAGAGTCATGTAAGCTAGAACATGCACTGCCTGTTCCGCCGCCGCCGCCAGCCAGTACAAAAATCCAATCGACCTTACCAATTCGAGTCCTTAGCGCATCTTCATAAAGGGCGCTATTTTCACTTAGGACCTTTTTACCTAGTTTTACGTCTTTACCTACCCCATCCGCACCAGGAATAAGCAAAAAATGCTGTGGTTCAACTCCAGCAGGCTGGTCTTTTACTGTTGTATTGACAAGTAGGGTTTTATTAAATCCTACATCCAAAAATGCCTTTGCTAATTTTCCGCCGCCACCACCAACACCAATAAATGCGCAACTAATTGCACTAGGCGCGGTATTATCAGGCAGTAACCTATCATCGCCTGCTACAGGCGTATCATCATATGCTTCGACAAATCCAAAATCAAAATCCGATCCTGTACCAGGGTCAGGATTATTAATGTAATTGTCATCATGCGTTTCATTACCGTTGCTCATAATACTCTCCTAAACAAAAGAACAAGTGTCTCTATGCATTTAAATAGGCACTCACTCAATTAACGTAATTTACTTATGTGAATCCTGTTGCACGTTATCTCCTGCATCAGACTGCATAAGCATTCCTCTTTTTTCCTTTATGTGATCACCAATCGGAACAGGTTCACCATCACCGTCAATTCTAACAAATGTCATTTCAGTTGTTAATACAACACGTTGTGAACCATTATACGGACTGTGCCTTCGGGCCTCAAGCGTAACGTCAGCTGAACAATTGCCAATTGACTTAAGCTCACCATAAATTTTAATGATTTGTCCCGGGCGTACTGGTTTACGAAAAAGAACTTCAGCAACCCTTACTGTAACCATCCTCGGTGTATCACACATCTGGCACACATAGGCAGCGGCGGCTTCATCAAGCCATGCTAGCATTACGCCGCCAAATAAATTTCCATGAAATCCAACATTTGACTCCTTGCAGACATGTGTTGAAATTAATTCCACTGACTTTCCTTTTATGAGTTGTACATTTCTTCAGCTTCTGAGATTGCGCTGAGTATATCATGTGCATCCTCACTACCACCGGAAGCCAAAGAAGACAAAGGCCTCTGTAGTCGATTAAATGCCAGGTCTAGGGCGTTGGGATTTATTTGTCCCACAGCATCTTGAAAACCGCTTGATCCACCAACATATGCATTTGTAAGATCAAGAATTTGCTCTTGAACAGCACCGCCTAGGCTTGACCAGGCCACGCCAAACGCGATAAGTGGGTTTGCCGCTTCTTTATCACCCCATTGTTCTTTAAGCATTCTTTGTTTCTCTTCTTTGATGATTCTTCTGAGTTGTCGCTTTGTAATTTTCATTATATAGTATCTCCAGGATCTAGATCATCGCGGTAGGTAGGTTGGGATGTGTTCCCCGACTTATACGCCTTGTCTGCCTGAGAGCCGACAGGGGCCATAAGTTTCTTTAGTTGGTTAGAAAAAGAGAAGAAAGGGTCACCATATTCCTCGTATGCTGGATCGCGTTCAGAGTACTTTACAATTTCTTCTGCAATCATTTGTGCTTTTTTAAGGTGGTCAAGCATAAGGTACATCTCATCGACTGGGTCATAGGACTCTTTTAAGAGTTTGACCTTCTCTTCTTTGATGATTCTTCTGAGTTGTCTTTTTGAGATTTTCATTAGCTTATTATTCCTTTTATTTTTTCGAGGTAATCATCTGCAATTTCTGGCTTCACTCCCATGCTCTTGTTCATGAAAGCTGTCTTTATTATATCCTGTATTTG